CCCCGGCCGACATATCTATTTCTTCATTGATAACTTCCACTTGATTCAAGTTCCTGCCGACTGGTCAGGACGTGAAAAGTTCCAACACATTTCACATGAGCTGAAAGCATACTCTGTTGAATACGGCCTAACTGTTGTTTCTACCGTTGAGTATACGAAAATGCCGCCTGATGTTCGTCCGCATAACAATAACATTGCAGAGTCAAATAGCTTGGTCTATGACAGTAACTTGATTATGCACGGATGGAATGAGCTTCACGGTCTTCGTGAAAAAGCAATAGCTTATCACATTGACTATAGTGAAGATGAGTCCAGACGCAAGAAGCCTCTTGTACTCTGGAGTATTGGCAAGAATAAGGTTGCATCCTTTAAGGGCGATATTCCTACTAGATTTTGGCCTGAAAAAGCCTACTTTGAGGAAATGAGCCCCAAAGAGTTTGAGGCCCTTATTCAGCAGAATAAAGCAGCAATGGAGAATCAGCCGAATGCTTCACAATGAAATCGAAGAAATTGTAGCTTCTGCACATCTAGAAGAAGAGAAGCCTGTATCAAGGCAATCTTCTGTGTTTAAGCATAATTCTAATATGTTTAAACTATTTACGGAATGTGTCCATAAAATAGATGACCCAGATACGTTGTATAAGAACATTGATAAGATTTGCTCTTTTGAAGGATTGAAGTCTTCTGATGAAAATCTTAGCCTGTATCAGAGGACAAGCGTTGCAATGTATGAATCTATTAAAAAATATATCTCGGACCTTAATGGACCGAGTAATGTTCCGATTCTTCATTTTGAGCAATTCCTTGTTAAGAACTTCAAAGACGCAAGACCTGTTGATGAAGACTATAAGTCTGCATGCAGAGGTGTTCTAAATGCTGTTTTGGATACAATATCAGATAGAGTTTATCATTCTATTGGGGCAATTGATGATGAGGTATTTTTCTGGTCTTATGGAAGGAAGCCTAGGAAAACTTTTAACAGTTCCATTGACTTAATTTTGATGATGGAAGATGGAGTTGAACTCTTCTTTATTAGTCCCATTCATAATCCTAAGATTAATAAATCGGCTTTCTCGTATAATAATCCTAGGATTATGGCTGCTGCAAAACATATGACGGACATTGGCATTAAAGTTAATTTTATCCATGATATTAATGTTCCATTTGGTTTTATACATAAAGAGCTTGATTACAAATGGATTTCTAAAAGACCTGATATGATGGATGGTATACTAAGGGAAGCCACAATTAGATTTATGTCTTCGGACTCTACTTCTGCTGGTAATCCGGGCAAGTGTTCTTCTTGTCCGAACCATTCTTTCTGCGGCATAGAAAAGATGATACCCAGAAACTTTTAAAAAAGGACTTAAGATGGGATGTAATCAAATTAAAATCAATAAGAGGAAGGCAGGTATTGTTCTTAGGAGAAATGATGTTACTTTTTCTCATATGAAAACATTGGGACTTGGTTTTGCGGCTGGGGCTTCTCCTGTTGTCTTTTTAAAGCTGACCGGCGACCTTGCCTTTATCTCTTGGCCGATATTGTTACTTTTCCCGGTTATATTTACATTCTCTGTGTTCGCTCTATTGATTCTCCTCCTGATGATTAGTGAAATATACAGAACCTTGAGATGCAAAATAACAAAGGATTGCGATGAAAATAGTTCACATGGCTCCTGAAAACATGGGCTTTAATGTAGAGGGCAGCTATGACCATCAGGTTGTTGTTGCTGTCCTTGAAGATGACGGCATTCAAGTAGGTCTTATTGTAGATAAGGTTTACAATGCTTGTTATATAAATGAAATTATAGATAAGAATGCTATTTGGAAGTTTTCATACCATAATTTTAAAAAGGTTGAAGATGATAAAGCATTTGAGGCTTATCGTAAGTTCTTCTATGATAATGGCTTAGGTGTTATTCTTGATGGCATTGGGCAAAGTCAATTAAGCTCCATTAAAGGTATTAATTATGGGGCTAGACAATAGAGGCTCCGAAGAACAGAGGATTATCTATCGTTTCCTCTGTCAGCTTTATCCCACATGTGATGTTATCTATGAGGCCCAGCTTCCGAATGGCACTAGGTACGATTGTTTTGTAAAGCAAATGGGAATTGTAGTAGAATTGGACGGGGTGCAGCATACCCAATTCGTCAAACATTTCCATAAAGACAAATCCGGATTTAATTGGCAGAAGTTCAAAGACAAAAAGAAAGATGCCGAAGCGGAAGAGTCTGGAATAAAGCTCGTCAGAATTCCTCAAAAAGATTGTCCCAAAACAAAAGAAGAACTTAAGGCCCTGATAGACTCTGTTCCTTACCCTGATGTAGAATATGTTTTCTCAGATATACTTAAAACTGAAGAAAAACAACACCTTAAAAGGGCAAGAGAAATAAGGCAAATGCGTTACAGAGAAGCAAAACAAAAGAAATGTGGTTGATTGCAATGCCACACAAAGCAGGACCTAATTGCAATAATTCAAAAGGCAAATGACCTCCAATATGGCTGAATTTAGTTTTTCATAATAAAATCTCCTTAACCCGGGCCGACCAGGGCAGAGTCGGCAAATAATAAAAATAAAAACGAATTGAGATTCGAATTCTACAAACCTTCGCAATTTTCGCAAGGAAAATTGCGCCCCTGGTCCCCAGGGTGACATCAGCTCCCCGGCGCCTAGGGCCCGGTGGGCTGACGGATACAATCGTATCCGGCCTTTCCACAGGCAAATTGTTCATGATATTTTCCTTTCAAATGTAGGTTAAGTTAATATTCTTTTCCTTTCCGATGTTAACATTTGTTAACCGGGGCTGTTATCCTAAAAGCTTAGCAGTCCCACCTTCTACTGCCTGAGGGCAGTGTATACCCTTGGTTTTTAAAAATAAAAAACCAACATCGTTCTGCCGCTTTGGGCAAATCGATGTTAAGCTGTGCCGGCAAGCCGGCACAGCTAGGAGTCCGCGCTGTATGATTTCCTAGCCGTTCTTTGCGATTGGCAGGTTATCATGGCGTTGTCTCGACTATGTCTTGACTTGGAATCCTACCTTAACGAACTGATGTTCGAAAGATAAAGTGTGGTTGTTAACCCTTATTGTTAATAAAGGAATACTTGTATGACAGGTACCGTATTTGGGAAAGAATTATTTCCTAAGACTTTATTCTTGGACCGAAGCCAGGGTGCTACGGTCCAACGTTTTGATAATCCGAGATACAAGGTTATCTTGGATTTGTTTACTATGCAGCTTGAAAAGATTTGGCGTCCTGAAGAAATTGATATGACTACGGACAGGACAAATTTTCCATTGCTTACTAAAGCTGAGGAACATGTTGTTATTTCCAATATCAAACGGCAGATTCTGTTAGACTCTATTATGGGACGTGCTCCTACTGCTGTGTTTAATCCTGCAGTTGCTGACCCTAGTCTTGAATGTGTTGTTCAGACTTGGTCTTTATTTGAATGTCTTGCTGAAGGAACTGAAGTTCTTACTGATAAAGGTTGGATTGATATTAAAGATGTGACTATGGAAACTATGGTTGCTCAATATCGTTCTATCAATAGAGGGTTGTATTGGACTCTTCCTGAGAAGATTCATGTTTATGATAAAGATGAAGAGTTGATTCGTTTTAAATCAGCAGACGGCCGGTTTGAACAGTTCGTGACTAAGAATCATAGGATGCCTTTTATTTCTGCTCCTAATGCAGAGTTAATTGGTTTTACTCTTGCTGATGATTTTACTCCTAGTGAAAGTGTTTTGCTTCCATTGACCGGCGCGGCCGTTGATGATGAAGACTTTGAAGATTTTGATATGACGGACAGTATTAAAATCTATGCAACTGTTTTAGGATATAAACTCAATACGAGTGAAGGTCTTCCTGATGAGCTTCATTTCTATGGTAAGAACAAGTATGCCGCGTCATTGATTGGCCCTGTTGCACAACCTAGTTATATCTTTGACGACAGGATTGAATTCGAATTAGAAGGAGTAATGCAAGATGTCTATTATAATCGCCTTACTAATTTATTCCCTCTTTCTTCGATGACCTATATGAAAGGTTATCAACTGCTTGGTGTAATCAAGAATATGATTGAAGCATCAGGTAGGGATAATCTTTGGGTTGAACGTAAAGATATTGCCGATGATATCCAGGCCCTATTATTTGTTTCTGGTATTCATGTTGTTTATAAAGAAGAAGATGGCGGATATGTTTTAGATATCTCTATTGATGATACTGTTGATGGAGATAAAATTGAGAAGACTTATGAACAATACAAGGGCAAGGTTTACTGTTTGACAGTGCCAACCGGCGCGTTTGTTGTTCGTTATAAAGGCATTCCCTCTATTACCGGCAACTGTCTGCATTCTTTCTCTTATACACATATCATTCAACAATCTTTTGTTAATCCAAAAGAAACATTGGATACAGTTATGGACATCCAGGAGATTGTCCAGTGTAAAGATAGCATTTGTAAATACTATGATGAAGCTATTCAAAAGGTCCAAGACTATTACGAAGGAAGATGCGAACGTATTGATGCCGTAAGGGCAATATGGCTTGCATTGCATACTGCGAATGCTTTGGAGTCTATTCGATTCCAGGTTTCTTTTGCATGTAGTTTTATTTTTGGTCAAATGGGCAAATTGCCCGGACTTGCGCGTATTATTAAACTCATTAACCGTGATGAGAACATTCACGTCGCAATTACCAATAACCTTTTAAGCATCCTTCCTATTGATGACTTAGACTTCATGGTTGTTTCAGAAGAAAAATCTGTCAAAAAAGAAGTCGAGAACATCTGGAGAGATGCAATCATGGAAGAATTTGAATGGTGCAAATACCTATTTAAAGAAGGAGAAATCTTTGCATTCAATCAGTCTATCCTTGAAGAATATCTTCGTTATTTGGCTACTGCCAGATTGAAACGATACAATTTGCCGCCATTGGAAGAGCTATGCGGCATTCCTTCTGCTTTCAGAAACCCTATCCCATGGATTACAGCATGGAATGGAGAGGAGAAAGAACAGGTTGCTCCTCAAGAAGCAGAAAAAACAGATTACGAAAGAGGAATTATAGATAAATCTTCCGCTGACTACGGAAGAGTTCTAAATGCACTCATAGAATACGATAACGATAATAACAATGGGGATAACAAATGAAGGTTTTGATTTATTCTAAATCTAACTGCCCTCAATGTATTCAGGCCTCTTCTATTCTTGAAAATCTTGGAACCCGTTACATTGAAAAGCATAAACGATTCTATTTTGAAAAGATTTATGTAGACAATAGTGAATCTGAAATGAACGAAATGAAGGCTCGTTTCTCTGAAATGGGAAAACCTGAGCCGCGTTCCGTTCCTCAGATTTTTATTGACCGTGATGACTCTGGTACATATGAACATGTTGAATATAGCGACTTGAGACAAAAGGTATTAGAACTCGTTAAATCTTTGAATGAAACGGAATAACAAAATGGGATTCAACGTTACTAAAAGAAATGGTGACGTTGTCCCATATAGCCCTGAACGTATTAATTCTTTTTTAGGATTTGTATGTAAGGGGCTGGACAATGTTTCTGTTTCTGAAATTGCCGTCAATAGCAATATTATGTTTTATGATGGTATTTCTACGGAAGAAATTAATGGGGCTTTGTTGACAAGTGCCAATAACCTTATTGACGAAGAACATCCTGATTATGCAATAGTTGCAGGACGTATTCTGCTTTGCAATATGCGTAAATATGTTTATGGCGATTTTGAGCCTAAACATTTATATGAAATTATTAAGAAGAATACAGAACTTGGTATCTATGACCAGATTATTCTTGAGAGATATTCTGAAGAAGAAATTGAATGGTTGAATAAACAGATTCAACATGACCGGGATATGATGTATTCGATATCCGGCGCTGTTGAATGGGAAGGTAAATACTTAGCCAAGAATGCTAAAACCAAAGAATATTACGAAACTCCACAGATTTCGTATATGGTTGCAGCTATGATGTATTTTATCAATGACAAAGGTGATGCTTATACAGACCGTCTGAGTTTTGTTAAAGAGCATTATGATAATATGTCTCTTGGTAGGGTTAATGTTCCCACTCCTCACATTGCTAATTTGAGAAAACCGACTCGTAGTTTTAGTTCATGTGTTCTGATTGAAGCTGAAGATTCTATTGATTCAATAGGAGAATCTGCTACTGCTGCACGTAAATATGCAACATTAGGCGCGGGACTTGGTATTGGCTCGTCCAAACTAAGAGAACGCAATGCAGCAATCAGGAATGGGGCTGCTGTTAATAGCGGTGCTTTGTACCATGCAAAATCAATTGAATATAGTGCGTTGTCATGCAGTCAGGGCGGAATTAGGAAGGGCTCATTAACATTCAATTGGTGGGGATTACATTCTGATATCGAAGAAGTGTTGTTGTATAAAAATAACATGAAAAAAGATTCAGAATCTATGAAGCATTCTGACCATACTATTTTCTTAAATGGTTTTATTCTTAAAGCTGCGGCAGAAAATAAAGAAATAAAACTGTTTTCTCCACATACCTCAAGAGGTCTTTATGACTGTTTTTATTCTGATTGTAGTAGCAATGATTTTCGTAATGCTTATGCCAGAGCAGTAGAGAATGGTGAAGCTGTTGGTTCTATCAATGCAAGAAATATGATTGACTTGCTGATAGAAGAACGATTCGGAACCGGCAGAGTCTATGTTGGTTTTGCGGATAATATTAACCGTCATTCTATGTATGATGTTAGTAAATATCCTATTAAACAATCTAATTTGTGTAAACTTGTGCACCATTAAGTAGTAATACTTAATGCAAATGCGTCTAAAAACGGTGAAACTCTTCTAGAAAGACAATACCGTGCTAACCCGTTATGGGCTGTGTAGAGACTATGAATAAAAGAAGACTTATAAAATTAATTTCAATGTTTAGCTTTGTTGATGGCGGACTCTATAAAAGAGGCCCGAGACATAATGCATATTTTGTTATGAATATGCTCGCAAAGCACGAAGATTATATTGACTGGGTAAAAGAAACGATTGAGCAGGTTACATCTATTACAAAAAGAGATGTAAAAAATCCTTGCAAAAATCCACAAATAAGCATATGCAGTAAATCCCATCCATTATTTACAAAGCTTCATTCGAGGCTTTATATAGATGGATACAAAGGCATTTATCCTCATTTATTAAAAATGATTGACTGGGAATGCCTGGCCATTATGCATATGTGTGATGGCTGCTTTAGAATTACTAGCAAGTTATCTTCGAACTCAATAAAGCGTGGTTCAAAATCAGATGAATATAGTGTCACCTTAAATATGAAACGCTTATCTTATGGAGACCAATTCCTTCTTAAGAAGCTTTTTAAAGAAAAGTTTGACTTAGAGTTTAATATAAATAGTCAAACCTATAAGGGCAAAACCTATTATTATCTTAGATTAAGAACCAAAGATATTGAAAAATTTATGGATGGCATTAAAGACTATATATTGCCATCATTTAGTTATAAAGTCGCTTCGTTCGCACGACGCACTCCTGCTGAAGCAGGATGATGATATAGTCCGAACCCTACAGTGATGTAGGGAGTATGGCAGAAATGACTATACCGCAGACTTTTATCTGCGTAACAATAATTGGCAGAGATTGTTTTACCAACTCAAGGTTTAAATCGTGTTTACGACCCTGAGACAAAAACATACAAACAGGAAGGCTTAATTGCTTTATGTAATTTGAGCGGCATTAACTTTGGGGCTTTTGATGACCCTAAAGATTTAAAACGTGTTGCTTATGTTACAATGCGAGCAGTGGACAATCTTCTTGATTTTCAAGAACATCCGTTCCCTGCGGCGGAAGAGCATAATAGACTTTTCAGACCAATCGGCATTGGTATCACAGGTCTTGCGTATTGGATGGCTAAGAATGATAAAAAATACTCCAATTGCTATGAACTGTTAGACGAATGGATGCAGCATTTCTCTTATGCTGTTATTCAGGCTTCTGTAAACCTTTCCGAAGAACGTGGTACTTGTGATGCATACCACGACACTAAATGGGTCAAAGGCATTTTGCCCAAAGATATGACTACGCCTATGTATAAGTCCATGTTTGATTATGAAGAAAAATTAGACTGGACTGCTCTTAGAGCTATGATATCTAAATATGGTGTTAGAAATGCATCTATGATTGCAATGTTTCCTGCCGAAACAAGTGCCAAAATTTCTGGTTCTGGAACTACAAATGGTATCGAGCCAATACGGGAATTGATTATTTCCAAAGGAGGCAAGAATAGACAAGCCAAATTTGTTGTGCCCGAACTATCAAGACTCAAAGATAAATATGACCGAATCTGGGACCATTTGTCTAATGAAGCCTTGATTAAAACCTATGCTATTATTCAGAGATATACTGACCAGGCTATTTCTGTTAATACATATTACAATAAACAAAACTATCCTGATAATAAGGTGCCCGCATCTGTTATCAGTTGGGACATTACCCTGCATTATTTGTTGGGAGGTAAGACCATGTACTATAATAATAATTATGATGGCCAATCTTCCGACATTATGGACGGTAAAATCATAGAAGTCCCTGATGGTGATGTAACAGACGATACTGACGATTGTGTAGCGTGTAAATTATAATGATTTATGAAATTTCTGCAGGTGATATTCCTGCTATTATTGCTGCCCATAAACGTGCCGAACGTATGGAAGCTAACAGTAAATTAGGTTATTTGAAAGAAAATTCATTCTTTTCTGATGAAGAAGTAGAGATTGTCCCGACACTTGTTTGTGTTTCTCCTAAGCGTAAACTTCGTGTTTCCGAACCGCGCAGAGTGGAGAGTAAAAAAGCTGAACGAGAAGAAGGTCTTATCGAAATGCTTGAAAAGCTTTTTACTCCTCAAGACCCGAAAAAGCATATTGTTGGTCTTGAAGATGCAAAAAGATATTCTGTCTATAAAGAGTTTCAACGTCATAATGATGAGATTCAAAAGATTCGGAATGAGCGCAAGGCTCGTGAGCTTCTTCAATTTCTTCAATACCTAATGAAATAACTTTTTTACGGCTACATTCTAATGGATTATAACCATGTTAGTTAAATGCAAATATCAAATGGTAGTGGGAGATATGCCTCCTTTAGACGGCTGTGCCGTGATGTTTAACGAAGAGCAGCAAGATGCCATTAGGTCTGCTTTTTCAACAATAAATGTCGACATTGAAGTTGATGATACATGGGGATTCTGCAGGATTGTAGCTGTAGAAGGACACCCTATTAAATAAGGTAACAATAATAATGAAAAAACCGTTTTTATTAGGGTTCTCTGGTAAGGCCCATTCAGGAAAAGATTTTTCCGCAGACTTTTTGATTAAGAGTTATCCCGAACTTAAGATTGTTAAAGTCGGATTTGCAGATGCTGTTAGAGATATGGTCAGACCTATCTTTGACGTTGATGCAATTTATCGAAAGGGCAATAAAGAGGACCCTATTGACGGTTTTGGAGTTTCTTTAAGAGAGATTCTTCAAACCCTAGGGACAGACTGGGGAAGACATATGATTGGAAAAGATTTTTGGGTTAAAATCTTAAACAATCGTATTCTTGAAAAGTATATGGATTATGATGTCGTTATTATTTCTGACATTAGATTTGATAACGAGCGCGATTATGTAATCAATAATGGCGGCATTCTGATTGATATTATCGTAGATTCTAATAAGCACTCTGCCTCTAAGTTCTCTGGACATTTGTCTGAGTTTGGAGTTGGAATTTATGATAGTGAAAATATCATTAGGCTAAATAATGATTTTACTGAAGGATATCTTTCTTCTCTTAAAGATACTTTTGATTCTATTTGGCATAAACAAGATGAATAACAATATTTACCTCGATGCCGAAGATGGTGCCGTATTCGATACAATAGAAGAAGCACTGATGAGTTGTTGTCACTTATGTGGCACTCCTCTTGAATGGGAATTGAAGCTGGCCTGGAATGCCACAGCTGAGAAAAGCTTTATAACCGGTTATGATAGATGTTGTGGTTATGAGTTCCGAATCGAGCCTGTCCTCTCGTCCCAAACTGATTTAGAAGGTTATAGGATTCGCCTTTTAAAATTAGCGTAGATTGATATGACCCAAAGCAATCCTTGGTATTATTTATGTTGTCGCTTTCTAAGTTTCTTGGAATCTTAGCATTCCAAAGTATGCTTATTGTAGCTAAACGAATTGTCAACTTTGCATTGGACCTTGTTACTCGTAAAGAGAAAACCTTTCAACGCAATTATGGCAAAAATCCTTTAGCCGAACTCGCAAAATTGGCCTCGCTATGAAAAATCTTGAAGGCCAAATTCCTTATGTCAAAGACTGGTCTGCGTATTACGAGGCCAGGAAGAAGTTTGATAAGAGGAAGAGGCAGCAAAGGTCTCAGAAGGCGTGTCCTAGTTATAAGCCCGGCCCTCATAGTGGTTGGAGATGGACAGGTGCGCTTTCTAGTGAAATAAATAAGTATTCCGATTTTACGGAAGAAGAGCTCCAAATGGGGCTAAAAAATACTGCAAAGATGGACATAATAATGTCTAACTTAACAAGGAATTATCTGACCTTTGACAGGGCATTTGACAAGAGATGGAAAAAATCCAGAGCTTTGATAAGGGATGACATTCTAAGACGGCTGGAACTTAAGATTCATTTTAAATTTCATGACTTAAATTGGGCAATTCTAAAGGAGAACTGGCCAGAACTTTGGAACCGTTCAATTACTAAGTTTATGATGTGGAGTCTTAAGACCTATAATCATGATGCCGGATTTAAGTTTAGTACATTTCTAATCAATCAGCTTCCTGTGTGTATGCAGCTAGAGTTCTACGACTTTTTTAGACGTGGGCCTGTTCATGCGAACTATATGTGGAGAAAGCAGATGACGGGATTTGATGATATTCCCGATGTTTTCTCTTACGACATGGAAGATTGTTTGTATAACCCTAACTTTGCATTAGCTGTTGAATTTAAAAACAGATTTCAAATGTGGGATTAACTATTGCTATATCATTGTCGTTCTTCGATAATGTTGGCATGAACCTATTTCGCATTCTGGGAGGGTTGTTTATTCAGCCTGACCCGCAAACAAAAGAAACACCAAAAGGTCCATATCAGAGTGGCGTAGTTTTGGCAAAAGTCGAACAAGTGAAACCTGTGCAGACAGAGGAATTGGTGGAGACCGCCGTAGAGGCCCCTCAGACGGCCGTAGAGAGCGTTTCTGCGGAAGTTAATGCCAACACCTCACCTGTGCAGGAAAATCAATCTGAGCGCAAATATGAGCCAATCCCGGGAGGCTTTAAATGTCAGCCTTTAAAATTTGGTTACAATGTACTTAGAACTGCTAAATTGGCTTCTGTCAAATCTGCCGGTTTTGGTATGGTCCGTAATGGTGGGACCAGGCCTCATCAAGGTGTCGACCTGGCTGTTCCTAATAATTATCGTTGTTATGCTGTTGATGATGGAACTGTTGTTCTAGCTAAGACAGATGATGATAATGGTTATGGACGAGTGTTGATTATTAAACGTGATGCTGGTCTTTATGTTGCTTATGCTCATTTGAAGAGTATTGCTGTTAAAGTTGGTGATAGGGTTAAAGCTGGTGATTTTGTTGCTTTGACTGGTAGTTCTGGGAATGCTAGAACAATGCCGACTATGGAGTTAGGGTCTCATCTTCATTTTGAAGTTAGGGAAACTATGCGCCCGGGCCCAGGCCTGACCGGACGTTTAGACCCATTGAAGTTCTTTACTCCTGATATTTACAACAAAGACCTGTACAAATAAAATATCCCCGACCCACAAGGGCCGGGGCTTATTTTTATCTTAAGGTTTAGAATTTAGAAGCTGTTCAATTTTACTTAAGACTTCTGGAGACAAATCGAAAGCTGCCAAAGCTTGTTTTACTTTAGCTGTTTTTGTAGACTCACGTTCTTTTTGTTTCAGTTTGATATCTTCGACTATTAGACCTAGGGCCTCTTTTATTGAATAGACAGCTCCGTCTAGTTCTGCGTAGGTAACTTTATCGTAGAGTTGTTTTTCCAATTGGTCTTGTCTTGCAATAGTATTTGATAAGACCACTAGGATATCTTTTAGGGAAGATGATTTAATTGTTTCTCCGTATAGTGTTCTTTCTGTTTTTGATAGTGCTTCTTTATCTGGAACTTTGTATTCTAGTTCTAGTTTAAAGCCTTCTGGCAATTCAGGTGTAATCAATACAAGGATGCGGCCGGTCTTGGTGTCAAGGCTTCCGTCTATTTCTTCTACAGTATAGGTATCATTCTTAGACTTTACCGAACCTTTTATTGCTTTTGCAGGAATCTCGTAAGCAGAGCCTCCGTCACCTGTGATGGTAATGGTTTCTATCATTTTATTTTGTTTCCTCTAGCAATGCTTTTTTGACGGACATTAAAGACTCTGCCTCTTGTAGGTCGTCTATAGCATACATAGCCGCGCCCTGGTTTCCGCTTTTGGACAACTCTTCTATTTTTTCTTGAAGAGCCTGACAGTGCTTTTTGAGTTCTTCTATCTCTAAGAGGATTTGTTCTTTATCCATATTATTGTAGTTTATTTAATAATAGAGGAGCCCGTATTAAAACGAACTCCTCCTAAACATTATTCTTCTGATTTGCCTTCTTTAGCGGCTTCAGCTCCTGCCTCTTCCTGAGGTTTAGGCCCTTCTTCTGATTTAGCTTCTTGGCTTTGTTCTGCTTGCTCTTGTTCTTCTTTTAGAGCGCGTCTTTGCCTAGCAGGAGCCCCAGGAGCTTGTCCCTCTGATTGTGCTTGTGCTTGAGCTGCTCTTTTCTTGAATGGAGACTCCGGTTTTTCAGGAACGTCACCGGATACGACTTCGATTCTCCGGTCTCGTTTTAGTCTTGACAGAGTGTTTTTAACACACTTGATTGCTCGTGTGTTGTTGTCTGCTACTTCAATCTCAACACCGTCTGTAGTGATATTTTTACCTTCAATCGTAATAAATTCGTTTGCGTTTAATTTTTTAACATTCCATTTCATTTGGAAGCTTCCTTATTGTAGTTTTCGATTAAATCTACCAGATATTTTTTCTCAAGCCTGCAATGATGAACTTTTTCAATAAGCGATAATGAGTGCTCTATCAGTGCCCTGGAAGTAGTTCCTTCTAGCTCTGTGATTTCTTGCTCACATTGTCCGAGTCTTACTTCTTCTGCTATTTGTATCTGTTGTTGTTTTTTAGGTTGGTGTGTTAAAGATGAACATGCGCCTAGAATTAACGTAATCAAGGCCACAGATAGTATCCTCATTTTTTCAGCCTTTTGTTATATTCGTCCTTAAAGTCTTTAGAAACACATTCCTGGTCTACTATCATTGCCCGTATTTCGGCATTGTTATCTTTAAGGATATCTTGTATTCCTTTTCGATTTTCCCTAAACTGAGTAAGGACGGTTCCTTCAACGTTACGAATACGATTTGATAGGTCTACAGATGTTTTGAGATACATGGCCTCAGCATCAATTTTTCCGCGCTGATAGCTATTTTCTCCGTATTGATAGATTAGCAATGCTATTAGTCCTATAATAACAATAGCGGATAAGGCTTTCCCCCATAATGGGATAAGGTCTTTAACGCTTTTAATTGTGCTGATTTCCATTTTCAGTTCCTTTGAATAGAGGGTGGTCCGCTTTTGCGAGACCACCCTTTCTTTTCTACTGTATTGTAGAGTAGTCGAATATCAGTTCCCAGGTTCTGTTTGCCAATTTGAAGGAGTACAGTTTGCCGTTTTCCTTTCTGGCTCCGGCTGGAACGACTAGAATCATGTCTCCATCTTTGTATGCGCCGGATGTTGCAGGTAGGGCTGTTACTTCTGCAGCAATGAGATTTGCAGAATCGCCTTTGTCCCCTTTGGGTCCTGCCTGGCCTCTTTCTCCTGGAATACCTTGTGCACCCGCTGGGCCTGCAGGGCCATTTTGACCTGCTGGGCCTTGTGGACCTGTTGGGCCCTTTAAGGTTCTAAGCCAATCTTCTTTTGAGCCGGTGTATCCTGCTTCTTTGGCAACTTCATAGGCAGACTTACCCGGGTCTCCTTTTTGACCGCCAGTGGTTTCCAATGCCCGGACCTTGCCGTCGAGTTCGGTATTTTTGGCTTTTACTGCGGCCAGTCCGTCAAATAGCTTTTTTATTTGGAGTGAGATTAATTCAATTAAGTTCAAGATTTATTCTCCATTTCTTCTACCTTTAGCAACACCGTGTATCTAGTGCCTATATCCTTTTTTGTTCCCGCAATATATCTTAATCTACATCCTAGAAGATGTACAGAATATGGTACAATCTGAACAGTTGGCATTGCAGCTGTTTTATATACAATGTGGACTGTACAAAGGGGCTTACTATATGACCTGCTAAACCTGATATCATTGTCGGTAAAAGCATTCCCGTTGTTGTTAAATACAGACTGAGGAATTTCTATATATTCCCTTTTTGTGCCTTTTTTGAATTCAGGATTAGCCAACCCGACTTCAAGCTGTGTGATACTACGCTTGTGTTCATCGACTAGAGAAGAAATCCTATTTAATTTGTCTATAATTTTTTTAAATTGAAGGGATATAGTTTGTAATACATTCATTTATAGTCCCTTGTTTATGTAATGGTGAAATCCGCGAGCCTTTCAAGCTGGCCGTTGATTTTTCTATAGATTACTGAGTTTTCTTTGTTCCCCATGGAGTCCAATACACCAACAATGGCGCCCTCTTTGATACTTAGGTCTTTGTGCATGTCTAGTGTGCTGTTGTAGAAGTTGGAGATTTTGAAAAGGTCATCGGGAAGCTTTCCATCTTTTCCGTCTTCTCCTTTAGGGCCTGGGTCGCCTTTATCGCCTTTTGGGCCTGGCGGTCCTGGTGGTCCTTGAGGCCCTGTTTCACCCCTAGCGCCTTGAGGCCCTTGTCTTCCGGGAGCACCACCTCCGCCCCCAGAAGGAGTTAGGATTGAACGAATTGAATCTGCACTGATTGAAGATTCGACTCTTTGGCCTTCGATTCCTCGTAGGATTGATGTTAGCGCTGTGACGTCCCCGTTGTCGACATCGAATGTAGAAAACTCTCTACGGACTGAAATCCCATTTACAAAAAAGAATGCGGCGTCCTTTAGTTTTAAATCCAACTGCATTAAGCCACCTTTATTAGGATTCTAGATACATATGGTTTTGTGTATCCGTCTAGTGTTTTCATCTTTATTTTAATTCTAGCTGTGTTTATGATTGAATGTTTTTGTCTTGCAGCTACATATAAGGAAGTTACGTTTGATGGTGTTTTGAATCTACATCCGTTTTCTGATTTTTCTGTGGAAATATCTTTCCCGTATTCTAGTTCCTTGCCGAGGATATATTTAAGCGAGAGAACAATAGGGGTGAATGGGTTTTTCTCCCAGTCATTGTCTATGATTGTATGCTCTACGCCGGCCGCGTCCGCAACCCTGAACTCTCCGGACTTAAAGGATACTAGCTTAAACTTAGTTACGTCATATATCTCCACATAGTTATCTGCAGGGAATGATAGGCTATTAAAGCCTGTATATACGGTTGATTCCCCTGAGAAAGGAACGCCGTTTAGGAAGTATGTGTCACTGAAGTTTATCTTTGCCTCAGAAACAGAGATTCCTGTTGCAGAGACTACATTACCAATTACAGAGATTGGATTTGTGGCATCGTAATACTTGAAGACGTTTGTTTCAAGAAGCGCCGGGTCTATTTCAGTCGAGAAAACATTGCCGTCAGAATGTCTAGTATGGGAGTGTAGCGTAATAATGTTATTATCAGAATAGTCATTTATAGGAAGTATTGTTCTAATTGAGCGACCAGTTTTAGATAACTTTCTTAGCGGCTTAATGTCTTTGTATTCACCACCGTTGATTGAGATTTGGTAGTGCATATCAACATTTCTAGACTGGTAGTTATCACATGTGTCTATTGCGATAAACTCTCCGGAGGCTTGAATAGGAATGTCGCCGGTGACATATTCTGTCGGAGTGGAGTATTTTTTGACAGCTATATGGAATGAGCTGACGTCCACTTTGTAGATATATCGGCCGCCGATATAGTCGGAGTTCTTATCAACCTCTATTATGATTCGTACATACCTATCATTGGTATTACCTATGGATTCATTTAGGCTATTGGTAAGAACCCTGTCTGTTATCCTATTGTAGTTTATTCCGTCATTGCTTTTATAGATAGTATAGATGTAGGCTTTATTTGTCTTTAACTGGATATTGTTAAAGACACCGTATTCTTTTCTATCTATGTCCAATACGAAACTCTTAGCGCCGCCGTTTAGTGAAGAGTATAAAATAGAAGACTTTTCGTTTGTATTCAGCACCTGTGAAGATAATGCACTTCTTCCAGATTCTGTAGTCCAAATTAAATCTACCTTTTTATTACCCTCAAAAATATAGCAAGAAATACCGGAGCCGGTATTGTTTCCAGCAACACTTGTAGATTCGGAAAATGTGTCCGATTCTTTGACTCCGATAATCTTGCCACCATCAACATATGCAGTTGTCTGTCCTTCTATATATGATATAGAAGACGGAGAGTAGTATACTGCCTTTGTGTACTTTGTTATGGACCTGTCTGCAATATTTGCTGCCCTTGCATCTGATGACGCTTTGGTTAGTCTTGTTTTTACGTCTCTAACATAATCTGAAGACTTAATTTCAAATGCCCTTATTCTTGGGATAAGGGCATCAATCTTATCTTGATTACAATAGAGGATGTCGTACCATTCTTTGAGAATTTTATTTAACCCGGCCTCTGTGTATTCGGACGTAATATCCGGTATCGCTACTCCAGAGTGTGAAGTCTGGAAGAGATTAAGGTTGTTTAATGCTTTTTCTACTTTACTCATCTTAGACTGTCACTGTGTTTAATGATAAATTCTTTAGCGAAGGAGACCTTAATATTTCCGAACTTTTATCCTTAGCTCGTTCAGAAAGTACTATATACTCGCTGTCAATTGCTGCGTCCTTAAGTTCAATCTGTCTTTCGTTTACAGAGTAGGAACTCTTATCAAGGACCCTTATAGGAAAGCCTGAGACAAAGATATTTGAATAGATATATTCAACTTCTGTTTCACCGCTTATTGTAGACTGAGAATACAGCATACCGCTATTATAGTCAATAGAGTATAGCCCACTAGAATTATTTGAGTCTGCTGTTTCCACCGAAATAAAGGTGTCTATGATGTCGTCTGTGAATACGCCTTCTGGAAGCTGAACAAATGTTTCATTGCCTACGTCCTCTAGCATATAGTCGCCGCGATAGATGAGTTCATCACGACTGAAGACCTTAGAATTCAATTGTTCAACTCCGCCGGTTATATCTAGTTCGGAGAAATGGTTTACAAGTCTTCCTAAACTAAATCTATTTGACGATTTAGGAATTAGTACACTTATAGTTCCAGAGCTTCTGAATTCGTCTATGCCATTGATGAATTGAACCTCTTTTACAAACGATAGAAGCGAAGATGCTTTGTTCGTAAACTTCAGCCCGCCCTTTAGTAGTCCGGAGTGAGATAGTTTTGCAGACAATTGGCCGTCAAAAGAAGAAAGCCTCTCTTTGAATTTTGAGAATTTTGCTTCTTCTGTATATAGGTCTATACCGTTTATGTTTGACCTCATTATTAAAGGTATTTCTTCGTAGTTGATGTACATACCGTTAACAATAGAGGAATGGGAAGAAGAGAAGTATTTGCCGTCTATTAAGGTAAATTCTGATTCTTTTAATTCTGTTTCCGGATATCTGTGATTGAATTGTAATACAGATACGGACTTATCAGAAGATTCTGGGAATGCCACAGAGAAGTAGTCTAGTAGGTTGATGTGCTTGTTCTCTTCAAAGCTATGGACCTTTTTGCCAAATGGGTCAATAAGGGATACCTTTTTAGGAGATGGTTTGAATACCCATTGGTAACAGGATGTAAATGCGCCTAGGGTTAGGTTTATTTTTCTTGTTACTTCTCCGTCTGTAAGAGTATAGACGCCCGCCGGTTCTTTAAAAGGAAGCACCATATTTGAGCTGTCCGAAATCCTGACTTCTCTTTTGATTGGAAGTGAAGCCTTAAATGCCTTTGCGGATTTAGGGTCTATGCTATACGGAGGAACAATCCTGTATACATCTCCACCTTCTATTGAGCATTTTATTTTGTCTGCCCTGATTGTTGCTTTTGAAATGTCTTTTAGAGGAGAGATTGTTTTTATTACCAGGTCGGCGCCGGACTTAATAGAACTAATAGAATCGATTATATCCAGATTGTCGTTGTATAAGAAGTACGAACCTCTTTCCCCGAACTGGTATCCGATTCTTTCTGAGACAATGTATTTGTCTGAAAGGTCAAATGGAACTTGAATAAACGGAGATTGTTGACTAACTTGCTGAATGTGCCTATCAATACTTGTTGCGACCAATGGCATAGAGTATTTGCTTCCAGCCATTTTTATTCTTAAAAATAAAGTAGTCACAGGAGTCGGTGTATTGATTGAATCCTCAGATTTAGTGTTGAAATCAAGATGCTTGGGATATTCACTAATTGTGAACGGAGTAGAAACCCTATACCAAGATGAAGAATCGTGACTGATTTCAAAAGAGATACTGTCGAATGAGTATCCATCTGTTGGAATCGAACCGGCGATAGATGCCTTTAAGACTTCTTGGTTTTGTGTTATAGGCCCAAAGATAATCTCCCCGTTTTCTACCGCAGTAGCAATACCAACAGATAACCTACTGATTCCTATAGAGTATCTTATTTTGCCACTCTTTGATGTATATGGATTGCCCTGAAGAATTGACAGCTTCAGTGACTTAATATTTGAACCAGGGAAGCTTATTTGGGTCATTCCCGAATCTTCATACACCGAAAAGTCTGAACGGTAAAATCTTTTGCCGTCTGGAGATACCTCTAGATACATAACATCTGGCTTTGATATTCCGTATTCAGGAAATACCAAAGAGATTCTGTTTGCTTGGCTTACTTCTCTTAGTTCTATATTGAAGACTGCTGTAATTGCAGAGTTAAATTTTTCTACTTCGTATTGTGTTTCAGATACTATTGTTTCTCTGTTATTGTATCTTGGAATATCGAAATCTGAAGAATTTCCCTCTTGGCCGTTTGTAATGACTTTTACATCTACAATAGGGACTGGAGAGTATGCTTTTGTTTCAAGTGCAAAGGTACCGCCGCTCAGTATAATGCCGCGTCTTTTATAGATGGGCATATCATTAATGCCAAATTGCTTATTGGTATTTCCGCTTACACCAGACACAGTAAGATAAAGCTCAGAGACATTTGACATTTGTTCTCTTATGTCTGATACGCCTTCTGCAAATAGGCCTATCGCCATTGCAATCTGATTGTTTGATGAATTGATATCAGAGACAAGTTTATCTGCTCTTGTTCTCATGTCCGTTAATAATTGTTGTCTCCATCCTGGAAGTCGTTTAGAGTAAACGGAAGAACTTGACATGAAGTCTTTTATCATTTTGATATGACTCCTACGTATTTTATAATCGGCTCGGACTTGTCTACGTCTACTACGATAGAATCAAGAGAGCACGTTATTTTGTATACATCCTTGTTAAGGACTCTAATTGAATTGTTTTCATCTACGGAGATGTTTTCGTTTTTATAGAGTCCGCCGGTATAGTCTGGAGAAGCGATGTAGATACATGAAGCGTCTCTATCTTCGACAAGGCCGTCTTTTATCTTAACGACGTCTTTACTTTGTATGCCATCTCTGTATTTGTAAGCCTTTGATATTTTGTATTTTAATGGCTCACTGCCTATGATAACTTCTCTTGTCTTGCCGAGACCTAATGTTATTTTCTCGTCCATCAGTTCAACGCCGGAACGAGAATAACCTGTTACGCTGATATTGCCGGAGATGATTGCAGTTTCAAGGTCTTCACCCTTGATGACGATATTCACGGAGCCTGAGTTTAGTATCTCAACCTTTTCAGTTCTTAAGGCGGCAACATCATTAAGTGAGAGCCTGTTTGCATCGACATCTATGAACTTGGAAATAGAATCTCCGTTTTGTATGTGTTCGTGGATGATGCATATCTCAATAGCCATCGAGTTCTTATGTTTGTTTTTGATAACCATAGGTTCATCAAGTTCAACAGGGAAAGATATGATTGGGCTGGCATTCCCCATAGAGTCGATTGCGGTTATAGAGGATATTACAACGTCCCTTACGTTTGGTCTGATAATTATCCTATTGAAGAATGAGACCCCGGGACGTAAAACTTCTCTTAATTCTTTCATACAAAATATCTTTCATCGTATGGGGGCATAACATATGCCTCGTCCAATACAGAGTAAACCATACTACCATTAGCATTGGTGTCAATCTTCATAATTGAATAATGGCCCGCGTCCTCAGAAGAAAGGTTACTTCCCTGAATAAAATTAGACCCACTTTTAATGATGCCTATCTTTTCGATGTATCCGTTGTGCCATTTCTCCAGGTCTTTTTCAATCCTATCCATTGATTCTAAAAGGAAATCTGAAGAAGAAGTTGCAGTATTTCCAACCCTCTGTATTTCCTTACCTGTGAATTGAATTGCGAAATGGTCAACATTATCAATCCCCGACACCTTAAGGCTGTCATTGACATAGTTAAACTGATGGTTTTGAATGAACTCTTTCATATTTAGCCTCTAGGAATCTTTGACAGATGGACATATTCCGATGTTAGCCTGCCGATTGGATAGTCTGATTTCTTAACTCGGAAATAGATGAAGCCGTCTAGCTCTTTTGATTTTATCTCTTTTAGTATTTCTCTATGACCATTATAGCTATTAACTATTGATAGCTTTGAATTGTGCCCAAGGAATACTGGAGGATTTCTTCTGTGGAATCTCCCCTCGTCTCCATCTACGAACTCTATGCCGGTCTCTTCTTCTTTTAGCTTTACGGATACAAGAATATCTGTGTCGGTATCCTCAATTAATGTTGGGATATTTGAAGACATGTTTGCATCTATAACAGTGACGTTTGAATTGATAGATTCCTGCTCAGTTTCAGATAATACGATTCTTGAATAAGATAGCTTTGGAAGTCTTAATTCTCTAATACCGGCGCTACCTGTTATTGGCATTGCCCTTCTTCCTGATACACCGTATTCTAAATTTAGTTTTTTGATTTGTATTTCTGCTATTTCCAATACGAAATCTTTGTTGGTTTCTTCTGGATTAGTATAAATGCTTCTGGGCTCTAAGGAGTCTTTCTTGCCTTTGCCCGCATTGTATTTTACTGGGGTTATTTTGTTTTTAGAAATAACAATAGCAGAAGGGATGTCTTTTTGAACAGGAGAAATTGTAGAGTATATACATATGCCTGTTTTGTCGAATACGGAGAATAATAGTTCTGTATTTAAAAAGTCTTGAGCGTCGCCTTTTATTATTGAGTGCGGCGTTGTATAGACTTTGACAACAGAGGCATTTCTTATGATGTCTATAGGGATACTTGTGAAGTTATTTACAGGCTCGATATATTCGTACTCTACATCAATGGAACTATCCGTACTATTTGTCAGTATAATGCCTTGATTATAAACAATATTTTTATTATCGAATGATTCAACTGAGTTGATGTATTTGTGAGGAAGTCTTACGATTCCATCTGAAATAGGGAGTTTTGCCTTATTAGTTTTTACAATAGAAGCAATAAACTCTGGGGACTGGAATCTGTATTTTGTTTTTACTCCGTTAATTGTGGCGATTCTGTCGCTGGAGTATTCATTTGCAAAGATTCCGATATATTGATTATTGGGATTTGTATACTCGGATATTGTTGCTATTTCTCCATGTACACTTGAGAATAATACGTTTTGATTTTTACACCGGATAATATACTCTCCGGAAGAGTCTTGCGATACTGAATATATTCTATTGTCTAACTTTTTGATTCCATTCAAGAAATGGTTCGACCCTTTGATATAAACAGGAACGCCGATTTCTCTCAGCTTTATATTTCCGTATTGGATGTTTATATATGGAGAGCTGCTATATATCCAGTTATCGTCTTTTGTCCATTCAGTAGTGCCTTCTACAGTGAAGGGTTCTGCCCTTAACTGATATTTGTACCACATGGGCCGCCCGTTATGGACTATGTCTGTAATTAAAATATCCGGGCTGCTTGAACGAATTGTGATTCCTGAAATGGATTTTGATTCCATCCTGACAAATCTAAGTCTGTCATTCTGGCCTTTGTGTTCGATTTCGACTAGGGAGCCGTTTAACGGAGATGTATCAACAGCCACGACAGCATTTCTGCTGTCTGTGGCTTGTTGAAATTCCGCAGAATGCGCTTTCCCTACAATCGAGATGTTGTAGGTTATTGTTGTCATGGAGCGTATTTTGCCCTTCTGGAAATTACATTTAAAACAGATTTGCTATTTAGCTCTTTGCTGCCTTCGCTATCAACTACCTCAATGCCGCTAACGTATAGCGTTCCTAAACAAAGGATATTACCGTTGGCTACCAGGGAGTCTTCTACATAGGCATTGTTAATTGAGGTGAACTTCTTACGGCTGAGATTATTGGCCTCTCTTGTCATCGCCGGGTTAGAGGACGTAACGGGAACAGTTCTTGCGGCATCGCCTTTGATTGTATTAACAGACATTGCGTCTGCTTTAATCAATGACGATTCCCCAGTCATGAGGATTGCGTTGTTCTCTATTACCACGCCTGACCTTTCACTACCTGTCATTATAACACCAGATACTGAAAGTTTACCACCCACATTAACTGTAGAACTAAATTTGGTTTCGCCAGCAAATATGTTGGTTTCTGCGGCACCAATCTGGTTAACGCCTCTTGCAATGTTGACCTGACCAAGTGTTGCAGTAGAAGCAGGAACAGAGGTGATATCTCCTCTGATGCCAGCATTGCCGGCGATTGTAACATCTCCGTCGCTTACAACCTTGCCCTTAATGAAGAGACTGTCAAATTCAGATTGTCTATCCGCAATAATTCCGCCTTTAAACTCTGACTGAGATTCAGACCTTATTGACCTAACGGTTGTAACACCCTCTACATCAAGATTACCCTTGGCCTTAATAGAGCCTTCTACGTTCATCTTGGAGTTTACGGTAGCATCACCAGAGATTGTGATTTTGTCGGTAACAAGAACTTCCCCGGAGAAGGTTGATTTCTCATTGCCGAATGTAATATCACCGCCGACTGTAATACTGTCGCCTTGTTGACCAATAGTAGAATTGCCAAGAGCGATTAAGCCCTTATTGGCGCGAATCTGTCCGTCGGCCATGATGTCGGCAGAGGAGGTTATCTGACCTGTTACATTCAGATTATCTTTAACTGCGATTGTTTCAAACTCTGCGCTTGAGGTAGAATTGATTGGGCCTGACACATCAAGTCCGCCTTTTGCATGGAGTGCAGATAAGAACTTAGATTGTCCAATCACTTCAAGCTCTGATTTAACAGATACAGGGGCGGCCATTTCAACATCGCCAAGGAAGATATTCCTTGCATTGTTAAATGTTGTATTGGCAAGAACGTTGACCTTGTCTTTTTCGTCAGAACCAATATAGACATCACCGTTAAACTGTGCTTTACCCCCAACATAAAAGTCGTTTTTAACGGACACATCTCTAATTGCATCAACAGAATCTGCTGTAACGTTCCCAGAGAATCTGCCGTGTTTTGCAACAATGTCGCCGTCAGCAGAGATATTGCCCTTGGTGATAAAGTCCCCGGCAGCAGAGATTCCTCCTCGTGCGTCAATTTGGTTGATGGCAACAAGACCACCTGTTCTTAGCTCTGTGATAGAGCCTGAGTTTGCAGAGATAGACCCAGTTGTAGAAATTGAACCAGATGCACTGAATCCGCCTCTTGAAGAGATATCTCCTTGAAGATTAACAGGTTTTTCAAAGGAGACTGGACCGCTAAAGATTGCACTTGACTGAACTTGAAGTTCATTTGACTCTAGTCTGTTTTTTGTTTTGATAGAGCCGCCCACTTCAAGGCTGGAGGTAATGCCTACATCCTCGGTGAAATCTACGCTTCCTGTGAATCTTGAGTTTCCAGATACTTCAATCTCTTTGGTTTGAATACGGTTTTTGAATTCACCGGATTCTGCACTGATGTATCCGCCTGCATCAATGTTTCCGTTGAGGCCTAAGTTCTTATCAATAGCAGCTGAGCCAAACACTTTTAGTTGGCCGGTGGTGACTTCTGAATATGAGAGATTTGAACAGTTCATTTCCCCTGTTCTTGTCTCTGCAAAGACAACCCCGTTTCTAGCCTCTATAACGAGCCATCCTGGAGGACAGTCTGCGTCTGCACCTGTGGCATAGATATTCGAGTCTTGGCCGATGTGGATGCCTCTACGGTCCTTTAATGAGGACTCTTTGACCTTGATGCTATAGAAGTCAGAGTCACCTGCGAAGATTTCTGACCTTGGCATTAAGGTTAGGTTATCCAGTCTTGTTGCACCGTCTTTTGCGATTTCACCGAAGCCGTATTTAACCCCCAATACAGAGTTAATCTTAGTACTGTCTTTTAAGAAGTATAGACCGCCGTGACCTGTTTCGATGTAAGTATCATGGTCTGTCTGTGTGGCCTGTCCGCCGTTTTCTGCTGCAACATAGAAGTTTGCAAATGGAAGACCTTGCTGTTTTTGGTATCTGATACCTGTGTTCTTGCCAGAGTCTTCTATTGTAAATGGAAGTTTACCAGAAACAGTTGGAGAGCCGTTTACACTCTTAATGGAGCCTGCATCTTCAGTGTCTCCAAATTTAATTGAAGACTCATCCTTAATTGTAATTAATGACGGGCTTAATACCTTTGCTTTTAGATTGTCAAAGGACACCTGGACTTTGTATTCAATAGAGGCTTGGTCTGATTCTGATGTGACCTCTACTTTGTTTCCGTCCTTGCTTCTGATATCGACTTCGGCAATCTTCAGTCCGCCGGTTCCTTTTGTGGTAAGTGTTCCCGACACAGAACCGTTTTCGACATTGATTGCCTTTGCCTGTACTTCCGCAAGTTCAGTGTCTGATTTGGAAACCTTAACCAGTCCGTCTTTCGCGCGGATATTTAAGGTGTTGTTTTCATTACCTTTGTCGCCGGTGGAGAAGATTTTATTTCCATCGAATTCGAGAGCAATGCCGTAAAGGTTCTTCTCTTCGCCCGGAAGACCGTGTGTATTTATCTTAAGCCCGGAATTAGTACCGAACAATTTGACACCACGGAAGTCTTTGTCATACATGAACGAAGACCCGGTAGAAACAGAGCCGAAAAACAGCTTATGAGAGTTATCGAGAGTGTTGTTATATAGGTCTCCAGAATTGGTAGAGCCGATAAGAACATCACCCAAGATTGCATTGTTAAAATTGCCAGGATTGTCTGTTGTGTATCCGTCCCTATGGAAGTAGTGTGGATGGTCGTCTCCTTTGTGTCTAGAAGAGCCGAATCCAGGTTGGCCTGGGACATATCTGTCAGAAACTAAGTCTACCAATTTGGAATGACTAAGTAGAGCAGAGGAGTCTTCCCCGTTGTGCGCATGAGAAGTGAACAGCCTGTAAAGAAGTCCAATACTATCAGATACGGTCCATCCATTCACATACAGCACAACCTCAGGGTCTGCAGGGAGTGACATCTGGGTTTTGAACTTATAGCTAGAATCACTAATCAGATAAACTACAGCATCTGAAATCCTTTGGAATCTACCGTCTGATTTAACCCATACAGACACTTCTGTTTTGTTTGCTTCCTTCGCGCCGTTAGGGTCTACGTATTTACGAACCCTGTCCGGAAGGGATGGCTGCAGGCCATTTGGGATATTGATGTCGCCAACTTTTGTAGTTGGTTTAATTGTAACAGAATAGGTTGTGTTATCTAGTTTCTGAACATCTGATTTTTGTTGTTTCCCATCTTGAACATTTTTCATGTTCGGATACGTGTTAGTTGAATATTTTTCATATCCAGGAATACTTGGGAATTTACCTTTGTAGGTAACAGAGAACTGGCCCTCTGGATTTTTGTAGAAGTATAACCGTCTGCCTTCGATTGAGTAGTGGTTATCTCCTGACATTACAGACTTTTCTACCTTTTCATATGATTTGCCAGATTGGTCTGAAATGGTTACGTCTGTTAATGGAATGAGGGTCAATACGAAATCGTACGAAGAGTTGCCGCTAAAGTTCTCAACAAAATCTGTAATTGTTTCGCCAAAAGGAATTTGCGGCGCGAGAAGTTCTCCATTGCCGATTGTCCCTGCAAGGGTGCCGTTAAGGGCCTCTGACCTATCGCTAAAGTTGCTTACATCTCCGACATCCCTATTTAGGCTGTTGAAAGATTCAGTCACCCTGTTAAGTGCGTCGATTGTGCCCTGTTGGGTTATTGTGCTGCCCGAAAGCAAAGTTAATTCATTCATCGTTATTACCTATTAGAATAGGGTTGTCTGTATTTAAGTATTCTACGGAGTTGTTATGTTCTATTCCGTAATAGACCTTAATGTCCGCGCCGGTATGTTCTATGCTAGAGATTAGTGCATTGAGATGTGTAGCATAGTCGTCTTCCCACTTCGATGCATCTAGGGATGAATACTCTATTACATATCGTCCTTTTTCTTTTAATTTTATAGCGCCAGCCGGATGCATATAGTATTGCCGGATAGATGACCTTGAGTTCCTATATCCAACCTTGTCTATGCTAACTGACCTATGAACGTACAAGGGAAGGACGATATATCTGTCTGGGTCATCAACTACAACTTCTGTAACGTATCTTTTTTCTCCACTAGGAGGTCTGGTCTTATAGACATCTCCGCTATCCCACGATATAGGCCTTAGACCATTAAATGAGAACCGTCTGATAACCTCGGATTTAATATCTTCGAAGACTGAAGTGTCTTTATTGGTAATCTTTTCTTTTGCAGACTTTGCAAAAGAAGAACTAGCCGGAGTTATTTTATATTCACCGGCCGGAAGAGTATGTCTCTTGCCTTCCTGATACAGTCTGCCATTAATATCTACGTCTGATAGCGGATAAATAAATATATTTAATGAGGATGATAGATTATTTTTATCTATGCTTACAATATTCGGATTGCTGTTCCTTAACTCTAGGAGATTTAGTGTTACAGATGGGTCAATAGAGTTTTTGTAGCTAACTGTACCATTGCTAATAAGGACTAGCGGCGCGAGGTCATACTTTATAGATATTTCTTTCCCCTGAGGGTTGTAAACCGCACCAGAGTATTCGTCAATCTTAACTGTGGAAAGGTCTGCCAAAGGGTCTACCTTTTCAACTCTAACATTCGATACTGGATAAAAGTCAAGAGAAATATTCTTACCTGAAGAGACTTTAACTCTATCCATCTGAATTGTATTGTGCGAAAGCTCTATTTCAAGCTCACCAATCTCATCAAGATTAACTCCGTGATTATGGGAGTCATCCTCAATATGGTCTAGTTCGCCAACTCTTGATATAACAATATGGTATTTGTCGCTTTTTGATTTGCCGAATAAGATATGAACAGTCTGATTATTGCCTTCTCTTTTGTAGATAACCGCTGAAGCGTCTACGAAACTCTTGGGCTTTATCTTCTTTTCAGTCGGAACGAATGCATATCCTGATGACGCGAGGACAGAGCCTTCTTTCCCGACAAATACAGAAGAACCGGAGGTGATATGTCCGAAGTCATCCTTGCTGATGATTTCATTTTCCCATCCATATCTAGATTGACCGTTATGACCTGTGTAGGATTCAAGCGTAAATGTTCTTGACGGGTCAATGTCAGATAGCCTTAAGTGAGGGTTTTTGTATTCGGCTGACACTCCAGCCGTTGAACCTGCCTTGATATTATATGTTAATGTAGGCATTATCCCTCCCATATGTACGAAGGTTGAAATCTACAATCGAAGCATTTACCTCTGGAATGTCTTTGATTCTTTTTGTATCCCTGATTACGTTTGCTTCTGCGGACATAAGTAGAAATGTTTTTGCTTTATGGATACTATGTATCTCTACTGGAGATATCGAACTTTCTGTGAAGTATTTTTTGCTCCCAGGGATAACATTGTCGCTTAGGATTGTTATGCTTACGTTTTCGTTGTAACTTCCGATTAAGTTTTTTGCTATGTATTCGGATACAATAGAGGAGATGTAGATAGGAGACCTTTTTATTTCTGTTGATACAAGGTCCATATTTGAGTAGTTTGAGATAGATAAGGCTGGAAGTTTTTCCATACCTTTGAAGACCTTGGAATTGATTCCTTTAGATTTCAACAATTTGAATAGCCCGCCGACCGTCATGTCCTTCATATCGAAGTGCTCTTTGTCTATCTTAACAATGCCATCATATACAGAAATCTCCTTGTCTGTATCATAAATAGCTATTGCAGGATATGTATTGCCGATAGAGCTAACGTAAGAAGGAGAAAGCTCCGTCCTTTTGAACGGGTCTATGTCTATTACTTCAACATTAATCATGATACTTTAATCTTTCTGTAGTCTGAGTCTAGGGCTATACGAGAACCATTGAATCTTGAGTAGATGTGTCTTAGTGGCCTAATCTTATAAATGGAGCCTTTTCTGGCGACGTATAACTCTTTGTTGTAGACGTACATAGCAGAGCAACCATCGACGATGTCTTTGTATTGCGATTCCATTTGGGCCATCATAGTTGAATAGGTATTGCCGTCCTCGTCTTCAACCTTGAATAGGTATGGCTCTTTGTTATCACACATGATTGCAATATTGATGGTATCGGCCGCTTTGATAGCATCTATCCATGTGTTCTCGTCTGATATGAGGTTACCAAACCTATCAAAGTAATATAGAGTGTCACCGTTCTTGACAGAGATACGGATATTATTCCCGCTCGCTCTTGATGCAATAAGATGTGCTTTTACTCTTGCCCTGATAATTGAACCAACTCTATGTTCGTAGTCTTCAAGGTAGACATATTCATTGTTATTGGCAGAACCGTCTGCTATGGTATCTTTCGACAGATTGAATGTTGGTTTTGCTACACCTAGCCATCCAGCTTCATCTATAGTGTAAACGTCCAGCAAGGATGAGATAAATCCGAATCTTGGAGGAATTTCCATATCGTATTGTCCGACAGGAGATTCAAGCTCTTTGGCCTTATCTGTAATATAGACCGTTTCCTCGTTTAGAAGAATTCCAGCATTTATAAATGAGCCGTCAAGATTAGTGATTCTTGTAGGAAGCGTTTCTTTAGACACTACAGAATGCTCTAGTTGGCAGTCTACATAGTTAGAGATTTCAACTTTTATTGGAGACTGTACTGAACATATTTCTGAGAATTCATTGAATGATTCAAAGCAGCCTTTATGGGTTACTTGAATTTGCTCTGTGATGTATTTGTAGTTTTTGTTATATCCGCTGATAACAATAGGGATACTAACAGACCCGCCGCCCGATGTAATGTATATTCTATTTGGAGACACGAACCTGATATTCAAATGCGTTTCGCCTGGTTCTACACTTACAGACACAGAATCTTCCAACCAGTTGAATTCGTTCTCTTTTAGCTCTACTCCGGAAGCAGGATACAGTCCAAAGAATTCTTCCCCGTATTGGCCCACATTTTCCATAATGGAGCTACCTAGGTATTGAATACTGCCGTCTGCAGATATAACCCTTGAAGATTCTACTTCAACCTGTTTGTAGTCTCCATATGAGGGCAATAGATATAATTTATCGTAGGTGTCTAAGCTAGATTTGCGGTAACGTACATTTAATAGATTGGAACTATATTCAATGCCGGAATTGATTATGTCAGATAAGGGAGAGAGCACCCTCCCTACGTTTGAGTATTGGGACTGGTATGGTGTAGACCATTTGGCGAAATACTTTGTGAAAAGATTTAATGATAAATTTTGTTTCACTCCGGAGCCCCTTGCGCTTCTGCGTCTGAGAATACAGTGATGTATGGGCCATCAATAGACAGGATGCCTTCTGATTGGGACCCTATAATCCCAAGTCTCTTATTGGAAATTATAAATCTGTCCACTGTAACGCCTACGCCCGATTCGACAATTTTCTTATTTAACTCATCAATACTGATTGACTTAGAGAATGGGGTGTATATCTGATTGAAGGAATCTGCCATTGCTGACATAGCCATTTCTTCTGAGATATTTTTGTATGTGTACAATGGGGAAATTCTAATAACTTCTGCAGGATGAACTTCTATTCTTTGTTCTGCTGATAATTTATAGTCCGCCCGCGACCTGATTGCCGCAACGATTGCCCCGAAGTTTTGCTCTTCTTCGTCAGCCATTGTTTTTGATGTTGCAACAAAAACCCTTGTTACACCAACTGCGCTATCTTCTTCTACATAAAAATGTTTGATTAGCGGAATTGAAGAGATAATTCCAGATAGAGCCATATTGCTAGAGCCATGAACCTTACTCTTGGATAAGAAGACCCTTCCTCTTAACTGCTCATCTGTCTCTTCATACAGCCGATTATGAATTGGTTTCTTGAACCTAAGAACAACTCCAGATGTGTACGGATTGTCCTTGGTAAAAATATCAATCGAAGTGTTTGTTTTGATGTCTGTTTGAGAGTTAGAAATAACTCTTGCCGGAACAGGAATTGAAGATTCAGATGTTGAGATGTAGACATCTTTTAAGACTTCGATTGTAGAGCCTCCAAGCTGATATTGCTTGCCTGCTTTGATTGCAATCTTTCCGTCTGAGAATCTTGGGAATGCGATTCCGTTTTCAGGTTCTATTGCGATTGCTGCGTCCTGTTCATCCACATAAATATCAGAGTATATGTCTCTGATTACACCAAACTCAATGGCATTATTGGTTAGAGTTTCACCTACTGCATACTCGGTGTATGTGCTATTAACAATTCCGTTAGAATACTTCACGGAGTCTGAAATAACTCCACTTACTGATTCTGCTATACCGGACATGATAGACGAGCGGCTGTCATTGTTGACTCCTGTGACCTCCGCCATCTTCTGCATAATCTTTTTCTTCGTAAGTGTCGGATTTGTAATCTCGCTAAACATACCTTATGCCTCCTGATGGGCTAAAAACTATATTAAGTTCGTTCTCTCTATTAGTCAGGAAGTCTCCGGTTGTTCCTACCGATATTTTAAAGAAAACCTTATCTCTGTCCGCAATCGGAATGACTGATAGCTGAAAATTGTTTAAAAAGTTATCAGAGGTTAATGACTCAACGATTGCCCTCTGCATTTCTGTTACCAAAGAATCGTTTATTTTTCTGCCAATAAATGATTGGAGATTTGCTCCATACAGTCTGTGTAAAAACAGGTCTCTGTGAGAACTCATGATTCTGTGGGCAGAGTTTTGAACAACAATGTCATTCTCATTTGTTGTTGATTTAATATCGTAGCCGCTAAACGAGATGTCCCCGTACTTGTCCATACGGAGGTCTCTTTTTATATTTTTAGAGTACATTAAAAGATTCCTGTTATGGTACTGACTACTATTGAATTTAGTATTTGTTGGGTTGCTATATTTTTAGTAGGAACTGTTACTTCGAATGTTGGAACAGGTGTGATTAGTGTTGATGGCATACCCGATAGGGCTACCGGATTGAACTTGTAGAATCCGCCGAAGGTTATTGATGTTGGAGATGCTGATACGGAAAGCGGGCCGTTAACAAACGTCCCGTAATCCTTGTGAACCGAAACGGACATAGAGCCCGCAGTAACTGCACTTACATCCTCTCTTACATCAATAAGCGCGGAACTCGTCGGAGACGGTCTTAAGAGAAGAGACATTTAACTTCGTCCTGTGAAAACTGTTGCAGGCATATAGCATTCCTTCTTCCTCGTTTCTTTTTGTACATCCAGTATGGTGTATTTCTTATCAATACGGGTTGAGAAGTCTGCATATTGGGATTGGTGCATAGGGCTTGCTACGAACATACTCTGCTCGCTACCATACACACCTACCGCGCCTTTATGAAATCTAGGGTCATAGACCTCACCTTGAATTACTTCAAGATTCTTGGAAGCTTCTTTACTTGCTGCCTCTACTTCCTTTTTTGTTAGTTGGTCTATTATACCATCTTTGTTTCTTAAGCGTAAATCAAACAACTCCCGTCGGCTCATAACCCTTGCATCTGGTTGGTTTATGATTGTAGCACCTTCTGGAAAGCCATTAGAAGTGAAAAATACTATAACCCTAGAGTCTATTAATGTCTTAGGGTCTACTGCTTGAACAGAGCTGTTAATGTTAATTGGGATTAACAACTCTGCCATTGTTGCAGTGCTTTCTGGTGCATACCTTGGAAGGCCAACTAAATGCCGCCCGCAGTTGACTGTGTTACCAGCCATATCCTGCATTGGTTCACCTTCTAACCTAATGACGGCAAATAGTTGTGTTCCCTGTATTGATACAGATTGAATAGAACCGACCCTTGTGAAGTCGGCTCCAGATTTATTTATTAGAGCTGATGACATTTTTAATCCGTAGCTAATTTAAAATATAAGGCATATTTAGAGCCATCGTATCCGGCCTGATTACTGGCCTCGTTAATGTCACTTAAAGCCCTAACCGATTCTTTAACATTTTCTATCTGCATCTCAAGAGGAGTCTCTGTATCATTCCAGCCGGTAAGGCTCGCAGTATATTCTTGTCCGTAGACTTTAACGGGGAACTTCATTAAGGACCTATGTCTCATTTCCATTTTAAGTGCGTATGACTCGATTAGGTTTTGAATCATTGCCAATGCACCATAAACTAGAACCGCGATAAGTGCTGCTACTGCTGCTACTGCTATGAATCCCGCCGCCGCTGTATCCATTGCTGCTAGAGCCGCAACCCTTCCTCCTGCAACAATATTCTTGACTAGGGATATTGCTTTTGCAGAACGTGGGAGTGCTTGTAGTGCCTTAGAACCGACAGATGAGCCGAATGCCATAACTGTGTGAGCAGCAGACCTTACCCATCCTATACCTGCGATTGCCCTACCTGCCCTTGCTGCAAGTCCAACACTTTTTGATGCCGCATTGAATAGAGAGCCACCCGCAATTCTACTTGCACCTCTGTAGACCAGTGCTGAAGAAATACCTCCAACCGCAATGTTGCCTGCTCCGAGAAGATAAACAGACGCGCCCATTTCTGTCGGCTGGAATGATGTTTGTTCGTAAATCAAGCCTGGGACTGTTTCTGCTGTAGAAATCTGGGCATATTCAGAGGCCGCAGTTGAAACGAAGTTCATAAAAATACCTAATTTCATATATAGGTTTGAGTACATATGGGTAGATGGTTCTACGAACATACCTGGAGTGATGATTGTGATGTATCCGTCGTATTCTGTGAATACATGTTGAACTTCACGGCACTTGATAACACCTGACATGTTTCTTAGGTCGTCTTGGATGAATGCATAGTCTCCAGGCTGAACATCCGGATTCCCCGTAATGATGATTGCCCCGCTATACATCTTTTCAAGTTCTTCCAATAGGTATCCTTGTGCAGTCTTAATTGCCATGCCAACTGAACTAATGGAGTTGTCGTTGATATATCCGAACTTGGTTAAAGAGCCTTTAAGTCCGCCGTTAGCCTTCATGTCGAAGATATTTTCTCCGTATCCGAAATCTTCTGGGTCAGAGTTATATTCGACTTTTGCCCCTGTGATGCAGTTCTGGTCTAACTTCATTTGGTTTGAAATTAGGTTATATGAACTGTTAATCATGTGGAAGTTTGTTGCAGGGACATATGAGGATATATCGGTGTACTTATCGGAGTTGGCTGCGTCTAGAATATCTATTAGGTCAGAACCATTAGATTGTGCGGCTTGGTCGCTAACTATCTTATACCTGTCCTTCATTGTGTCTCTGACATGGTAATAAAGGGTTGGGTCTTTGATAGTTCCACCTTCTAAGACTTCTTTTGTTGCGCCTTTCTTCTGGATTCTTGCAAGGAGTTCTGCTGCAAGTGATGTAGGTTTTTCTTTTCCTATCATCATCTGTTCTTTGATTCCAGAGAATGTTGTGGCTCTTCCTTCGATATTTTTAACCAATAGGACAGACGATGGGAACATCCGGCGCCCGGTTGTTAGTACGTCCCAAACTGTTTTGTTCACAACATTGAAGTTTGAGAAGAAATCATTCAGGGAGAATGGAAACAAATCCTTCAGAGATGTTACGAAGAACCTGTCTGCCATATCGATATTCATCAACCAGAAGTTCTCAAGGCTTTCTGTTGCACCTTTTGCAGAGTAGAAGAAATATTCGTCTAGCTGTGAGTTCCATAGGGAATTGCCGAAACTCATTCCGCTGTCTCCAACGGTTTGCGAAGCCAGGGTTTCTGTTGACATTCCCCTTACATCACGGAAGTCATTGTTATCCGCGAACCATCTTGGATTTCTGCCAAAGTGGTCTAAGTTTACAGACTTAAGGACTTTTGCTACGGCTGCTGATACGTATAGGTTATCCATATCAGACAGGAACATGAATGTAGGAACAACGTCTCCGATGAAGAGCATTTCGTTTTGAAGCTCTCTACCGTAGCCTTCTGCTACGATTGTCAGGACCTCTCCTCCATCAGACTCTGTGACTACGCCGTTGAATATTACGGATAGTTTATTAGGGTCATTGCCATAACCCATTCTGATTTGGATTTTGTTACCTGCTTTTAAGCGGATTTGGTCAATAGCAACGATACGTGCGGCATCGGAATTTAACGAACGGATGTCTATTTGTTCGGTCTTTTTGCTTCTTAGTTCTTTTGGGTCAGATGCCGTATTTAAAGCATTGAGAACTTCGAAGGTTGCAACGGCTACAGGGTTGTCCTGATTAGCCATTTCTACGCGGATGTTTCTAACCGCCGGAACTTCATAGTAGGATGCATGTTGTCTGTAATTGATTAAATTAATCAGACTGTTTTCATCGTTACCGTGAACCATGTAGACCTTGTATGTTGGAATCAGTTTTTGAATTCCTCTATTAAGGTCTTTGACGAAGTTTTCCAATCTTGATTTAGCTTGGATTTCTTCTGTCCATGGAACAGGGTCTACAATTGCCTCGATTGGGTCTTTTTCTCTTCCCGCACCGAGTTCATCTGCGTACGAGCTAACAACAGAGGCTACATCTTCTCCTCCTGCAACTCTTGCAAGTGCCGTTGATGCAACTGCTTCTTCTTGAGCCTTTTCTTTGCTGTTGCCAGATGCAATTGACTTAGCGAATGCTGCTCTTGCTGCCAATAGGGCCTGCCTTACTTTTTCGGGAGTATATCCGGCGTGAACCTTGTCTCCGCTTGCACTTGCAGAACGTCCGTTTGGCATAGGGATTGAACGCCACTCTAGGGCAAACTCCCTGTGAGCTCTATCGAGGTCATTGCTTTCTCCTCTGATATACGCGCCCAATGCAGGACGCTTATTGAAGATTAACCAAGTACCTATTCTCTCCTGTGTTGATGGAGACATTACTGTGTTACCCGGGAGTTTAAGTCCTTGGACGGCCGCTCTTAGTGTGCTTGGTATAACTTGGTATTTACCAACTGCGTATGCTTGGCCTGAGCTTTGCATAGCCATAACTTGTGCAACTGTCTTATTGGAAATGCCCTTGTTTCCGGATTGAAGTTTTTTACCTACATACCAGTTTGAGATATCATAACTGCCACCACTTTCACCGGCCGCTATGAACTGTTTAAGAGTTGCTATGCTGGCCCTTGCACTTGAACCCCCTCGTGCATATGCTGCGGAGGCGTATGAAGCAGCGTGTCTTGATTGTCCCGTTGAGATAGATGAAGGGCCATTAGTGGTTTTGCCGTAGTAGGCTTTAGGACTGATAACCTTACCATTGATTCTTATCTCATAGTGAAGGTGTGGGCCTGTTGAACCGCCTGTATTACCGGAGAGACCGATGATTTGGCCTCTTTCTACAGTTGAACCTTCTCTTACAAGGATTCTGCTTAAGTGGGCGTATCTTGTCTCGATACCGTTTTTATGTTTGAGGTAAATTACATTTCCGTAGCCACGTTTGCCGTTTTTGTTCATTTGGAATTTGGCCAATGCAACGGTACCGGTATCCGCCGCCCTGACCGGTGTGCCTACTGGAACTGGCATGTCAAGACCCATGTGTCTTCCGCCGAAGTTCTGTAGGTCTCGTCCTAACCTTGTATAAGCGACGATGTTTTCAAGAGGCAGAAGTTTTTGATTTGATGAAGCACTTACTTTACTGTCTCTTTCGTATAGCTCTCTTGTGTATTTGTACTCTACATTAGCCTTCTTCTTAACGCTTGTGCCGCCTGTTGGTTCTTGAACCATAACGGAGGCACCTGTTGTGGCATTGCCTCCTGCGTCGTTCATAGCTGGAGCGGTTGTGTAGATATTTAAGTCTGTTTTAATCAGTGCACCAACAGCTTCTAGCAACTTATTGATTTCTGGAAGTTTTTCATCCCAAAATGCAACGACTTTGTCTGGAGACAAAATTCCTTGGTCATAGATAAACGGGAAAGAAGAAAGGTCTTTCCATGAAGGATACTCTTGAGTGGATGGGATATCTTCGAAGGTCTCTCTAATCTTGAGGTCAGGGATTCCTTCTCCGTTAAAGGAGGTATAGCTTCCTTCCAGTTTCTCTATCCAATTCTTTTCCTTCTGCATGTCTTCTCGTAAGCCCTTGATTGTAACGGGATTAAGAGATGTAACAACATCAAAATAAAGGGATTCTATCTCAGAGTCTAATAGACGGATTCTCTCAAGGGTTATTCTTTCCTCGGAACCTGATGCCGTATTGGTTAGTGCAAGCATCATGTACATCTGAACAATAAAGATGGACTTTAGACTATCGCTTGCCCTTTTGTACTCTTCAGAGTTTTTAAGACGGATAGCTTCCGATAGCTCGCCTTCTGCTGTTTTATCAAGTACGTCTATTAACCTTGTCTGAATTGTTCTGACAATAGAATCGTATTCTGACGTTGATGCGCCTTCTTTTTGAAGTGCCTGGAATTGGGATAAAAACTCAAGGATTCTTTTTGCTTTATTGGTAGAGTCATTCCATCCGTTTGCAGATGATGCAAGAACATAGCGGCTTGATTCGATTGCTCCGTATGAATCGGATTCTACGAATGTGAAGTTGTTTACCAGTAGGTTATTTAAAGAACCTGAGGTTGTGGCATGAGATGAGTCTAGGATTGCGTATTTGATTCCTAGTCCATTAACCAGGGGGTTTTCAATAGCAAGTACATCTAAGCCTTTAAGGGCAGGCGTTGATGCTCTGACATAGTTTGTCATTTCATCGGCCTTTTTGATTGCCTGCATTGCTGTTGTAGATGCCATCCCTTTCATATGATTAACCGCCGTGGTAATCATAATTTCGGATGGAGACCTGCCTAGGTATTGTGCATATGGATATACAAAACCTTGTACGGTTTGATTGGCGAATCTGTTTCTTCTCCTAACAGAGATAGACTGAAGTGCAACATCTCCGTCTTTAACAGAGGTTCCTGCCAGTTTTTCTCTGACATAGCCAACCCAGATTCTTCCTGTTTCGTCATATCTCTCTGGGTTGTTACCTGTCACTTCTGAGATATTTGACTGAGATGTTTTCTTGTCATCCTTAAGCGAGCCGCTTAGGTCTACGGTTTTTAATGTACGGAACTCTCTGACCTGATTCCAGCAGAAGTCTGATTTTGGCCGTCCTTCAAATTGCAGGTCTACCATTACTAGCGGCCAGCCTAAGTTAAATTCAAATATGCGGTTCATGCCTGAATTCAATAGGCCCTCTATGTCTGCACTGATATTCTTTTCGACCATATGAGACAGGAGATTTGACTCATCAGGATTATCTACATATTTAACGTAGCTTCCCGAAGAAACAACGTCGTCACCTGCTGATGAATCGTACTCTGAGATATTGTGAAGCGCTCCGTTTTTAGACCTAGCCTGAACTGATTCTTCTATTGAAATAAACTTAATGCTTTTAGCTAATGGTTTCCAGTTGACCATTTGTAGTCTTAGTGAAACTGTGACCACGCCTTGGTCGGAGTCTGTTGCTGACATTTCCGCCTGGAATTCATGTAGTGCATACATGTAGTATCCTGAACCAATAGAGAGATTCAGGGGAATCAGATGGTTTTCTATGATTGCATCTGATTTGATGAATAGGTATGGAAATGAATTACAAATTGCTATAAGTGTTTGTAATTTAGTTATATCTTGCGCGTCAGAGGAATCAAAAGCGAAAGTGGCAAGATGCAACATTTCGCTATACCTAGATTTAGACGTAAGAACGGATGTGTCCCTTAGGAATTCGTGTTGGGTTGTGTAGAATTTATCAACCTTATCGAATGAGACTGGTTCTAAATCTAACATTCCGTTGATAGAAAAAGTGAATCTTGCCATTTTATTCTCTTAATAACTTCTGTTTTCAAATCTTACTGTTGACCGTTGGTTTGAATCTCCCTGGATTAGGCCTCTTATGTTCTGCTTAACAACAGAATCGGAGAAACCTGAAAGCATTTGTCCGTTTACGGTTACCGAACCAGGCTCGCTGCCATAGTCTTTTATGTAACTTGTTTCGGATGTTCTTGCTTCTAGGACTGGGGATGTTCTTGCAACGGGTGCATTGTACATTGGTGAACTTGGGTCTGGCGTGTCTGACCTGCTTAGGATTGCAAGTCCGGCCATACCTGCACCGCCTAGTAGTAGTTTGCGTTTGTTGTGTTTTAGCGTTTCTAACACACTATACGCGCCGTCTTCAATCTTATTTATGGTACTAGAATTTGGGTCATAAGGCAATGATTCAGCACCTGCACCGCTGTTTGAAGAGGCCTGTTTTATCGCGGCCCTTAGAGGGTTGGCCTTGTTGAATTCGCTTCCCACCATAGCCTCTTTGTCGTTTAAGACATCCTTGCCATATTTACTAATAGACTTCTTAACGGTATTAATAGATGAATTTACGATATCATCTGTTCCGTCTCCACTTGGTCTGTAAAGGGAATGCATGAAGTCGCCGATAATGTCTCCGAGCTTAGAGAAGTCAGACCTTTTGCTTCTATTCTCTGCCATGAATTCTTCGACCATCTTCATGAGGTTTTCGTCAGAGCCACCTCTACCTGCAAGACGAACTGATTTAAGGGTATTTTCCTGCATCACATAGGCCGATTGATTGGCTATGTAGTACCTAGCCCTTATTTCTTCCATAGCGGCCTTCCTGGCGTCGTTATCGAGGCCTAGACGCGATAGTGCAGCAAGCTCTTCTTCCTTAGCCTTTTTGAGTGAGCCTTCGACAAGTTGGTGAAAGGCTGTTACCCTTGGTGCCTCAATGTCCCTTTCCTTACCGGAAATGACATTGTCTATTAGACGTTTTGTTGGATTGTCATCACCTTTGATTGAAGTGTATTTTTTGCTTACTTCACTTAGTTTAGGAGTCAATGCAACAATAGCGGCTTTATGGCTTTTAATCATCTCTGCCTGAGATTTCATTATTCGCCTTAGTTCTGCATTGTGTTTTGCATAATCCTTAGAGCCCGGCTTAGTGAATGCAAGGAATGCCTTGTCATCGTCGAAGTCACCAGAGTTATATTTCATGATGGTTGCATCCATTCCGACAGCTTTGCCCTTTGCCATGTTTCTGTCGACAATAAGCTCTGTGCTGAGAACGGAGTTTGGACCGGTTGCAGGTTCACGAGTAAACAGTGCCTGGACAGGAGTTTTCGATTCTTTATCTATGACTCGGAACATACCACTGTCGCCGATTTCTTGATAGTCAAATCTTTTCCTATCGAAACCATATTCAGACGCGGCGTCCTCTGTTACAAAGACTCTAACCCTGTCTTTATTCATTCCATCATCAAAGACTGCCTGTTGCGCTTCATTTAATGGCTGAACAGTAGAGTATCCTGCATTCTTGTATTTCCTACCTGCTGCGGCTTTTTTGATGCCTGTTGCCGTATCCCTTTGAAATTGCTTGTAGTTTTTGAAAGCATTCATATAGGCGGTTGCGGCATACTCCTCTGTTATGCCTCCGACTTTTTTAGAGGAGATGTATTCGGCCATTGCAGAAAGAAGGTCTCGTCTGGCTCTTGTAGACTCTCTTGTAGCATCTCTTCCATTGTCCAGTTTGACATAGCCACTCATGTTGCTATCAAAAATTGGGATTGTTAATGATTTCATATCCCCGAATTCTTTGTTAGTGCCTCTTGGCCTTGGAAGATTTATAGAGACATATCCGTCTTTTGGATTGATGTGCTCTAGAGAGCCTCCAGGCTGGAATGCTTTTAGGCGTTTTGATTCGTCTTTATGAAACAAATCCTGAATTTGAATGCCTCGTTCATGAGGGTCACTATCGAATATTTCCGAGAACTCTTTGCCTGGTTCAAGCTCTAATGCCCTTGCTTTTACTTCATAGATTGCATCCATATTGACATCGGATAACGCATCTCTTAGCTCATTAGAGTCTGTGAGTTGCTCTAACCTATCTAATGCCATCCATGAGATTCTTTGGTCTCTTGAGGATTCGCCTGTTAATGCTGCTGTACCTGGTCTTAGCCCAGATAGGTTGTATAGACCCATACCTCCTCCTGCTGACTCTAATCCTAGGTAATCGGCTTTAATTGCATTGTACATTTGGCTGTAATCAATAGCGCCTGAGGAATACAGGTTCTGGCGTTTTGTTGTCGCCTTTAAGACATGGGCCATTGCTGCGGATATATCCTGACCTTTACCTATTTTGACACTTGTAGAATTACCGTCACCGTGGTCAATTCTCACCACTGAAGATTTACCTCTGTTAGTCATCTTGTCGTGAATGTCTGACAGATTGCCAAGAACTGTTCCTAATCCTATGTTAGAGAATTTAGGGTCTTCGATTGCTTTGGCTGCAAATAGGCTTGCCCGCGCGTCTCTGAACTGTGCTCCCATTTGAGGAGCTCTTAAAGAATGAGAGGTTTCTTGGTATGCCTTGTAAAGGTCTTTTATACCTTGAGAGGAATTTGCATCGGGGCCTTTTGTTATATCAACGCCACTATTTTCTAATACATCTTTGATAACGTTTCTTGCTCTTGAGACTTCGTCTTTGTCTTTAAAATTAGACACCTGAAGACCTTGAAGCGTGTGCCCTGTTTTGAAGTCTTCTGCCCTGACATTGATATCCTTGTATTTCTTACTTACGATATCAAGTGCATCTTCAAATTCTTCTTTATTATCAGCAGCATACTTCTCAATAACACCTCTGAACTCTCTTGGGGAGAACTTGGTTTTACCTCTGGAGATTGCTTGCTTTAGTCTCGATAGTCTTTCTGTGTTACGAGAACTGTCAGGTGTTATTACAATAGAGCCGTTGCTATCCATAGAGACAGAGCCGTCTCTTGCAAAGCTATCTACGAGTTCTTTTAGAGCGAACTCTCTTTTGTCTCTGTGCGTAGAAGTTGACTTTACATCGCCGAAGATTTTGATGCCGCTGTTAGACCTAGAGTCTGTGACAATTTCATTCTTGCCGATAAGTCTAAGGCCATCTTTTGAGTTCTCTATTCTATGAGCAGTGAACGAATCAACCGTTTCTGGGGCAAAATATTCTTTTCCGCCAAAGAAGCCTATGCTTTCTCCACCGTTATATTTAACGCTACCGCCGGACTGAAGTTGAGCCATCTTTTCGATTTGCTCTTTTGTACCTGTGAAGTCGCCCTGACCTAGTCTTACTGTTCCTGCAGAGTTGAGTTTAATTCCTTTGAGCATTTGCTCTGTTTTGCCATCCTCTAGGGTCATACCCATAACAGCGGAGCCTATTGATTTATTAAAATCGTTTTCATGGCTTGTAATAGAAGCTAGAATGGTTCCGCTCAGATTGTGCCCATAGCCCTGTTCAACGAGAGCTCTTGATGCTTCTGCCAGTCTTCTTGTATCACTGTGCGACGTTTCTGCAAGGTCAACTATGGTGCCCCTGGACAGTGAACCTGTAGTCCTTTCCGGATGAGGCGTTAGGCCAGCTACAACGCCTTTTGATTGCTCTAGGCTTGAAACGTTGTATGTTCTTTGGCGAATATTTGATGGGAATACAGATAGACCTGTTTGACGAATCATTTCGGAGTTTATCTTCTCCATGATTCGTTTTGTGTCTTCAAGAGAAGAGGCATCTACAAGGCGTGTTAACTTGCCGTTGTCTGCTTTTGCGAACTGAGACTTTATATCTAATGAAGGAGCTCTGACTACATTCTCACCGTCGTCTGGACCTACGTATGCACCTGCTCCATTTAGCTCTTGTAATGCCTTACCGTATGGGGTTCCTTCTATATGACCTCTGAAGCCTGCAACCTCAAGGTTAGTGAAGCCGTCTATGATTGCATTATCTGTGATAGATGAACTAATAACAACACTTTTACCGTCTGAAGACAGAGAGGCCATTTCAATGCCGCCTAATGTAGAGCCTATGCCAGAGTCTGCGAAGGGCTGAAATAGATTTGCTTCATATCTATTGCCGTTTTTAAGATAAGACAGAACTCCGTCTTTTCTTTCTGGGATGTAGTCTTTGATTATTTCTCCGTTAGGCATTTTTATTGAGATTGCAGAATCAGAGATATCAATAGAGGCTCCCTTGTAAAAGTTCGAGATGTTAGTTGCGAACCTTGCTGCAAATGCATCGTCATGACCGAGTGTTCCAGACAGATAGCCCTTTAGTGCGCTTATCTTTTCTTCTGGTGTAGCTGTTCTGTCTATCGATAGGCTTCCTCGAAGTTTTACTTCTTTGTTCTTAACCCATCCCATATCGACTGTGCTTAGTTTTGATGAGAAGGAAACCGAACCGTTTTCTCTTGAGGAGGAAATGAAATCTCTTGACGAAGCTCTTGATAGCGTTTTGAATGCATCGTCGTTTAGTTTGCCCTCTGAAACTAATGACAAGATTTCATCTGAAGATAATTGTCCCTTAATCAGCCTTAGGGCATTTTCGTTTCCGATGGATGTTGTTAGGTCTACGCCTGATAGGGACTTATAGTTTGAAAGAACCGATTGCTCCCATTGTCCAATAGAAGAATTTGCTCTTTCTACTGCGGCTTTTTGTACTTCTTCGTTAACCATGCCGCCGTTTCTTTGAGAGGTTCTGATTGCCTCTCTCATAGAAGTTCGCGCAGATAGCCTGGATACAGAGCTATGTTTTCTGGCCTGATTTGCCATTGACCTTTCGTAGTCTTCATTCGTATAGACCTTATTTGCTTCTCTGTTAAGCATGGTCTGGTCGATTTTGATGCTATCTGCACCGCGCCGTTCTCTATTCGGAGATGCTCTTCTAACCACTTCTATTGATGAGCCTACAAGTGCCCCCAATCCAATGCCGGCGATGGTTGAAATCGGACTGTCAATTGGGTCGTTTGCCATAAGCCCGGCAGCAGCACCGCCAAGCACTAGATTGTTTATTGCCATGTGTTAGCCTATGTTTATATTTTGGTCACCAAAACCTGTATTGGAGAATCTTACGTCTTTTGCATATATACCATTTTTAATCATCTGGTCTTTTATTAGCAAGGATGTTTGAAATTCTCTTCGTGCCCTGGTGTCCTTAATTGAATTTAACTGAGTCGTTACTTGGTCTTCGTTTAAGATGTAGGACTGTCTCGCAAGGTCTTCTTCGTCTGACTGCCAGAATCCGTATTCCCTTACGTCTTCTTTTGATAACTGAAGTGCTCTGAGTTTGACATTTTTAATATCAATCCTTGGGTCCCAGCCTACGAAGTCTTCTGTAGGAATACCTGTAGCGTCCTGTATTAAAGTTGCTGCCCTTAGCTCTTGCAGATACTCTCTGAAGGATATACCTATTTCGCTATCCCCGCTAGACTGATACGCCTCGTATGCACCCCTGTTGTCGTCAATGAGTTCAGCTTCTTCTTCCTGAATAACCGAAGAAACATCTCCGCCGTTGTCTATTGCATCTGCCCTTGCCCATAGCATACGGTACATCTGAGCAGTGTTATTGTCGTCAACGATTCTTGTGATTTTATCTCTGTCTTCTTCGTTTGCATTTACGAATGAAGCAAAGTATGCACGTTCATTGTCAGATAGAGCACCGAATGCAGACTCTACGTCTTGCCTTGTGTCTAGCCCTGATGCAACTGCACCGTAGACTGTTTTTGAAGCCCTACGTTTTGCGTTTTCTGCTTCGTATTTGTTTGTATTGACAGATTGTCTATAAATACGCATCTGTTTGTAGTATTCAAGGGCATCGAAATAGTTGTCTACATTTCGTCTTTCCTGAATGTGCTCTGGGATATGTTCAGGGTCTACGTATTTGTATGTATCCTCTATGAATGGACGCACGAAGTGTTTGTAGGGTTTATTCCATAGGGCAGTGTCGCCGTCTGACAGTTGCGTTTTGACGTAGTCCTCTATTGCTGTCCTTTGATGTAATAGCTTTCCCGCCGGACGGAAGAAGGTCAGCCTTTCCGTGGAGAGTTCTGTATTGTGGGTTGTGCTTTCCCAGATAGAGCCTAGCATTTTGCCCCACATTGAAATGCCTTCTAGGTCTGCATCTGTTTTGTACTCGAAGAATCTTTTCTTTCTTGAGCGTTCCTGAGACTGAATATAGATTTCTTCAAATCTTGATGCGTCCTCATCAGACATCTCTACGTCTTCTCCGCCAACCTTCCTTCTGTAGAGGTCTTGCATCTTTTCGTACATTTGATAGTATTCGTTGCTACCAAATGCTACATCGGAGAGAATTTTGAATTTATGAATATCTGGGTATTCATTAGGGTCAATGCCGGATAACTCTGGATTCCATGTTTCATAACCCTGACCCGGGAGTCTGTCGTATCCGTTTTCTACTTTGTCCCAGAATGCACCCTTGGAGAAGTCGTTGAAATAGCTGCCTGAAGGGAGCCATTCTGGAGAGACGGTATTTCTTAGTGGATTGAATCTGTCTCCTGTTACATCTGAAGACATTGGGATGATACGTCGGATAACGTCAGCCGCGCCGCCCATACCGCCAAGATTCTGAGCCTCAAACTCTCTGGCAATATTTGTAGCTTCACCAGACCTTGCATACTGTGTTTTTAAATCAGGTGTGCCAACTCCGAAGTCTTTTAGAACACCGTAAGCAACCCAACCTTTAAGACCTACGAAGTCCATGGCAGAGGAAACCATATAGTTCGCAGCCTCTGTATTGGGGTCGTATTTTGCAAGTTCACCAGAGGTTGTCTTGCCATCCTGAATTAAGGACATTTCCTTGTTGGAGAAATTCTGTTTGATAGATAACGTAGGGATAATTGTAGCTTCTTGTGCCTCTATGAATTCTTCCTCTTCCTGATTTCCTCCGGTAAGCTCTTCGTTGAGCTTTTCCATTCTTGGGTTAATCAGGTCAGGCTTAATAATATCCCCTGCAAGGAGTTGAAAGCCTTTGCCTGCCCAACCACCCATAGATACGTCCATCCCCCATACTGGATATGGCATATCTTCTTCGTGCATCTGTTCTAGTCTGTATGGGTTTCTTAGGTAATCCAATGGACTAAGGAATGGATTTAAGTCTTCTTTTGTGTCTTGGTCGCCGTAAAGAATTTTATCTTTATTTCCGGCCATTAAGCGTTGGTACCAGTTTTTGGTGTAATACTTAATACCTTCGCCTTCTATTGGTGTGGATGAAGAGAACCATCCTCTGTTTTTTCTGATTTCTACATCTTTGCCTTCTAGGTATTCTGCCCGGATGTCGTCTGAGCTTTCTCCTATTAGTGCGCCTGGCAGGAATGGAAGTGCAAACAATACACCGATTGCGGCGCCTCTAGTTGCGAATCTCTTTGCTCTTGAACCGTGTGATACGGCATCACTTAAGAATGTATTGGAAGCCAGTGCCGAAACTGTTTGACCGAATATGTGTCCTTGTCTAGTGGCACTTTCTGATGACTTTAGATATCCGTCATTGGATACGATTGCGGGGAGTGCCCTTCTTCCGTAAGCAAGAGTTCCGCCGAACATTGCCCCTGCCAATGGAAATCCGGCCAATTTAAGTAGAGAGGTTGAACCTGGGGCAACGTATTCTTGCTCTTCCCTATACTCCTCAAATCTGTCAGAGACTGTTTCTGCGTATAGGAGTTTCGCTCCTAGTGCTGTTGTTGCCAATCCTTCTGCAAGGCCCTTATCAAAGCCTGAGCCGTCTGTCCCTAAGATTTTAGATGCGTTATCTAGTGCATAGTAACCTGCGGCTAATGCACCAAGTTTTATTGCTCCGTGCTTAACATAACCACCTGCAAGTTCTGCTATTGTCGATTCTGAATTTGCTGTGGGATTAATTCTGCCATATTTTCTGATTAGCTTGAATAGGGTAGAGTTTCTGTTAATTAACGTACCACCGGTTTCTTCAAGAAACCCAAACGGTTCGTTTACCATTGTGAAACCCTGTGCTACGGCCTGTCCTACGACAGACTTCATCCATTCGGTACCTATATTGGCTTCTTTCTTGGCTGCTATAAGTGTGAATGGAGTTTCGCTTGGAACAGCTCTTGCAAGGTCTGCTATTTCTCTCTTGGCAAAGAATCCATGTTCCTGGCCTACTGCTATGTGTCTTCTTAGGATTTTATTGTAGTTTGATGTTGCTGAGTGACCTGGTTCTGTCCCTGCAAACTCTGTCAATGTGAGTCTTGTGTTATGAATGACTACGTTGTCGTTTGCGTCCAAGAGTTTGCCTGCACGATATTTTAGACCTAGGTCAAAGTCAGAGTCTTTAAGTTCTCTTTCCCCAAATTTTGCGGAAAGCTCTTTAAAGTATTTTTTCTGTGATTTTAAAAGTTCTGGAGAAAAGTCGAAGTTTGATTCTGCTGTAGCAAACGGAGTCAGAATGTGCGACGTGTTGAATGTTCTTAAAATAGAAAAAGGGGAGAGTTCCTCGAATGCCCTTGCCACATTCATAGACAAGTTGGTCAAGGTTACTCTCCCGCCGCCAAAGATATTAAGAGCGTCTTGTTTATTCCCTTTTATTGAATCTGATAGATAACTTAGGTTTACATAACGCTCTATTTTTCTTTGTGTATCTTTATTTTTTAATGCTCTGTTTGCTAGAACGATTGCTTCTAGTGTTAGTCCATATTTAACAATAGAGCCTACGAGGTCTTTGCCACGTTCCTCTGATTGATGTTCTTCAAAGGTCTGTGCATTTGCCAACACTCTGCGGTGTGCAGACTGGTTCTCCTCGTTACTTCGGCCCTCATTGATTGCGGACCATCCTGTGTTTTCTGCCATTATTGAGGAACTCCTGTGTTGGCCTCTTCTGGTTTCTCAATTCTCACAACCTCATTAGGGAATGAAGCTTGACATGCGGCGTACATTTCAAAGAGGTCGTTTATTGGAAATTCTTTTACTTCGTGGTACTTGTAGCCAAGGTATCTTGAAACAACTGCACACATTGATTCTATAAGACTGATTGATTCCGATGCAGAGTCAAACGCTTTGTACGGGTCGTCTGCGTATTCCCTTGATTTTATGTAGATTATTTTACCGACTGTAGATACGAATCCTGCAGAAGAGGTGTTATAATCTGCATCTCTTGGGATGCCGGGGACAGATATCATGCAGAGTTTAAAAATCTCTTCGTATAATTCGTCTTCTATTTCCGGCTCTTTTGTATTTATCCTGATTGCCCTATCCAGTTCTGTTGGAGACATTAACCTTGCTAGTACAGATAGGTTTTTATATAGACGACCCTCAATTTGAATCGGGACATCATTAAACGGGATTACGATTGTCCCTGTCTTCAAATTCAATGCGCTCATATATTATAGAATCTTGATTTGTGAGAATGCCTGGGCTAATGGAACAAAGCCCGAACGATACATGATTTGTTCTTTTAGTGTTGTAATGAAACCTGCTGGTGCTGTTACCATGAACGAATGGTTTGGGTCTGGGTACAATAGGCACTTACGGACAACTGATTCTTCCGCGCGGACTTCGTTGTCCATCATTCCTTGTTTGATTAAGGTGGAGTATTCCTGCCTTCTTAATACACGCCAGATAAACAGGTCTGTGCCGCCAAGAATAGACGATACATGAACTGTGCCATACTTCTCTAACCAGGCTTCAATATCATGTGCTTTTGGTGCATCTTCTTTGTCTGCAAGTGCATTCAGAAGGATGTCTATGTCCGTCTGCTCTTTCTTGGCTTCTTCAGCTTCTTCTTTTGCGATTTCAATCTGACCAATTTCTTCTGGCGTCAGGTCGTCTGTCGGAAGAGACTCTAACCCTTCGATTTTCTGAACTCTCATATTTTTACTCCGGTATTACTTCTTTTGCAATAAATTTGTATCCGTCTATTAATTGGCCGTCTGAGCCAATATCAACGGAATGCTCATATCCAACTATTCTACATTCTACAATAGATATTCTTTGCTGAACACCCTCTGTAACAGGGTCGGAGTTGTTATAAACCATATGAATGGTGAAATCGCCGAGGTCTGCCCAGTCCAACACAGACTTAGCTGATACTTGGCCTTCATTGTATTCTTTGAGCTTTTTGCGGTAGTTTGCTAGCTCTTCAGATGTTAATTGGATTTGTTCATACGGGCTTAGAAACTTAAACTCTACGGAGCGATTTCTATAATGAGAAATTACTTTTGCCAGATAGTTCTTTTCGGCTTTATTAATTCTAATAATCCCGGAGACTATTACGTTTCCTCTTGCAAGGAAGTCATATCTGCTATTACCTATTGTGTAGATAGGTGAACTTGTTAAAGACTCACTAATACCAACGCCCGCCGCCCGGTCAATAAGGATGTCTCCAATGTAAATGTTGAAATCACTTGAGGAATAATATTTTGTATACAGACCGTCGTATGAAGCACTCTTAACCTTTTGGTTGGCCAGACTCTTTTCCCTATTGGTCTCGGAAGGATTAAAGTTCGCAGGTTTACCTCTTCCATTAACAGAGATTGCAGACATATGGTCTACTGGGTCATATTTCCCTTTTTGGGAAGGGACACCTTTAGGTTTGAATCTACTGTCACCTGACGATGCTCCTTGTATTTTAGGATACATCTTTTCTATGACAGTTTTATCTACCTCTAAAGACTTTCCTTGTTGTAGTCCTTTTGATAGGGAATATTCAAGTCCAATAGCGTATTCCCTTGACTGGTTGTCCATCTCTATGTTGTCTACTGAGACTTTAACGCCAGAAGGTGTGTTTGAGATGAGATATTTTGATTTAGCCATTATTTATCCCATGTTTTTCTGTGTGCCGCCGGGTCAACAATCTTATCGCCGCCCCATAGTCCTTTTCTTTCGGCCTTGGCTTTATGGTACTTCTGTTTAATACGGTTAATGTCTTCTGCGGGCATACCGGCTTGTCTTGCACTTTCTGGTCTAAACCATGCAGAGCCTGATTCAACGGCTTCTTCTATGTATCTTGGGTTGTAGAATAGCTTACGTCCGTAGACATCTGTGCCTACGATTTTCGTTACGCCGTCTCTAATGTCCCTGTCCCATTTGCCGTCTTGGACATATTTCTTAAGGAAGTCTGAAGCTTCTTTGCCGTACTCTTGACCCTTGTTGCTTCCATGTTCGGTTTCTGGAGTGTCTATACCCATAAAGCGAAGAGTTGTATTGCCTGTCTTAGAGTCGGTCTTATATTCTGTGCCGTCTGTTTTCTTGGCCTTAATGTGAACCGTATCGCCATCTTCAACTTCAAACCCGGGATTTGTAGACTTAAAGCTATTCTTGTCAATATGTGCTGAATCGTATGTGTTTGGACGAGAACCTGTATTGACGTCTGGCATCTGTGTAATGCCGCCGTTTTTGTATTCGTTTTTTGCGGCCTCTATGTATTCCGGAGGAACATTTGCTTTTGTTCCGTTTCCTGCAAGCTGAGAGTATGCGTTAATGCGGTTTACTTCATCAGGAGTCCATGTTCCTCTTCTTGCCGCAGCGTCCACTTCCTGATTCCAGCGTTCGTAGAAGTATGACCTTTGAGGGTCATGGTAGTTTACGTTGCTTTCAGACAATTGAGATGCTTTAACTCCAAGGTTTTTTGATTCGCCGTAAACAACGCTTCCAAGTTTGTTTCTTGTTTGCCTTGCGTCTCTTGCTACGAATGAAAATGTGTTCTCTGTGATGATGTCATGGATGGAATGAACCTGGCCGGAGTTAATGAGGGTTGCTCCGTAAATAACTTCTGATACGGAATATCCGCCGTATTCTGAGGTCATTAAGATAATGATGTCAAATGGAAGGACATCGTCCATCATTAAGTGATGGTATGTTTTTTGTTTTTCGAGTTTTAATTGATAGATAGAATCGACGTCCTCTTTGATTCCAATGCCGGATGCTACGTCCTGGAGGAATTGCCTAAGGTCGTCATGAAGAAAAGATGTTTTGACAATTGACCCTGCTACATACCTTTTACCAATAGCAAAGCCGTCGATGTTTGTGTTTCCCAGATTGTAGACAGGAACTTTGTCCCTGAAGATTTGATAAGAGAGGGACAGAAGACTGCCCATGTGGAGATAGCCGTATCCAGGGAAGTTAAAAATAATGTGGGTGGCATCGCCACCCACAGAATGAAATTCTTCCTTGTGTAATGGCTGCTTTTGGTAATTCGGCATATTACACCTGTAGGAGAATGAACGTTATATTAACGAGAGTTGAAGGTATCCATTGGTTCCCAAGAAGAAACTGAACGAGCGATGAATGAATACTGTTTCTCTGTAGAGAGGTCGTCGATAGATACACCACCTGACTCGGAAACGAATTCAACGCCATAGATAGTCATTTTGGTTGAGCTACCGAATTCATTGGTAGAAGCCAATACGATATCGAATGGAAGGATTTGGTCTGCCAAACGGGCTTTGGTTAAGTCACGAAGACCTGAACGCAAGCCTTGGGAGGTGTTCAGTTGAAGTCTACCGTATTCAGGATTCAATGTGCCGCCGCCTCGGATGCCGTTGTTTGCTCTAGGGTCTGTTGAACCGTAGATAGCATTACGTGCAGCTTCCGGGATGGCATCTTGATACTGTCCGTTGTTGATGTGTTTGTATGCACCACCACGACGATAGTTTGCAGTTTCATGTTTACCCAGCCAAACGTCCGAACGACCCATTTCGTCCATAATGTCGAACAGTGCTTCGCGGTCAAATACAGTGAATACGCAAGAACCCATACAAGTGCGTTTACCACGAGCGATTGCCCGGGCATCCGGAGAACCCATAGTGTGAATAGGCATTTTCTCACGGTCTAGACGATAAGAAATCATCTGCATGGTACCGATTGGTTTACCGGCTAGTACAGGGGTAATATCAACACCAGAGGTTGTGGCATTATATGTGATAAAATCTGACATAATATTCCTGGTTTAAATTGGAGGAGCGGTTAAGCTCCTCCTTTGTCTTAGAGTTCTAAAGCCAGTTTAACGGCTACGTTAATCTCACGCAGTTCGAATGCAGGAACGATAGTCAATGCTACGTCCAGAACAGCCCGGCCGTTAACGACAGGTCGCTGATTAACTACATGCAGATATTTTACGATATGGTCTTGTTCAACCAGACGCTGTAGTGCGCCCTCGATTGCAACATCAACTGCAGCCAGAGTTGCTTCTGTCAGACCTCTACCGATGAACGGCAGGACGGCTGTGCGAACAGCGTTTGAAGCTTCTGCTACGGCCATAGTGGTTGACAGGAAGCGGTAGTCTGAGTTGCTGTTTGTAGCAAGTTCGTCAGAAACTACACGGACGCTACCGTTGGTGGTTTTGAAGAACACATAACCGGCGCCGGTGAGCTGGTCAAGTTTAACTTTCTTAATTTCGCCCGGCAATGCAATACGAGGAACCAACATATTAGTTGTTGATACACTTGCATTGATTGTGGTAATCAAACCTGCATATACGGCAGCACCGTTAGTAACGATGGTGTTTGAACCGGCAGAAGAGTAAGAAGGAGTAACAATTACCTGAGGAACAACAGACAGGAATTTACCAATGTTGATTGGAGCACCGTTAGAGTCGGTTACAATAGAACCGTCTACGAATCCCGAAGTGGTTTTGTAGAAGCCTTGGCGAACATCTGCGCGGGCAACCATGTTACGGAGACCAAGCAGGCCAGTGCCGTTAGAAACGATATTACCCAGAGCATCATAAGTGGCAGGAGAACCAATCCAGCGGTTCACTTCGTATTGTGACAGTGAACGTGGCATAGATGCACCGATTGTTACCAGACAGAACTCTTCGTTCTCAGAAATGGTATTAGCAAAGTTAGCCAACAGATGGGCAAAGTTTGCTTCGTGGTAGCGTTTAAATACAACCGGCTGACCGTTGCCATTGACGTCTGCTTCTGCAGGGTCTGAGGTAGTGGTTGTGCCTCTGTTTTTACGGTACAGAACTTTTTCTGTAGACCATTCGTATTTCAGTTCGCCGTTTTCTTCAGAAACGTAAACGTAATCCAAGCGGTCAAGGTCTTCTGAGCCGTCTGCAATGTTCGGAGCGTCGATGATAGCATAGTCTGTAACAACGGAGATTGCACTTACGGACTCCAGTTCTGCTAATGCGGTGTGCAGAAGTTCGTAGTAGTTTTTCCAAGTTGTGTTAATGCTATCTTCGCCTTCTTCGTATTCACCCTGAATAACTTCACGTTTGGTGTCGATGGTGTATTCAACAATAACGGAAGCTTGGTCGGCAGGGGCGTTTTGAAGTTTCAGCGCTTTAGCGTCTGATGCACCTGAGTCGTCTTGAGTGGTTGCTTCGCTAGATTTATCTTGTCCGGCAACTTTAACTACATCCAGAGTTACTTCGTAATCTTTCTTAGTGCCAGGAAGAACAAACTCATCTTTCGTGCCGTTACCTACGAATACTGCAGAACCTGCAATTTTACCGGTTGCTTTGAATTTGTAAGCAACCTGGATTTCTTTTGCTGCATCAGGAGCAGTGGTAAATTCGATGTACCGAGAAGAAGTCTCTTTGTCAGTTTTAACAGAGAAGTCTGTCGGAGAGTTTTTAACTTCTCCATCAACAGTTAATTTGCTAACGGTTACGGTGTCGGTTTTTGTTACACCAGGAAGTGAGAACTTAGCGGCGGTTCCGTTACCAACGAATTTTGCAGTGCGAGAGTATTCTTTCAGGATTACGTCTGCAAAAGGAATAGGTTCGGTAGGAGTACCGATTTTAACTTTTGTTTCGGGGTCAAAACCGAAGACTTCAACCTGGTTGCGGTTTACTTCAGAACCAGGAACGTTTGAGTATACGATTTCGTTGCCTTTGAAGACAATCAAGCATGCCTTACCGTCGTTATTAGGACGAGGGCCAACGTACACTTTCAGATTGTCTGCTGCAGAAACAGATGCTTCCAATGCAGCGAGATAGCTGTCTTTGCCGAAGATGCTTTTCAGTTTTGCTTGTTTGCCGCCAATACGGTATAGAGATACACGTTTAGCGCCACCGATAAGAGCTTCTGACATCTTACGGATAAGAGGTGAGTCTTGACCGAAGGCGGCTGCGGCACGGTTGGTGTCAGTTACACCGTACAGTGTATTGGTAGGGCCCTTCTCTGCGCGACCAATAACGAGAACGCGGGGAGAGTTATCTGTCTGGTCAATTCTCAGGTTGCCGTCCAGAAGCTCTAAGTTTACACCTGGCAAGTTTTGATATGTGGCCATTTAATTACCTTATCATTTATATATCAATTGTTTTATTTCTTCTACTTCTCTATCTTTAAGAGAATTAACGACTTGACTATAGGTTTTAATTGCTACAATCTCGTCCTGCTTGATGAACCCGGGTTCTGCGGTACCGATAAGGTAAACCAGCGAAACTCCAAACAGTCTTCGGTTCTTGTAGTGGTCTGTATTAATTGTGGACGTTCTGCCCTTGTAGACCATGAATCTAACACCCTTTTTAAATAACGGGTTTAGACGTAAGAATAGGTTTTCTAAGGTAGACGCCAACTTTCTTGCGTCCCTTGAGCTTGTAGACCAAACTGTAAATTGAACAGTGTTGTCGTACATGGCTTCGTATACGGCCGCAAGTCTGTTTTGAGGAGTTTTAACTTCTCCTATTAAAACAGGTTTAAACTGGGTTGTGCTACCTTGTATAACCTTGGAATCAAAAACGGCCGGTTCTCTACGTTTGATTTCCCATGTAACAACGTTATTGACCGGCGTGTCATCTGGCTGGTCGGGAAAGAACTCGGTAAAGTAAAATTTGTTTGGGTCGTATGGCCCAAAGTCCGATTCTGTCTCGATTAGAAGCCCTTCTGATTTGAATAGAGGATATAGCGATTCCATGAAATTGTCAATCGTTAATCCTGCGCGTTTTTGAAAGGCTTCCTCCAATGACATTGATTCTTCTACTTTTCTTCCGGATACACTGACAAGTTCCTTAAGGAGTTTTTCGAATTCATTACTAATATCATATCTATCTATCATCTTGTCTGTAATCCTATAGCTGTGAAATCCTTACGCCCCATATCGAATCCAACTCTTAAGACTTCTGTGATGTAGTAAGATTTTTCCGGTCTTATTGGGAATTTTATAGAACCTTCGTCGTTCATTACTGGAAGGTAGATTACATCTTTTTCGAATGCTTCTAGTCTATATGGTAGTATTAGTACCCATGCTGAATCTACTGAACGTCCAATAGGGGATGTACCATTATTATAAGAAGAGCCTGTAGTTGGCATGATTGACCTTGTGAGCCACATATGTCCCGGGATGATTTGTTCGTCCCAAAGGTAGCCCGCCCCGTTACAATCAGGACAGTCCGTCATTCCTTCTTGGCTGATGGGGTTATAGCAATGACATTTTATTTTTGTGCCATCTTCATTGTGTCTAGATTTACGATATATAAATGGCCGGAGCTTATTTACAAATTCGTCACCTGTAAACAAGTCCACCATCTCTTGTCGTAAATCAACCTCTGCGAGAAAGGGGCTGATGTTCGTTGCCATGACCAAATCCAGTCTTATAGTATTTGCCATCGATTTCAAGTTCTTTGTTCGCGGCTATAGGCATAACACTTCTGTATCGAGGATGATGCCATTCTCTATCAGAAACCCTGCTGCGGCAATTGTATTGACCTTTGACAAAAGAACTTGCCAATACGCTTGCGGCAGCATCAATTGCGGATAAGATATCGTCTGCGCAACTCTTTGAATCTTTTGCAAAATTAAGAGCAGAATTTGTGTCGAACGTAGAGTCTCTTTGGACCTCGAAGTCTCCAAGAACTTTCTTTACGGACTGACCCTTTAGCAGTGTTCCGTAAATCTTGTTTGCAACGGCTGCTAAAACAGAGCAAATGACATAGTCGCGCTTGATAGCGTAAAGCTCTTCTCCTGTCAGATTCAGTCTTTTTCTTCTTAGATAGTTCTCAATCCAGATTGATTTATTAAAAATCATTTCTGACACATCTTGTGAGAATTTTTCAGGGAAGGAAACTTTATCTGCAGGAATTCCGAGCTCAATATCCCTGATTGAAGCATAAAACGGAGAAAGAAGAATCTCGGAGGCAGATTCTGAAACATCAACAGAACTGCCATCCTCGAACTCTACCTTAAATCCGTATATTGTTATACGGTTATTCAAGAATTACCTCCCCGACACCAAGAATGTCGCCTTTGTAATATTTATACTTAATCTTATATGGTTTACCTATATCTTCATCAGAGAAGTATACCATGCCTGTGTAGGTATCAATAAGAACCTGTCCGGCATTGGCTTTTGCGGATACGCCGCCTCTTGCCGGTCTTTCTGGTTTGAACTTGTACCATCTTGCATACTTCCCGGCGTCTGTTGTGTGTACACTCGGAACTACCTCTGCCCGTTTGCCATCTATTTCTACTATAAATGCATCTAGCGAAGCAACTGATGGTAGGCCGAAGAATAGTGGGTCATATGAACCACTTGCAAGACCTTCGTTTCCTAGCCTTGTACATAAGACACCTTTGTAGGCATATTCAAAGGTAGGAATAAATAGCTCTGCTTCGTCATTCATTGATGACAGGTCATCCCCTCTTTCAGTAGATTCTACCAAATATGGTTGAATGTACTTTCCACTTTTCCTTGTTGATAATGGGACAATGGAAATGTAGTAGTCTTGTGCATAAGAGGAACTGAAAGAGCCTGATGTCCATATAACTCTTGCACCGTCATTAACGGTTATGCCTCTTTTGTCGGAATCAATTACAATAGACAGCTCTGATGGAGATTTTAAAACCTGTGTGTCAGATAGGACCATCTCTTTGCGAAGGTAATCATTCATACAGTGATAAGAAACCCCGGCATCTGTTTTAGAGATAATAATTGTCGCCCCGGAGCCTCGTTGGCCCGGATTAAGAATCACATCGATTAAGAACGTGCCCTTTAGCCTGCTTGCGTCTATCTTCATCTTTGAAGAGCCCTGGACTTTGAACTGGTGCGGCTGCTTCTCAATATCATTGTAAAATGTTGCTGTCCTATCTTTTGTTTTAAGCCTGTTGTCTTGCGTTCTGTACATATTTGTGCAGATAGAGAGGGGGTTTCTGTACAATGGCTTCGGCATTTCCTCTGAAATTGTCCCCGACTGTTCGAGCCAGTTTGACTTGTCTAGTATAGAGCGCTCTATATAGGCATTCATAGTGGATACATTATCGTCAAGATACGATGTGGTTCTATGGAATATAAAGCAGTCTCCTTTTTCAAATCTACCGTCAGTTATAGATAATTTAACTCCGTCTATTATCATCTCTTGCCCCGATAATTTTACTACCTTTGACGGTTGATTAAACACAAATGAGGATGTGGTGCTGTCATAGTAATAGTAATTTGCAGGGACATCTTTTGACGTGCCAATTTCCGGACCGACAATTTCTGTTCTTACTCTACCGCTAGAGCCTACTACTAATGCCAACCCCCATCTTCCATTATGAATAATAGTATGGTCGCCGCTCGCATAATTATCTCTCGTTACCGCCACAACAGAAGAATTTGGAGATACAAATGTCCATAGCTCACCAAGCAAACTATTCTTTGTCTCTTCTCTTACATTATACCTTGTTCTATCGTTCAGTGTGCAATTAGCAATAGCAAAACCATAATTCCTGCTCGATGAAGCCTCTCCCCATTTCACCGATATACCAAAATAAGAGCCAGGCTGCATAATAAACCCATCCGAACTTATAAGGTCCTTTAAACTTTTCCTTTTTTGTTCTGCAATAGATTTAGGAATACATATGGGGTTATACCTATAGCGGCCGTTCGGGGCGTTTTCACCCAAGAATCTTGAATCGTTTGAATACAAATTACTTGATGTACTAAGCCTAAATGACGGACTAGAATCAGATAGCTTTATAAACGGGATTTCTGAACCATAATAGATTCCGGGTGTACATATACCCACGCTTAACCCATCTCTGGATAGAATGAATCCGACAATCTGATTTTTTAAGATAGGTTCCCAGTTTGTGCTAGAGTTAAAACCCGTAGCATTTGCCATTTGCGTTTTTACGGTTTCAAATGTTTTGGTAGACCATGTTTCACCGAGATTGTTGGAATACATAATCCCGGCGTCTGTAACCATGGCTACGGAGCCTAGCCCATTACCATTTATTGCGTAAACATGTTCAACGCCGATATTTGAAATCCTTTTGACATTTGGCTCGGTATCGGTATCGTTATCATATTCAACTCTGTAAAGACCGCTTTCCCCGCATCCAATTAATAGTCCTTTCTTCCTATCGTCCCATGCAATACCAGTGATTTGTATTCCCCTATTCTCATGTGGGAGATTTGTTTCATCAAGGATAATATAGTTAGCATTACCGATAGAGGTTAGCAGTACGCCTTTTCTAATAACGATAGCGACGTTTTGTCCGTACAAAGGCCATACGGCTTCAGAGTGCTCATACCACTTTCCGTCTGGATGATTATACTTATCATATGACAGATTTACTAATCCTCCGTAATATGACAGATGGTCTATCGGTGTGAGTGCCTGAATGTTAGAGTTTGACACATAATTCCCAACAGGAATTTTTCTAATCCTAAACTCTGCTTCAGCAAGAGCACCACCTTTGATAACGTCAATCTCCCATCTCTCCGGAAGTCCAACCTTTCGCGTTGCTGATATAGCCTTAATTGCACCTGTGCCCTTCTTGACGGACGTCGTCTCAAAGAACGGCTTTATTGCAGAATTGATATTTTCCCTGCGTTTAGAAAATGTAGATGTAACGCCTTTTTCGTTTGTGATTTCACAAAAGTCTTTTGGATTTGCACTGCTTTCTCTTGTGTATGAAAGTGAGCCGTAGAACGAACCACAGGTTGAAATATTGTTCCTGCTGATATACCCATTAAGAGATGATGCCAATGGGGAAGAAAATATATAGTCGTTAAAGAAATCAAGTTGGAATATATCTAACGACATAGGTCTTACAGAATTGTATTTTTCGTCGGTCATTCCGGTGAATAGAGCAGATGATGATTGCCTTGAGCCTCCTCCGGAGTATGCCAAATCTTCTGAGAACGGTATTCTAAACCCATCCATTGAGTTCCCCATAAATGACCACCGTCCTACTGGAGAATAATCTCTATCGTTAAAACCATACACTGATGAAAAATTTTGCGCATACTCTTTGTCTGTACTTCCGGCAACAATAACCTTATATGTGATATCAACCACTGTTGTTGCATCCTGGTCGATTATGTCGTCCAATGGGGTGTAGAACATTGGGCCAGTCGTTCTTGGTGAAAGACATATTGTGCCAATCTTTCTTATTCCGGAATCTGGAGCGTTAAGTATCCCTCTGAATACAATAATACTTCTCCCCTCCGAGTCTTTTTCTAGTGAAACCCTTTCGACTCCGCCCGATGTTGCCGAAGATGAGTACTCTTGCCCATCGGAGAATTTAAAACTATATGACGGAGAAACTGGATATTTATTCTGATAATAAAACGGTGTTTTAGGCATCCTAAACGGTAGCGTATATATATCGCTTGAATTGTCGTTGCTCCCGCTTCTTGTGCCGATACCGAATTGCCTTTTATCCTTGCCGGCGTGCTCAAAATAGCCTACGTTAGAGAGCATCATTCTTGCAGGAATTGTTTGTATATTTTTGCAGGAAATCTCTCTTTTAGCCCTGCCCGTTTCTTTGTCTTTTAGAATTATTGTCGGGTATCCATATAGATTCATATCTATTCACCTGTTTTGATTTTTATTCCTGCAAAGGAACCTACTTTTGATAATGTTGAAATCATTGTGTCTGACATGCTCATCTCCGCGCCTCGGTAATCTTTTGAAGTGAATCTAAATCCAGTGTGAGATAATGTATTCTGAGTGGTGGCTATCATTGTATCTGACAATACGAGATGTTTTGTTTCAGGCTCCTTTGAAGCCATACTAAAAGCTATTGACGAGGGAAAAGAATTATATCCTCTTACTGTGTCGATTGCATTTGGACCGGAGTATTCTGGAACCTGGTCACCTAAGGAGCCCCTGAATATTCCGCCGAAGACACTTTCGATTGTCATTGTTGGCGGATTATCTATTTTAAACCTTGACTCTACTTTATTTTCAGTATGACTAGAGTCTCCTGTGATAGACATTTTAAGGAGGTCATCTTTTAGCCTTTGGGGGATGTCGCCTGTGAGTTTTCCACCTGGTGATTTCCAGAGAATCTGGTTGACTGGTTCGATTCCGAAGTCTTCGCCTATTGCTACGTTTTCTAATTTGTATTCTGTTGGGATTAGGCTTGAGAAATTTGAGAAGGATTGACCTATTAGGGCTGTTGTATGTGATTGATGTGACTCTAATTTGTCATCAATAGGGATGATGCCGCGCCCGTTCTCTATTACGATATTTGGTTTTTCTACGTAGATAAAAACGTCTTTGTCGTTAATTATCGACAGGCCGTATGTTTTATCCTGGTAGTCCGTTTCTGGAATAGAGAAATAAAACTTAAAGATATATTGTATACTGTTCGGGTCGTCCGGGTCTTTTTGCTTCTTCTCTGAAAGTTCAAGGATGAACCTTTGCGGAAGGATTGATAATCTTTTTGATAGAACTATTTTTGTATCTTCAAGCACACCCTGGTCTGTTGGTTTAAACCTCATTCTTATTGGGGAGGTTTCGGAACCTAATAGTTGTCTATAGATTCTTTCAAACTCTGATAGTTTAACCCTGAAGTATCTGAATTTTGTAGACCCAAATACGTTTTGAAACGGGATGCCAATTACCTGAATTTGCGATGTGCCTAGTGGGTCATCTACGAATGTTGGTTTCTTTAAAACAATGCCGCCAGGAAGGTATTCCATATTCCTGTCAGTAAAACCTTTGGCCAGCAAATCGGAGAAGTTTTCCGAATCTGTCTTCTTCCAGTCTATCGGCATTAATGTTCTACTGGTCATTTATATGTACCTTTCTGGCGGATATATTTATGGCGCTTTACCTTGCGTTCCATCACCTAGATGGTCTGACTGTTTGAAGTTATCGGTTTCTTTATATTGTCGTGCATACACTATGAACTCGTTATAGTATATACGCTGTTTCTTATTCCATCTAGTAAAGATAGCTGCGCGGTTGTCTGGTTTGATTGTAACTTTCCATTTCTTCACACCTTCATAACCTGCTACGTCCTCTATAAATTTGACTTCATCAATAAGGTTGTAATATGCGGCCTTTATACCCGCCTCTGTATTTTCTCTAACAATAAAAGGGACGTCTGGAACACCGACTGTTTCTGTTTTAGAGAATTCCAATAGGGCAAGGTCTACTCTTCCGTATGAGAATATAATAGTAACTGGCCCGCCGTCTTCACCCACAAGGTGGCAGCCATCTGTCTCTATCTCTGCTATAGTATTGTATTTAAAGGAGTTTGTTTGGGATGGGTTTGTATATACCTTCGTAACTGCGCAGATATCTTTAATATCTACGTTGTTATTGGTAAGTTCTTCTTTTAGTCTCGGATTGACACTAACGAAGAGGTCTAAAATCCATCCGTCTGAGTTTGTTACCTTACCACTTCTTAGTAGCCAGGGTTTTAGTTCTAATTCTCTACTCATGGCCTAAATCCTGGTAGGTATGGGTCTCTTACGAAGTCTAGATTAGTAAATCTTCTCTTGTCTTCGTCGTCCGTACTGAGTGGTTTTGGTTTTTCTGGGACAACCTTAGACGGCTCTCTCGGGTCAAACTCTTGACTTACACTAGGAGGCGTAGGAACAACTTTAATGTCAGATTGACGTTTATCTTCTTTAAATGCGTCGCCCGGGTCGAAGTCATAAGACTGGGTTGTTGCAAACTGGTCTGGATACCTAACGACATTGCCGTCTTTGTCTGTGACCTTGCCCGCATCAATCATCCACCATTCTATTCCTCCGACATTAAATCCGTCCTGAATGCCTATGATTACACCGATAGAATTAAGGCTATCAATAAAGTCTTTCGCCTCAATTCTAGAACATATAACAGATGGGTCGTAGTTTCCGCCTGTAACCTTGTATTCAACTTCGGTTCTAGTAATAGTACAAGACTCTGCAGAATCTTTTGTGAGAACTGGTTTGTCAAGGCAGCAAGAATTGGCTTCTGAGAACTTAGCCTCGAAGGAGTCGGAATCAAGCCCTCTTTTTGTGGACTCAGATAAAACTATGCTCTCTTCTTTTATGTCTATTTTCTTGGCTTCTAGATTATACAGGACACCAGGGTCATAAACCTTCTCGTCGACCCATTTCTCGCCCCTGACAATAGTTGTGGTATCTATTGGCCTGCTGTTATACCTGTACAAGGAAATTGATATAGGGGTGATTGTCCTGAGGAACTCTGAAATTTCTTCCTCTGTTGCTGAGTACTCTGCGGGGATTACGGACGGGATGTATAGAAACATCCCATCGCCATCTTCTGCTATAAACGGGACATCTCCGTATTTAGCGTATTCAGAAATAGAAAGTTTGCTATCTTCCTGAGAAGCCTGACCCTGATTCCTGGTATCTCCTTGGTCTTGTCCGTTGTTATTGTTTGGCATATTTTACCTCAGGGATTATTTTCTCTACTTGGGTCGTAAGGGGCTACACCTTCTGTTCCTCCGCCATTTATAGGGGTGTCGTCTGGGAAATCGTCCGGATTGTATAAAGGAGGGCTTCCACTGCCTTCAGTGTTGCCATCTCCCTCATTGTTTGCCGGAGGTGGTGCTGGCGGCGGACTTGAAGGAGGCGCCGGGGGAGCTGGAGGCTGTACGGGTGTTTCCTCTACTATTGGTAATGCTGGGATAGGCTGAGACGGAGAATCTGGAAGTTTATCGAATTTATCTCTTAACAATACGCAGTAGTTAATATACTTCGGCGGCATGTTTAGATAGATTCTTAGTCCGTCTGAACCTAGGTCTAGCTTCTCTTTATCGATGGAAATCCTAATTCCGCTTGTTCCGTCTTTCTGTTTAATTACTTTCCATGGTTTTATCAATTCCGCTATTGATGTGTTAGCACCTGCGGCGTTCTGATTATATCTCCTTGGGAAAATAAACTTGGAGACACTATTTCTGTACCAGAACCTATAAGTGTATTCTTCCTGCCTTATTAGATGAACATTATAGCCTGTGGAGAGCCTTATATTAAATGTGTCTATTCTTTCAACCATATAAGGGAATTTATAGTTGAGAATAAACTCATCGCTCTTAAAGTTTTTGACCTTGTATCCGGTCCTGTATGTGTTTTTGAACTGGGTATATCCTAGTCTTACTTTATATCCGGCGCGATAATGTGCATTGAGCCTATCGCCAAAGAAAAACCTTCTTTTGTATGGAGACCTTACCTTCAGATAAAATTCATCGCTGAATTTCATTTTATACCCGAAGGAGAATACAGTAAGAAAAGGAAGTTGTTTTTTATTGATGTAATAGCCAGTCCTATACATCATAGGCTTGGGAGGCTTGTTAATCCAATAGTAGTCTCTTACTGATACCTTAACAGGCTCTAGGGTATGGACCGTATACCCTGTGGAAAACTTAAACTCTTCCACTCTGTCAAAATAAACCGTAAGAGGAATTCTCACGGTGTTATTTTGGTATTTTGCGAGGTCTTTAAGTGTTTGACTCAAAGCCGAATGGAATATTGTAATCACTTTGGACCTCTACTTGGCTATTCTGAACCCTATTTTTACTCCGGATAGGTCAAATACATTTAATGAGGAATTTGATTCCCTTTGTATTCTTCTTCCATCTGGAAGATATGTCATGTATGGATTATATAGGATGTTTATTTTGACTACTGCTATATCTAGTGCCTTTAGAAATCTTATTGATGTAGAATCTGCCATGTATAAATCTTTTAGGGAAGATTCTATTGATTCTTTTGGAGATATTTTGGCTGATATTAATTCAAAGAATTCGTCTCGGTCTTCCCTTAGTTTAGGAGCGGCAATTTCGTTGAACTTTCGGTTTATTACCGTTTCATTGTCTCCGGCAAATGCATCTGTAAGACTATTGAATCCGTCTATGAGTATGTCTTGGTAATCAATAGGAGGCTGGGTGTACTGAGAGGATGTGAATGTATATGTTTTTCTTCTTCTTTCCGCTGCGGCGCGTCTTGCTGCTGCCTGTTGCTCTTTCTCAGTTTTTATTCTGTTTGCAACATCAATATACTTGGGTCCGAGAAACTGCCTTTCGAATGGATTGAGTGCATCTGAACGGTTTTCTGTAGAACTATAAATGTTCACAGCATTAGCAGCAGTGCCCTTAGCTCCTCTGGCCTTTTTCCTTCCGGCCTTACCTGTTGCAGCGGGAGATGTTATCCCTACTCTTGCACTTGGAATTGCTATAGCTAGAACTTCGCTATCTGTCCCACTCAATGGATAGATTTTAAACGGATTGCTTGTTACGGGTGCAGACGACTTAACTCTGATTCGAATTGTGCCAGACTCTTCATAAATCTTATCTATGAATGCCTGTGCTTCGTATGCATTGGATGAGCCCATTAGTCTAACGTCTTGACCAGGAGAAAAGATTTCTTTTACTGCATTCAGCAAATCACTATTAGTAATTTCATTATCCCTTTTGCCCGAAAGAATGTCTGAGACAAGTCCATCTGCAGCGCGAATTATGAAGTCTTTTTTGGATTTAAATCTTCCACCGCCGTATAGCCTTACGGCGTCATGGTCATCTGGAGATGATGGTCTTGGAATTTCTGATTCTGACCCTGGAACTTCTTCTACATACAATACGGTATATGGGCTTACTGATACTTCCAGTTCAAGCTTGCCTCCATTAACCTTCTGACTGTAAGACTTTAATTTGTCGAGGTCTTCTGGTGTCATAGGCGTAGAGTTTCTCATTATTAAGAGGGGAATCTCTATAAAAAACTTACCTATATCATCTCCGCTTATTTTTACATAATGAGAGCTATCACTAGCAGTACCTCCAGGAGAGAATGTTTTTCTTGTAACAACTCTGGCATCGTATTTTGCTTGACGGTCGTAGTCTATTTTTTGAGCCTGTGAATATGTCGGGCCGGACTCTCTGGTCATATCTGTGTAAGATATAAACTGATTGTCGCCCTCGAAGGCATACTTATGCTCGTCGCTTGATTGCGCACCGGTATTTGATAATACCTTTGTGCCTATGATAGAACCGGCCCTTTGGAAGATATACTTCTTAGAGCTAGGGCCGTCTGCAATAAAATAGTCGTATGTTTTAGGGTTTAATATATCCTTGAAGTAGCCTTCTGTAATATTGACCACTTCTCGGATATTATTAATGTTTGTTTGGTCGTTTGAGTCTATTAGTCCGTCAATTCGGAGGTATGGGTTATCCCCTTTGTCGTCCATCTGGTCGTCAAGATTGGCCGGGAGATAAATGTCGAAATAACGCTCTAGAATCCCGTTAATATTAACATCATCTTGGATATTTTCTAGTATTGTTGCCATCCCGGCCACTCCTATTAGCTATTACCAGTTAAGATTAAATCCATGAACTCGCGGACTTCTCCTGCCCCAGATACGTTTGTTGGTGTACGTTTAATCCAGATTGCATAATACTCGCCAGGATTTAATGTTCCAAGAACAAGAGGGCTTCCTTTGGGATGGTCCTCAAACTGGATGCCTGCCGGAGCTTGAAGTTCATCAGTGATGATATTTGCGTCTGTATTGGGGAGAGATGCTTTGCCTAGTTGGTGCTTGGCATATGAACTTCCGCCCAGATATGCCTTAAGACCGATAATTGAGCCTTTTCTCGAACCAACCGGGTTGTTGTAAACGTAGATGCAGCGGTAGTCTGGAGTTTTGCTTTCTCCGTCCTGCTGTGTGATGTCGTCCCAGAGGGAGTTCATTTGCATACCATTTTGACTGATGATGTATGATACTCCTTCGTTAGCAGATTGTGCCATCTTGCCGCCGATTGATTTATTAGGCTCAACTAAGTTTGTTGATGTGGTGCTTCCTGTAGAAAGTCTAATTTCGATATTAGCCATTTGATAAGGTTCCGTCGTTTGTTTCTAATATAATATATATCTTACGATTGCGGCTTAGGATTTCTGATACTGATTCATTAAAAGTGTATGTTACTTTCCCATATAGTTCTGTATCAATACCGGCGCCTCTGACATATGAATTACTGAACGGGATTGGTTTATTCCCGATATCTTCATTATCAATTTTAGACCATCTCCAGGTTCCTTTAAAATCTTTGGTACCTTGGCCATTGTATATAAAGGGAGGCTTACTGCCTTCTGTTTCGTCCGAAAACAGGACGATGCTTTTGTCTTCGTTAAGGACAGTTATCTTATAGTGGAATCCGCCATTACTCTTGTAGTTTCTTTGGACGTTAAATTCAACCTTATCTAGCCTTTTAACCATTCTTGCATGTCTTGGCTCTGTAAGGTTGGAGACTGTGTCGTATCCTAGGATATTGAATGATGGTGGATGTATTAGTAGCTGAGATTCGTGTGCTAAGTCTAGTTTTTTGAGATATTGTTTTAGTTTAGCTAAATCAATACGACATTTGGTATTTAGTACATAGTGGCCGGAATAGAAAATCTCTTTATCTAGAAGTCTTTTTAGGTCTGTGCCGTCATAGATTCTAATCCATGCCATACATGAATCTGCGAGAGACTTCCATCTTATCTGGGCGCCGCCCTCTAGATTGTTAGGATGCCTGATGTTCAAATCATTCCGATTAAACTCTCTTGGCCTAACCGAGGAATCTTTCATCCTGGAGATGCCGATGTAGAACTCCACAAAATGATTTGACGTTGGGGAGATTCTTGGAATTTGAATGGTATCGGACTTTAGAGTCGAACTATCTTTAAAAGCCTTAAGGCCCTTTTTGAATGTTACTACATCCGCAGAAAGATTGCATCTGTGAATTGCTAAAGGAGTGTTTGGAAGAAGATGGAACTCTCCGACATGAAATTCTATATACTTCTTGCCATCAATTTCTTTTGCTAATTCTTCAAAAGAAACCTTAAACCCATCGTCCTTTTCTTCATTTGATTTCTCTATCTCGCACATGAATGCACAGATGTCTTCTGAACTATTATTATAGTTTAGCGGAATAGAGGGCCTGATTGAATCGTATCTTTCAATGAAGATGGGTTCGGATTTCCACCGGTCTATGACGGGAGAAGGGTCTTCACCCATTGTCTCTCTTTCATTTATAATTTCGTGCATTCCGTATGTAGAGCCTAATGCCTCGAAATATTTAAACGAATGAATTGGTTCTCTGTACGCTAGGTCTGTTTTTATGAGCTTTTTCTTGCGGCCGGGCTTTTCATCGTAAATGAGAACCTTGTTCTTCTTTGGGCCTTCAAAGCCTTCAAATGATGAATGTACGGATGGAATTGCAAATGTGCCTTCAACATTGTAAACACGCTTCGGCCAGATGCCTGTGTTACTGTCCGGAACCTTCCAATTCTTTCCTGCAAGTGTGTTACTATGGATAAGCGCCATTTTAATTCTTCCATCTTAATTCGTATTTGTCATGAGGTTCTTCATCATCATTCTCGATAACTTCTATCATAATAGATTTGTTATTTCTTATGGTAGAAAATTCAAGAATGTAAGATGTGTCCTCTTTGAAGAAACCCATTGGTGCGAGATGGTTATTGTTGAAGGCTTCTGTCATTTCGAAGTTGAAATTTGCCAAATCAATAGGGGTATCCGCGAGCGGTTTGTCAAAATTGAAAATAATCTTATTTGGAAGCCTAACTTCGATTTCTGGCTGCTTTTGCTCGTCTTGTGGACTCTGCTGTCCGGTAGCCTGACCTTGACCTTGAGCCCGAGTCTTTCCACCTGAGGTGTGGAGAATCATCTCATATGGGTTCTTGTAAAAATCGTTCAGCTTTTCTGCTGTGATTCTTGATGACGTTGCTTCCGGAGTTTTGTCTTCTACGGGATGTTTTCTTCCGGTGCTGAACTTTAAAGTATAGTCATCTTCGGATTTTGATGTAACCGTTGGAATAATTTTAATGACACCTATAGAAATAGAAGGGTCTTTTATTGTTATTGTAGACCCTTCAACCTCTATACCGCTATCTAAGGAATACACGCCCTTTTCTACTACCTTAGCGCCGTCAACATAAACGTCTGCAATAATAACCTTGGTCCCGCTCCTTGTTATTGGTTTGCTGACTGGTTTTACCTCTACTGTTTTTTCAATAGAAGGATTGACGCTAATCTTATCTCCGGCGGGCTGACCGTCGATAAGGATTTCCATAGACACCGAGGTTATGTCCCTTGTTATATACAGGACATAATCCGACATCTCTTCAAATGGGTTAACCGGGGTGATGGTAACCTCTGTTCCATCAACAGAAATTTCTGTTTCCACATAAGCAGAGCGGTCCATTCTGAACGCATCGCTATATGATTTTACATTTTCTTTTAGTCCGGTTGTTTTACCGACCCTTAGGACGGCAATGTGTTGCTTAAGGGTCTCTACTGCTACAGGTTCAGATAACTTTAGTTTTAAAGACCCCTTTAGAGGCATAAAGCTAAGCTGCTCTTCTGTGTTTAGAGCCTTTTCTACTATTAGTTTTCCTGACATTGTATGCCGCCCGTTTCTAGGTTATTTCTCGGTTTCTTTTTCGTCTGACTCTTGAGCTTCTTCTTCTGCAGGAGCCTCTTTCAGACGAGCGATTTCAGATTCGATTGTAGTGATAACGCCACGACGGTTTTTACCTCTGGTTTCTGATTCTTTTGCGAATTCCAGAATTTCCAAGGTTACATCAGGGATGTTCTTAACTGCAATCATGGCAACTGATGTAGCTGCATCTAAGATTTTATCAGTTACAAACTGAATCCGTGGGTCAGCTTTCTGGGCTTCTTCCAATGCGGCAAGAGTGGTCTTAGTGCCGTCCTCAAGTTCGATTTCTGCTTCAAGGACTCTAACCTCTTGAACGTCCTCAAGTTTAAGAACATTGTCGTATTTACCTTGTGCAACTTCTTTTCTAAGTGTGGCGGCCCGCTCGTAGAAACGGTCAGATGCAACATTGGATTCGATTTCACCACGGCGAATATGATGGGCTAAAATTTCCAAGTCTCCGATTCCCAATTTTGAAATATCGAAAACTGTTTCTTCTCCGCGCTTGAGGCTAATCTTTTCTCCGAACAGGAACATCTGCGTTAGCAGTTTTACTTTTGCTTGAATTGCTTTCATTTATTCACCAATAAAAAATGGGGGCAGGGAGTTTTAGCCCTACCCCCATGTTGTTAATCAACTATGAGTATATTATATACCTAGTTTTAGAAAATTACTTGCGTTGAATTCGTGGCAAGTCGCTAACGATAGCCTGAGGAGGCAGAACGATTTCGTTAGGTTCGATGCTAACGTTTTTAGCGATAGATACTGCTTGCCCATCATTGAACAATGCCAAGCCGTAACGTTCACGAATTTTGATATTTTGGATGTCGCGTGCTGGGTCGTCCCATTGCTCAACGGTCGGTTCTTCCTGAACGAAGATTGCGCCCAGTTCAGTAGTGTCCAGCATGATGATAGAAGTGGTTTTCTTAGCTGCATCAAACGGAACGAACGGAGAAGCGATGATTGTTAGGCCTTTAGTTCCAGGGAAGTATGCCGGGAACTTGAACGGAGTATTCTGAGTGCCAACACGTTCTTCTGTGGTCAATGGAGTAGCTGGCTGACCAGACATACGGCCAAAGCGGCGGAATGCTTCTGACACTGAACCAGACAAGCTTTCTTGCGGCATAGAGGTGAACCAGTTTTCCAGAGAGCCGTTTTTCAGAGCGTATTCACGCATAACTGGGTCTTTGGTGAAGGTTGCCCAAGCCAAAGGATGACACAGGATTACGTTAGGTTTGTAACCACGTTCCAGCATGTTAGCGTACATATCGTACATATCATCTGCAGTGAAAGAACCGTTGCCTGCACCAGAGATATCACGACCGGTAGTGCGGCCCAGGATAGACTGGGTAGGATTGTCATTGTCGAATACGGTAACACCGGCAGAGTTAATCATACGGAAGATGTTTTGCTCTTTGGCGCGAGCCATTGCTTGGCCCAGACGGGTCAAGTGGAATGCAACAACATCCCATTGGGAGTTACGCAGCATTTCGTCGGTAATGCGGATACGGTTACCGTATTTACCAACGCCAGCGAACAATTGACCACCACCGTTAGTGGTGCTGACCTCTGGATATTCACCGCCCTCTGCAACAGAGTTGTCATGAACTTCAATAGCGCCGTAGGTGCTTACGTTGACCTGAGTGATATTCGGGTCAATGTAGATTTTCTGCAGCAGGCGTTGGCCAATAAGGTTCGGCTCAACAGCGCTGATAACGAATTCTTCAACAACTCGTTTGAATGCGATTGGGAAGTTCGGAGTAGCGAAGGCATCTGAGAATTTCAGTTCCGGGATGTTGCCGGTCAGAGCGTCGCTAATTGAAACTGATGTACCGTCTGCGGTTTTGCCGCTATTGTCAAACAGGCCACGGATAAACTGAATGCTTTCTTTTTCTTTTGCGTATACTTCGTCGAATTTTTTAGACATAGTTGTAAATTATTCCTATGGTTGTTTATTAGCGGTTAATCAAGTTGATACGAACAAGGCCGTAACCGTTAGAGTATGCAATTTTGTGTTCTAGGCCGCCAGTTGCAGTACCGGGCATTTTGTCTAAGTCATGACCACCGGCAGAGCTTGTGCGGGTCAGTTTCAACAGGCTGTCACTTTCAGGAGCAACAACTTGAAGAACTTGTCCGAGAATTTTTTCTTTTTCGGTAGTTGATTGGGCTACAATCATATTTGAGTTTTTGTCGAAAGTAACAAAGTCACCAGGTTTAACTGTGGTGAAGTCTGCCAGGGTGCCGCTTCCAGTGCTAGGACCTTTAGCTGCGATGAATGCAGAAATGCCTTTCAGAGGAGCTTTGGCGTATTCGGCATCTGAAGTAACCAATGGCAATTCAATCATGTAGTCACATACGAATTGAACACGATGTTGGTAGTTCAGGTTTTTGTAGTTGAAGTGTGCAGGGTTAATACCGTCGCCACCTGGATGACGCCAGAAGTCATACAATGCAACACCTACAGGAGCTGATACTGTCAGATTGGCAGCGGTCAGTTTGTCTTTAACTTTTTGGCCCACAGTTACAGGTTGACCATCCGGACCGATTACGCCTTCATCTACATCGACTTGGGTGTATTCTACGTCAGAATCAGCCAGACCGGCAGGAACTACATAGCCGTTGCTGTCTAATGCAACAACTTTACCAGTTGAGATTACAACGTGAGTTTTGATGTCTTTTGAAGGAACACGAATCAGCGGCAGGTACGGGGCTGGCATGAATTGTCCTGCAGGGTGAATACCCTCGGAGAACATTACGGCCGGAGTTGACCAGTTTTCTCGAGAGTAGTGTTTTGTTTTAGGGGTAGTAGCAGCTGTATTTTGATATTGGAACATTATGGATTTCTCTCCAGTTTGTTAAGCTTACGCCTTGATTTTAGCTTTTTCGGCAAACTGTTTAGCTGCCGCAATGCCCTGTGTGTTCAGGATAGACATAAACTGGGCATAGCATTCTTCTTTGCTGCCAAATTCCAGTCCGTCTTGAACTGTCAGATTTTCGTCTTTTTCTTTGTCTTTGCCTTCGCCTTCGGCAGAGTCTTCGATTTTTACAGAACCTGGCTCAAGAGGTTGTTTAGGTTCTTCTACGGAGTCTTTAACAGGTTCCGGTGTTACCTGGGACTGTTCTACTGCTGAAGCTTGAAGGTCTTTCAGTTTGTCTGAAAGCGACTCGATTGTTCGTTTTTTCAATTCGTCAATTTTAGCAGAATCCGAGATTTTCTCAATAGTTGAAATCTGGGAAACGATTGATTCTTTTAGCATATCACGAATTTGTGCAAGCTCTACGGTTTTATTGGCCAGCTCTTGTCTCAAGACTTTGTTTTGAGAAGCAAGGTATCCGCCTGCATTACCGGAGATTACGGCTTGAAGCTTATCAGAGATTGCAGTTGTAAGTTTTTCAATCAGTGCGTCGTTATTGAATTCTGCCTGAGCATAACCCGGCTCGATACCGTCTGAAACTTTTTCCGGCTCTTTGGTTTCTTTACTCGCCTCGACAGCCTCTGCAATGACTGCTTCATAATCTTCGACTTCAAGCTCTTTCAGCTTGTCTTCGATTAGAGTGACGATTGGTTCTTTGTCTGCTGAATCTTCAATTTTTGTAGAGAAGAAAGACATCGCCAAAGATGCAGACAGTTTGTCTGAAATCGGATAGGTCTTTTGTTCGCCAAAAACGTAATCCAGGATAGTTAGGCCTTCCTCAGAGGGAAGCCGATAGTCTTTAATCCCTAGAGTTTTGGCATATTCGACAAGTGCCTCGCTAGACTTATTGATGTCTTCGATTTTTACTGTCATCTGTTTACCTTTTTCTATTTCAAAATCTAATATCTGTAGGTGGGATTGACTATTTTTACTATCCCGAATCAATGTTGCTCTGGCATTTGTATCTGCAGGGTTTGCAACATATGATATGTGGTCGAAGTGCATTTTGCCTCCGACGTAGTAGCATTTGTCGTTCCCGTATTTGACACCGCGTTTATGTTCGCATCTGTTTGGGGAATTAACCTTTGATGAACAGATTGAACAATAGGCATCTTCTACGCGCCCGTCGACAGAAACAAATCCAAATTCCCCGTCAAGGATTTTGTCAATCGCTTCTTTGTCTGTTATTTTTGCTACAAGTTCGATATGCCCAAGACCTTTGTATGCTCTTGAGCGGTATTTTTTATCAAGTCCGGATTCTTTTGCCTGACTTAGGTATTCTACAGGAGAAAGTTTACTGAATGAATCTTTAGACTCCTGGTATTGGATATACTCTGAAGAGATGACGCGCCCGAGTGTTCTTGAATCTGGACGATGCTCTTCTGTGACTGGTTTGTATACCGGAGTCACAAATGTTTTATGACCGGCCATCATTCCTGACGGTGTGTATATCCAGTTATTTCCATTTGGTCGGCCAGAGTGGGTTGCTTCCATCTTTACGGTTATGCTTTTTATTTTTGCACCGTTGGATAGAGAATCGGAGATTCTTTGTTGAATCTCCTCATCTACGCTGACCCTTGCCGTCGCTTCAAAGCGGTCGTTAAAGTCTGTCACTAAATTTCTCCGGCTAGTCTGTACATCTCGAGCAATGCATCTTGGATATCTGAATCTGAGGTTTCTTCAGACTCACACATAAGACCAATTGAATTAGAGAAGACAGAAGCAATATCTTTTACGCTATTATCCTTTTGGGAATCTGATATGTCAACAATCGATTTTATATGATTCTCAATATATTCATATAGTAGCGTTTTATTATTAGATATTTTTCTGATATTTTCAATAGGGAATAATTCAGAAGATGCAGACTTACTATCGGAGAATTGGTTTTTAGGATTAGTGATTGAAGCAGAGGCTTTTTGTGAGCCTTGTGCTTTTGTCTTGTTGCCGGAACTATTTTCTTTTCCGGCGGCCGATACTGCTGCGGCCATTTTTGCTGTTTCTACTTGATAGGATGGAAGAATTCTTTCCTTGTCCTTACCAATTCTGGAAACATCTCTGTCACTAATCTCTTTGTATCCGATTTCCGTTCTTGCTTCATTGATAGAGATAAGTCCACTATTAAACATATTTAGGATATGGGACTCTATCTTAATGCGGGCATCTTGGTCTACATGGTTGAATTTGAATTTAACTAAATCCTCTTCCGGGATTTCGTATTCTGCATTGTATTTGCCGGACTCAACCAATAGGGGTTTAAGAAGATAATGTGTAATAAACTCGGATAGTGTATCCTGTTTATTGATAACTGCTTCTTTTAGTGTTTGTGAAACTATTTGTCCAGTGGCCCGGCCGGAAGAGTCACCGATACCCATGTCGATATCTGATACGCCAAGACCAAGCATAACTCGGTCCTTGAAGTATTCAAGATAGCTTTCGACACGAAGGGCAAGAGATTCCGAACCGATTGCTTTAACTTCTACACGTTCGCTTGTGGTAATACCGCCAAATTCATCAAGCTCCCTCATGAGATAACTCATTGATTCCACTTCGTCTCTTCCATCCATAAGGATTGACGCAGGACGCATTTCGCTTCCCACTTTGATATGAATCATGGGGAAGATGCCTTTGTAGATGAGTGTCTCTACAGACTCTTCAATTCTTCTTAGGGCGAGAATGTCGTCTTTTACTGCCTCTAATGGAGGTGTCCCCATAGTGAAGCCTGAGCGCGAGTTGTACTTGAGATGGCGAACTTTTTCTGGAGAGAAAATCCTGAATGTAGCTGCATCAATGTATTGTTTATACATTTCGATATCGCCGTTTTCTTTGATTTTTCTCTGGATAGATTCTGTGGGAAGATTAAACCATCCTGCTATTGGCTGAAGTTCTTTATTACCTACGTTCACAGTCTCACCTGTGGATTTGTCTTCATTCCTTACCAATAGGATATATGAGTTATGGAACATAACTAGGTTGTATGCCATTTCTTCAATAAAGGTTCGGAATGTGATTCCTGTGACGTATTCAATTTCGCGGATTCTGGATTTTATGTATTCGATATTTTCGGGATTATTTGATTCGAAGTAAAAGCCGTTTTTAAATATCAAGGCCCGCTGCCGTTCAAATGCTTTGGCGACGATTGCCTCTGTATCTATGATTCTCGAATATTCGTAAAGGTCGTATTCGTGATTCTTGAAACCGTTAAAGACTGTATCTTCAAGAGAACCCGTTCTTTTCCCGAAGTAAGAGAGGCCCGGATTTAAGACAGAGTGTCTTTTGATACCAACGGCCTTTCTGCTTAGGGCGTCCTTAATTTCCCTTGGGCTTGAAGAATAGTTGGTACTTAGTAGCACCGTTAGTTCTTCGTCCTTCATTTGATGTCTCCGAGTTTATTAAGGACGTTGTCTATATCGGTCACACAATCTAAAAGCCCGGTGCCGCCTTTGAAGCTGGATATCATCCTCTCTACGCTTTCTACTGCGGTTGGTGTTGGTGAACCGTTATTTGACTGGATTCGTCCAGTTGAATCTATTATCTTAATACTTCCGTCTTCATTGACGATTCTAACAGAAGAATCGGTTAGTCCTTCGACTATATTGTCGTCTTCTGTCTTGATGTATCTTTGTTTGAGGATTCTATTTAAATCCTCATCTACGAATGTTATTTCGTTTGACGTTCTTGCCGGGTCTGTTGCTCCGTTGTATTTATCTATAAAACCGACAACTGTTTGGATGTGTTTTGGAATACTCCAATTGGGGTCGTCTGTATTAATTACTAATGGAACAATAGAAGTATTGGGTCGGCCGTAGTCGTATTTTGAGTCCGGAACTACCGTTACTTTCCATGGAGAAGGATTCCATTCCTCTACATTGATTTTTGGAAAGTCGTATTTCGCAATCTCTTGGATTAAGCCCGGGACAGTTACTGACCTTGCAAACTCATCAAGGTTGCATGAGAAGAAGGATAAATTATCCTTGTTGCCTTCGCTATCGTCTTTAATTGCAACGGCAATTGCATTGCCTTTTTCGTCTGTTATTAGTTCGATGTCGGAACCAATTGTGTCTGCAATGGCAGAACCGATATTGTTAATAGATAATGGTCCATCAATACCGGACGTGTCGTTATCCTGCCCGAAGTTGTCTCCCTTAGGAGTATTACATAGCTTCTCTAATGCAGCCTTGCCGGACTTCATTCTGACAATGTATCTTAGCAGGTTTGCAAGAGCCATTAGTTCTGAAAGATTACTTAGGTATTGAGAAATAGATAGTCCGCTTCTCGCAGGTTCACAGCTAAAGTGATTTAAGAGTCCTGTCAATTCAGAAATAGAATTGTTCAAAGACTCAACACTCTTATTGATGGTTTCCTGAAGAGGACCCATTATCTCTTCTACATACTTGCGTGTGTTTTGTTCTGCAGCATCTGAAAGGCCATTGACTCTTGATACATACTGTTCCCTTATTTTTTGTGTTTTCTTTTTAAGGTTAGTATCGTATTTACCTTCCATGAATTTTTTGCTTGCACCAAGTTGCTCTAATTCTTTTGCGCTTGTGTTGCGGATATTTTCAGGAGTCGGTAATTGGTCGATGATGGAATCGATTGAGTCAAGGATACACAATACGGGAGTAAGTGCAAATCTAGCCAAGATTGAAATATTCTTAACAAGAACTTCTATAATCGCGCCGAGGATTGCGTTGATGAACACCGCGACGGTTAATCTTGGTAGTTGAATGTTTTGTGTAACCTTAACTATTGCTGCAAGTATAAGGGCTATTAATTTAAGAAGGTCTGGAATACACAAGTACGAAAGGAAGAATGCATACTGGCATACAGATGCTTTATTATACTTACCCAGGTTCTTAAACTGGTCTAGCGATGTTGTAATGTCGCCCATGAGATTGCCAAATATGCCCGAGAAATCGAACTTTGGCTTTTCTATGTTGCAGGCAAAGCAATCATTACTCGCTTTTCTTATGGCGTTCTTTATCGCCGATATATGTCCAGGGTCAATAGCCCCGTTAGGAGAAACGACGCTGTCAGATTGCCCGCCAGCACCGTCATTATCAATATTTCCAGCATTTATCGCACTATCTATGTAATCTACTAATCTATTATATTGGTCGTCAAATTGGATATAAAGGCCAACAGGAACTTGGATTAAGCAGCCATTTTCCTGTAAGGCCTTTGAGAAATGGTCAACAATAAGTTGTGCATATGCAACAGCGTATGTTGTTCCTGCCGTAGGGTTTACTTTTCTACTTAATTCCATTTATTTCCTATACTGGTATTGGCAACAGATATGGAGGTATATTTGGTGCAACTGATTTTGGCAACGGAACCGAACGTCTTGGATGGACAATAGGGTCTCCGATAATTCCTGAACTTGCGGATAGTTTGTTATTAAGGTTTGTTATTGCACCAGATGTATTCTGGTATAGCTTAGGAATTTGTCCTTCTTGCCACTTGAGCTCTTTTGTAGGCTTCAACGTGTCGAATGTTGCATTTGTTCCGGTAACTGCCAGTGTTCCCGTATCTGTTGGTGTTGGTATATTAGGCCCGCTAGGCCCCATAGAGGTTGGATGAGTATGCGGCATTATCAGGTGTGTATGAGGAGGCACCTGATGAGTATGTGCAGGAACTTGATGAGTATGGGTGTTTAGCTCTGCCTCAAGCTTCTTCATCCTGTTTTCCACCGATGATGCCCATTGAACTATGTCGTTTGCAAACGTTTGCATGTCTTGGTTGTTTGCAAAGTCCTCTGAGGCATATTGGAATATCCTCATGTATAACTCTGACCTTTGTTGGTCAACAATGGTGTTTTGAGTTGCAGAGCCCCATAAGTCAATCATTTAATAAGCTCCGATGCTTTAGCTCTTCCGGCCCTTCTGACTATATCTACGCACTGTGCAACCATCTCGAATGTTATTGTCGCTTTGCCATCTTTTATATAGTCGTTGCCGTAGAGGGATTTAATTGCAGTAACTACATCCGGGTCTCTTTCTTCTGATACTGCAACCTTAAGGTCTTTTAGCTTATCTAGAAGTTGAGACTTTGCTGATACAAGTTCCTCTAGGATGCTTGTAATTTCTTTTACCGTAAAATTAGAACTCATAGGTGAGCTCCAATGGCATATTCAATAGGGCATTAATCGGGCCCTTTGGCTTGATGTAAACATGAAACGGAATTAACGAATGAGGCTGTAGGCCCTCTGTTATTTCCAGACTGTTGTATGAGTCAACTTCATCAAATGATGACAGTCCAGGAGTTGATGTTCCTGGAAGTACCTTCACGTCAAATAGGGCCTCAAGGTCGTTATTCTTGATGGCCCTAACTTTTACTTTACTGATTTGCCCGTTTTTAATTACCAACATTAGCTTATGGATTACAGGGGACTTTGGATTAGTCCCCATCATGTATCCAGAACCAATTTCTTTGATAACCTCTTCTATCGGGTCATAGTAGCAAATACCGGCATCCGATAATACGGTGCTATCAGTAATATTGATTAGATTGTAATCCATTATATTGAAAATCCTTCTATCTGGGCCTTGACCTCATTGTGCTTCGGTATCTACTCATAAAGTTAGATGCTGTGTCTCTTGATATAGAACCTCTTCCTGTGGGCCCGCGACTTAGCTCTGAACGTCTACTTACTCCGGAGTTCATACGGGTGGTTCTGTTATATTTGTCCTCATTGGAATAGGAACGTTTTTCTATTTTATTCGAGCCATTATATATCTCAGAGCCACGTTTTTCAAGTGGTAATATCGTAACATTAGAGTATCTTCTTGTATCAAGGATAGAATTTTCGTTTAGATGAAGTCCGGCGAGAGCTATCATGAAGGCGTCTAGGTCATGGTCGCCAATCTCGTGATTTTTAGCCTCGTATGTTTCACGACCATTTGAAGAGCGACCTTTTATGATGTAATTTTTCATTTGCTCTACAATAGGGTCAGCAAGAGAATTACCAAATGCCAGTGACCTTGTTTCTAGGGCCCGCTTTGTTGTTTCTACGATAAAGTTCTTAAAGTATTTCTTACGAATCTCTCCGGTCATTACATCTTTTAGCTCTAATGTAGATGCGAAGTTTACTGCTGTTACGTTTCTTAGCAGTAAATCAGGATGGTCCATAGGGATTTTACCAAAGCCATTGACCGCAACCAGTTTTAGTTGCTGGACGTTTGCTTCACCAAAGCCTTCGTCTACATAAATATAATCGGGCCGGTAGAGTCTATTAAGTTCAACGATTTTTTCAACTGCTGCAACCTGTGTCCATCCTTCCCTTCTTACATTGGACAGATTTGCAATAAACACATGTTTTTCAACTTTGTCGTAAGCGATAATGCAGATTCTTGTACCAACCTTATCCGCGTTCCAGTCACATCCTAAGGAAAGAATGTATCTGTCCCTATTGTGGATTACGTCATTTAGATTTCTAATCGGCTCTATGGTTCTACTTTGATTGATTAGGTCTGTATCGAACACTGAGTTATCGGAGAGGCCGAACTCCGCGCAGTTAAATGTTCTTACACCATTGTAAAGTATATAAGAAGTATCATCTGATGATACGCCAATGTTATACGTATTAGCACTATCAACTAATTCTTTTGATAATATCTCTACAAAAATGCTACCCCTATCGGTTACATTTCTTTCCTTAAACGAACTGTATGTCATCGTATCTACAGTTCTTGGATTACTCCTATCTCTGTATAGAGCCTTGCTTATGTATCTCTTAGGATACTCTTTATCGAAATGATTGAAGATATCATCAATTGTCATTCCAGATGTCTTCATATTTCTACATTTTTCTATAAACAGGGCCTTGTCTTCAGATTGTTTGTTTTTGTATGAAATATACGCAGACATATACAGAGACTCGAGCTCTTTTCTGACGCAATATCTGTAGCCAACTTTACTATGAAATCTTAGCAAATTTTCTGGAGAACTTAGAACATATAACGTATAGACGGTATTCATTCCTACATTACTATATGTCACAGAGCTTTGGATTCCTATATCGGAAAGAATAGCTTTTAAATCATTAAAAAATGGCAATCCATTTACGCCAATTCTTTTTGACATAGATAGGGAAACTGTAGATAAAGTCTTGCCGTTTCTATCAACTCTTGGTGTAGAACCTTCTGCTCCGAATAGCGCAGCTATAAATTCAATTTTTACCGATTCACTGCCGTTCAGTACGAATTCAGGAACATTAAATTCCTGTTCGACTTTTTTGCCGCGAACCATACCCAAATCCATTAAATATTTGGTGGCCTCATTACTTGCAGACACAGAATATCTCATTCCGTCAACTTTTACGAGAGCGTTTTCTTTATTGCTATTTCTAACCAAATATTCCAAAACACTCGCTTTTAGATTTGGCCATAGTCTACGTATATCCTCAGAGACTAAAAGCATATCCTCTCTCTTAGAAGAATACCAATATGAGTCGAATCTCGTAGAGGTTATTGTTCCATCGCCAAGATTATATCCTATTAGCCTGGCTAGGACTTCATCTTTTGAATTGTTTTTATATGGAGTCCTATAAACCTCTAATTCGGACAATTCTGAAATACAGGTCTTCTTGTTATCTCTATTCGGGAATTTATGGTCAGGAGTCGTATGCAGGATAGTGTCTGGGATATTTACAATCGTTTTAAGTATTTCTTTATGTCCTGTTTTTCTGGCAGATTGCCACACTTTAACAGGTTTCATATTTTTATCAAATACTATGTCGCCAGCCTTAATGTCTTGTATATATTTTTTACCGCATTCAGTTAACACTTCCTCATTTTCTCTTAGGCAAATCTCTTGGATATATGCCATCATGGATAATGAGTTTCGGAACTCTTTGTCCATATCGTCGTTGTAGTGAGGAATGACGAAGGATGGAAAATGGAATTCTTTGTAGTCCTTAGAATTTGAAAACTTGTACAATAGGCCCTCGCCCATTGGTGTAGATGTACAAATGATTTCTGTATTTGGTTTGTCCATCAAGATTGCGGTAATAGAGTCAAATGCTTCTTGAGTCAAGAAGTCTGCCTCGTCAATAATAATTAAGTGTGCACCTTGACCACGAACAGCGTTTGCGTTGTCATTACCGGCTGTAAAGGCCTTGAATGTAGAGCCGTTCCTCATTTGTATTTCTTGGTAAGGAGAGGTAACGGAACGTTCTACCAGTTCATCCCATGTCCCTATTGTAGCCCCTAGTGAACGGAGAATTTTCTTAACCACACCTGTTAGTTCTTTTGCTTGAGATAAGAATGGTGTTACTACAAGGATTTGGTAGTTGGTATTTTGAACAAGTCTATTGGCGATATCAATGGCAAGGCCATATGATTTACCTGAACGACGGCCGCATCGGATGGCTTTTTTAGTCGCAGAACACTGAATCTGCATAGATTGATACCATCTGTTAACATACAACCTTTTATTTGGGTCTGTTTGAAGAACATCGATATTCTTTTCAGCCCAATATACGGGACTTATGGTCTGTTTGACTTCTTCAATCTCTTCTTTGTTTAGTTGCGCAATTATCTCTGGGTCAACAACGCTTATGTCTTTAGGGCCAGAGCATTTGATTGTTATTTCACCGTACTTGCGGATTTGTTCTTTTTGGCAATTACTACACATATTTTTAATGTCTGTGTCGTAATTTTTGTGTTTTAAATACTCCCTCCAGGGCATCTCGTACAACTGAATTAAAGACGACGTGGGGGTCCGGTTATCATCCTCAGGAATGTCCTTGCGAATGTAGTCGTTATTTACGTTTTGTTCTTCCATACTAATAAATTCCCTTTAGAATGGCGGCTTCATTGCCTAGGATGTATCCCTTGTCATTAAGAGAGGACTTGGATAGTTTTGCGAAGGCTCTTTGTCTACTTGTGGCCAATTGGGCGGTATTGACGGATGTTGATGCTGTACCTGGGGAGAATAACGATTGTCTCATTTTGATGATATTGTTATCTCTATCAGCCATTGTTTTAGCAACATTAATTATGCTGTCTGTTGCTAACATTAAGCCCGCGCCTGTTACAAGTCCTCCAACGGAACCTGCTGTTAGTTTTGCAGCACCTCTAATTCTACCTGCTGCACCTAGTGCTTTGCCTGTTTCTCCAATGCCGACTTTGCCGACTTTTGGTACGGCTTTCAATAGGGATGTGCCTGCATGTGTCAGTTCTTTGCCTACCCTGAATCCGTATGTTCCGGCCGCTGCGGAAAGTGCCATTCCGGCTATTGATGTTGCAGCGTTGTCTGTTAGTGTCGACTCTTTGTTGCCTAGAATATAGTCAGATGCCTCTGATAGTGCAAATGCTCCGCCCATTACCGGTGCAAGACCTGTGAATAGCTTATCTGACATCTTTGTTGCAGATGAGGAGATGATTGACTTTTGGTGTCTTGTCATTAAGCCTATGGAGTTCATAAGGTCATCACGGAGGCCGTATCCCATTGCAAACTTTGATGCCCTGCCAAGGTGGTCTGTCATACCTGCTGTAGCAAATGACTCGAAACTATTGAACGCATACATGTTGTTAATTCCGCCGCCCCTTACTGGTTGGGTAGAATTGAATTTATCGGAGCCTGGCATGGCTCCGAAGATTCTTTCTGCTGCAGTCCTGTTCCTTGAATTTGTTATTGCTTCTGCTTTTAGTGCAGTGCCAATAGAGCCTTTGCTTAGTGGGTCTGTCTCTATAAGTGTTTTTCTTACATCTCTGTAGGCTTTACCATTGACTGATGTATATATGTCTTCTGACCACTGTGGCGGAAGATTTTCGTTTGCAAGGCTGTCTTCAAAGAGCCTTCTTGATGTCTTTGCGGCGTGCTTACTTCTTGAGTTTAGGTTTGTAAAAAGGCCGTCTTTTGATTCCAGACCTATTTGTTCCCATAGCTCGTTTCTGTTAATACTCATGAGCCCTTCTCGCTTCGCTGTATTGTGCTTCTGCATATCCTGCAGGAATTACCATTGAGTAGTCCAATGCGGAGAATCTGTTAAATGTAGGGTCGTTATATTGCTTAAAGTTTAGGCGTTCTTGTCTTTCTCTTAACTGCTTAACCCTTAGGTCATCGTCAAATGAATCGCCCATCAGGTATAGTAGGCCGCCCGCTGCTGCAAGTCCTATTGCCGGAATGCCGACCTTATGATTCTCCGGAAGGATAGATTGGAGAATCTCATTGCTACTTCTCACTTTATTATAGGTATCCTCTGCTATTTGAGGAATTGACCTTTGTGTCCCTTGAGATATGTTTACCTGCCTTAGTCTTGCAAGCTCTTCGGTTGTAACCCTTTCGTCCGAGATAACCTTATTCATAATCTCGGCATTGCCCTTGACACTTAAACTCTCGTTAGCAAAAGCATGTTCATTTCTGAGCAAATCCTGAGCAACTTCTATATTGCCTTCTGCGGACGAAATGATTTCTTCCAGCTTCTTTTGTGCAGAAGTTCCACCGTACCGGCTGTTTATCATTGCCACAAAATTAGCGAATCCTCTGTCGTTGGAGATGTTCCTATTGTATCTCGGAACTTTTATATTTCCGGATTCCTCTGTCAGAGTGTTGATATACGGGACTGTTGCAGTGTCGACAAGCTCTTTGGAGTCCCACTTCCCGGACTGTTTGAATTTTTCTATATTCGACAGAACAGATTTCATTGCTTGCATTTCTCTGACAGTCCCGGAGGCAGTTTTCATCTTATTGAAGATGCCGGTTGTTTCGTCTGAGACTTTGCCTGAAATTAATTCGTCTCTTATGTTTGTCAGTTTGTCAAAGATTCTTATTTGCTGCTTAGCATCTGATAGCGCACCGTGAACCTCTTCTTCACCTAAGAGTAGTTTAGATAGGAACTCTACATTGTGACCCATCTCGGAGTATATCTCTGGGATATGGCCTTGTGCTGCTGCCTTTGTGAAGGTTGCTTTTGTGAAGTCCATTAAGTCTGCCGCATACAGTTTTGGAAGTCCGCCGTGAGTAGCTCTCTGTGCCTCATATTTGGCCACAGATGCGTCAACAGCCTCGTAGGCTGCCATTACCTTATCCATGGCCTTATCGAGCTCCTGGAGCGTTCTAGCGTCCTTGGCTTCGGCCTTTGCTTTTGTGACAGATGAGGGGGTGTACAGCTTAGTGTTGCCATCGGGAGATTGTTCTAGAAGTCTCTCTATGAATTTTGAATCTGAAGAACCTTCCAATGCAGAAAAGAACGACCTTTCAAATCCTAGGTTTTGAACTAGCACCATTCCGGATTTACCAAAGGCAAAAGAGTCATCCATGTGCTTAAGGATATTTCTGTCTGTTGCGTCGAATTCTAGCATGTCGGATGTAGCCTTCTTTCCGCCCGATACGTAGGAGGCCCATTCTGAACTGCCTGCGTAGAATTTATTTCCGCTTAAGATGTCAGATTCTGAAGACAATTGTTCTTTACTTGGCCTGAAGATAGCCTCTGTTCCGGAGTCTCTTGTTGCCATACCGATAGACCATATTCTTGCCTTATGTTTATTTTCAACAACGCCTCTCTTTACACTTTTTAGGTATGAGTCAGGACTCGTTGATGTCGTTTCAAAGTCAAGGGACATGACGTTGCCGAATTTATTCATTTCATTCTTTCCAGAAGTTTTCTATAGTCGCCCGATTTCTCGAAGATATCTTTTTCTGTTATGAACCTATATTTGACATTAAGGTTGTTATCATTTATGTACGCAACTGTTGCTCTTGCTTTTAGCTGAACATTGACTGCTCTTAGTGCTGAAGATGGTTTTATCTCACAAAGTTCCATCTCTCCTGTTGTGTACAATACAAGGACATCCGGGATATAGATTCTATTGATTCCGGCGTTGTCTGTATACGGAATCTTCATTGGCTCTACGATATACTTAAGGACACGTGCATCCGTATCCATTCCTCTGTAGAAGGCATATTCATATGAAGACCTGTAGTCAACTGGCTTTCCGGCCTTTTTGGAATAGAATCTTCCGGTCTTGTACTTCTTATCCTTATTGAAGTAGGCGCCATTGTTCTTTATGTGCCTACCTCTAGCCTTCTGCTCTTTTGTAAGCTCGCTTAGGTTGGGCTTATTTCTTTTACTTTTGGTCTTTCTTTTTTGAGTTACCATCAATGATATCCCCGACAGAAGGGTCTACGTACTTGCCCCTGGATGAAGCTGTGATTGCATCCAGTTTGTCTTTTAGAGACGCACTTCCAGACATCATGGCGGCGCCTGATGCTTGGACGGCTATTTTTGCACGTTCTTTTCTTGTAGCCATTAGAGATGTTAATAGCTTATCTCTTCTGGATTTTAATTTGTCTTTAATGTTGAGGTATCTTGAGATGTCCTCATTAACAATAGGATTGCCGCTAACATCAAAGCTTGTTATGACATCCTGGCTGAAGTCTTGATGGGTTAACGAGAGGATTTGTGTAACCCTTCTTTCGTAGAGGTCGATTTCTGCGAGCTCAGCAACCATATGCATTTCCGTCGGGCTGTCTGGCTGGACATTAAATTCTTCGAAGTATTTTTCCGTCTGGTTGCGCAAGAAATCTTGTTCATAAATACACGGTGCTCCAACAGGTGCCTTGCCTATGTTGTATAGGTGGCAATTATGGACCAATAGGCCCTCTGCAAAGAAATTTGAATTGTTTCTTACCTGGATGTCGTAAACGGGCAATACACCTAACTGCTCTATTGATACGATTGTTGTAAATAGGCAGTCTCCGTAAGTCTCACAGTCGTCGTCAGTGCAGAACGAATCTTCGTATACAAGCTTACTGCCGACTGATAGCCCATCGTCTATGGAAATGAACCGAGGTTTCTTTCCTCGACCTTTGATGCCATAGAACTTATGGTTTGATGTGGCTTTGATAACATGACCTGCAGAAGTTTCGATTTCATAAACCTGGAAGTCTCCAGTGTAGACCTTACCGCAGACATAGTCTTCTTCGATTCTCTTTGTGGTTGTATTGAATGAGATGATTTTATCTCCCTCTTTGATTCTGTCCAGCCTTACTCCTTTGCCATCGTACATGGATATAATGGAGTCTCCTGTTAAACAGGTTTCCTTTACTTTACATTTGTCGCCACGACAAACCATAGGCGAGTATGCTGAGATGCCTCCATCAGAGGACCTTCTTAGGCTTGCACTGAATGACCTTGCCTCAGATTCAGTAAGTACGATATTTTCGTATAACTTGGAATCTAGGGATATTGCATCTAGATACCTTGCTCTTGTAATCTTACCGTCTGATACTTTTATTCCCTGAGAAGAAAACAAAATCGGAATAGTTTTTCTTGTTTCCTGGTTTTCTTGCTGTATCTCAGATATTGTTTTTTCTACAACTGTAGGCTCTTTTAATTCTTGTTTGCGTAACTCATTCGCAGATATGATACCCGCAGAAAGATTAAATAATTCTTGGATATCTTTGTTTGGATGTTCCATCTGGGTTAAATTATCCTATAGTAGATTTATTATTCTTATTGTCTAACCCTACAAAATACTAAAAACAGAACGAAAGGAAATATACAAGGGGAAAGACACGTATGATATAGATTTAGAAACTATGAATTATTAATTACTTCCGAATAATTTAGTATAGGCTAAATCATGGTCATAGACAATAACCAGGAATGTAATCTAAGGTTAGAGAATATTACTTACCACGATTTAGCTACCTTGTCTAAAGTAGCTTCATAGGTAACTTCCTTAAGTATAAATAATCAATAGGCGAATACTTAATTACTGTAGACAAAAATAAAAGGAGGTAGCATCAAAGCTACCTCCAATTATATTTCCGGAAATTGTTTAATTATATCCAATAGCAAGGAACAAATAATACTTACCTAGGTTAAATAAGTAATTACCTTAGTTTAATAACTTACTGTAGCTATAGACTTAACTATAGACTTAAGTAATTAAGCTTAAGTAACTATCTTAACTGTAGATTACTTTTCCCTATTGTTTGTTATGGCTGCTTAAGCAGCCTAAGTTATTATCCAAAGTTACTGTAGATTCTTAAGTTTTAGTCTATAACTAAGAAAACTTAGTCTTAGTTAATTATTACTTTTCTATTGTCCCTAGTTTTTATAGAACAATAGGGATAATATCCTATTTACTATAGTTTAGGATATTTATTATTTAAGTTATTTAAGTAATCTTAGATACTTACTTTAGGATATTATCCTAAGTAACTTAGAAACGTAATAAACTTACTGTAGTATATTACTTTTCCTATTGGAGATTACTATTTATCTAGTTCAGGGCCACTAGTGAGTGGCCTACCTTACTCTTTTTGTTAAGGCCGTTTTTGTTAAAGTCTGTAACCTAAAGTAACTTACTTAAAGTATAGGTGTATAGGCCTTAACGTTTATTACGTTTCTTACAGATACAGTTGGGCCTAACATGGCTAGGTACGGAACATTAAAAACGATATCGTTCCAGGTCATAAAGACCAACCCAATCTACCCAGTTGCGTAACGTTAAGACATCTTACTGGTATAACTCTAATTGCAAGAGAGTTATCCCCTAGGCTCTTACACCCATCTTGATGCCATGATACCTGTGTGGTATCAAAACCCCGGCGCTTCCATTTACAGTCATACTTGTTTAAGTATCATCTTGTAGCTCAATATGCTATCTCTACAAGACCAGAGATGTATCTATCTTCCCATGCGGCCTACTAATATCGTGTTTCGGTTGCAATCCGCTGCATAACAGGAAATTTATTTATACTCGCCACCTCTCGTATTACTTTAATATAAACTTTGAATCAGGGAGTTATATATCAGGGAGCTTACGCTGCTTCATCATCGAGTTTTCGATTGCTCCTTTGGTTAGGCTTGCCCACGTCTAGGAGTTTCATTACTGTCTCACACGACCTCCCTCTAGAGGTTATTCATGGTTTCCCAAAGTGCTAGTTCACAGTAAGGCAATGTTTCCAAGGGACCGGACGCCGTAGATTATCCCGACACGGTTGACCTCTTCATCAACACTACAAAACGAATTATACAATGCTTTTTAAAACAATGCAACACCTAATTTCAAATTATTTTAAAAATATTTTATGTGCGTTGTTTTAATGCAACATTATTATATAGGCGCGGCAGATATTTTTCAAGCACTATTTTAAGAGTTTTTCATAAGTTCTTGTTTTTAAAGAAAACAAAGTTTCACAATAACCCTTGACATCCCTATTGGAACTGTATATAATCCGTTCCTACATCAACGACTAAAAGAAATTTAGTCAAACAAAGCAAAATAATAATAACAATAAATGTTGCAAGGATACAACAAATGAGCAAAAGCGAATTCATTCAAGACCAATTTTTTCAAGCACAACCAGAACGAATCACCTACTACAATCTGGGCTCAACATGTGCTATGTGCCTAACTCCACGAATTGCCTACGACGAATCAACAGGCGTTCGTGACGTTTGGGGCTCAAACGAAACTGTCAACATCGAAATGGGTAAACTGTTCTACGAAACAAAGATGAAAAGCCCTTACCATGAGTGCAAAGAAGTTAATATCTACCCTGTTATTTACAATGTCAGTGTTAGCGAAAGAAATTCAATGCGCGGCATTGAAGAACTGGAAAACAAATATTACCTGAGTGCCGTATTGATTGAATACCCTACGTTCAGACATGTCTACGATATCGAATACGATGACCTGAAAGTTATGGGAAAACGGGCTCTAAAAGAATCAAGAGTAGCAACCTACCAAACAAACTATGTTGCTATTGTAGAACAAAGCCTAGACGGATACGTTGTTCCTCAAAAAGAAATCGTTGCAATGCTGGTCAATACAGCAATCAACTACAATAGAGCAATGAAATGGGTTCCTCACAAAGATATCAAAATCAATCTTTGTATGCCTAAAACCTTAGTAGCAGAAATCGAGGACTCGCTAAAAGATGGAGAAAATAATCCATTCCGTTCTACAACTTCTCTTGTAGACTTCATGAAAATGGAGTATGGCGAAGAATCAATACGAGACATGAGCAACAAACTGTCTGTTGAAAATCTCAGAATCAAAGAAGTTGACGACACAACAGAATGCAGAATGGCGAAGAACCTTCCTCTGACTTACAGAGAAGTGATGGAAGCATTCAAAACGTCATTCCGTTCAAATCCTTTTAACTAACAAAAGAAACAGAAAAGCTCCGGGGCGAAAACCTCGGAGCTTCTTTTTATTTAAGGACAAGTTTTAAAGGGTCTTGAACTTCAGGCCCAGTAGTAAAGAGTTTTTGTTCTGCAAGTCTTCTTCGTGTCAAGCCGGGCATCTCGACTAAGGCACCCTTAACCCGACCTTTGTTCCACCTAATGAACTCTTTAGATGCACCTTCGTAGTCTTTTGCATTAAGTTTCTTAAGCAAGGTCGAACCTGCAAAGTTCCCTGCGCCTAAATTAAAAACAAAGGAACCGATAGCATCGTATTGGTTCTGATTCAAAGGGGCAGTCACCCATTTTGAAATAGCAGCATCAACAGCAGTCAAGTCTTTCACAAGGACATCTTCTGCTTCCTGCATTGAAATCGGCTTATTGAAAACCTCTGTCTTTTTAATGGCGTGTCCGTATCCGATTGTCATTACACCTACACCATCATCATACTTCGTGGCAGAAAAGCCTTCAAAGTGTTTGATAAGTGCAACTCCGTTTTTACTAATTTCTTTAATCAATTGAGCCATGAAATTTTAACCTCTTTATCTCCGGATTCCTCAAGATATTTCATCAATAAGGAATAGGCCTTGTATCCGTCAACGGGCTCATAGAAGCCCTGATTGTTATATTTTGTATCCGCCCCGATTAGAATGTACCGGCCATAAATGCTATAAATATCCTTGTCTATGATATGACAAAAAGCATGTCCGCACCTGTCCGTAGCATTCACTTTCTGCTTAAACTGGACACCGTTACTTGGATTCACAAGAAAAGGAAGTTTAATCTTATGGACCGGCGACTCTTCTATTTGGATTTGATAGCTGCCATCTTTAATACAGCTAAGACCGACAATGCCGTTCGGTTCGTCTTGATTAAAGTCCCATGGCGATTCAAGTGTGTAAATATAAGCCTGCTTACCGTCATTGAACCGAAGCAAGATTCGGCCATGAACACCAAACTGGCGCCGTATCGCAGAGTTCTGTTTCAAACGTTCTAATAGCATCATCTTTCCTGCATTGGATTAAAAAGAAAACTACAAATCAACCCCTAGGAGGTTCATCAGGAATTTCTTCAACATATTCTTCATACTCTTCCGGATACCTGTTCTTATCATTCCGGCCTGGAGGTTCTGCAACCAGCCTTCCTTTTTCAACAGTGTACCTGGTCGCTATGTTCGATGTCAGATACACAGCCACAACCGAAATTGTGATTGTCTCAAAGGCTCCAGATTCAAGCCTCCCAACAAACAGCAACCATGCACAAACACCAAAAATGGTCAATGAGAAGAATAGTTTTCTAGACACAAAGGCCACGAGGTTTCCTTTTAGAGTTCCCACAAGGCCTCCTTTCTTTTATTTTTCGTGAAATCTGCGCTGATTGTCTTCCAGACGGGCAAGACGCTCCTCATGACGACGAAGGTCTTCTCTGTTCCTGTCAATCACACTGTTAACCAGCTGAATGCGCGATTCAAACTCATTCTTGGTCACAAGTTCCGCTTTGATTTGCTCGATGTTTGCAGCCATAACGGCTTGCTGGGATTCCATTCTCGTAAAAATCCCTGCAACAATCCATGCACTATAAACACATGAACACAAACCGGCAAAAACAGTTGCAATTCCAATGCTCCTGGGAATACTCAGGCCAAGAACTGTAACATCGTCTTTTTCAGACATCCTATTTTCCCCATTTAATGTTGTTTGCTCCGTTAGGAGCGTTTCCATACCGATTCAGAATAGAATCACCGACAACCCGGGCATTCCAACCCGCATAGGTGTTCCCACTTCCGGAACCAGATGCACTCGCAGCCTTAGCGGCACGAGAAGCGTTGTTGACAGAGCTCCTATTGGCACCATTGAACTGACCAGTCGGACCACTGTCTAAACCATGAAACAATGCAGAAGTGAAGGAATGGGTCTTCATCTTTGCAGAAGAGTCTGCGGCACGGTTGTTGAATTCTGAGATGGAACTGATAATCCGACCATCCCGCCCGGCCCTAGACAACCTTGCGGCAGCAAGGGCCCCACCAACCATAGCCCCAGCACCAAAACCAGAAACAGCCCCACTCAGACCATCATTCCCAGTTGCAGTGTTGTAAGCATAACCAACAGCACCAAACATAGCACCTGTCGCCAAAGACTTCGAAGAAAGCCTTCCTCTGACATCTTTAGCAAGCATAAAGCCTGCATTCTCCATAGCACGTTTCGAACGAAGAGAATTGTCTGCCGCCCGCATAGCGTTTTTATAAGCAGACATCTCTTTTTTCAAAGAATTAAACATTCCCATAAGATAAACTCCTAGACATTATCAAACCATTGTTCCCAATCTTTCTTTCCGTCAAAGGCAATATTTCGATAACCACGGTTCATCTTCTTAGAGAAAATCAAATCGTCGACATTGTATTCCATGCCGCCATACTTGTAAGACTTCTTGGCCCGGGCCGCAGCTTCCCAATCTTGAGGAGACTGCTTGTAAACATGAGACCTCCTGGAAAAATCTTCCCCAGCAAGGTCAACCCCAGACATCTTATTGTTTAAATTTCGAAGAACATTCCGAAAAGCCTTGCCCTTTTGACCACTCACAGCCTGAGCCAAACCAGCCCCAGCAACAGCACCAAAAGTCGCACCACCAACACCACCACCAAACATCGTGGTGTTATCAGAAACAGCACCTTTCAAAACACCATAGCCACCAAAAACAGCAGCACCAGCCGCCGCAGCAGCAGTGAATTGAGCCTGCTTCTCAGAACGAATCAAAAACTCAGAAATTCCTCCGTAAACAGACTGTCTTAAATTCGCCATAAAAGGATTCCATTCTTAAAAAGCTTTTTAAAAAATCTAAAAACTGCCAAAGGAACAGGGAGCGACCCTGAACCATCAAAAGAATGCAGTGTGAAGTCATTACATCAGAAACAGTCAAAAAAGTCAATGCACAATGTTCTTGAAAAACATGAAAAATTTTTTAGAGACGGGCGGCGGGACAAAAAGAATCCCCAGGCGGGCCAAAGAGCCCCCTGGGGTGCAAATGAGAGTTGCTGCGGATGAGATTCGAGTGAGGATGTGGATGGAATTAAATTTGTGGAACCTATGAAGAGATTAGAGAGATAGGTAGTTGAACGCATTTTTCAGAGATTATGAAGTAAAAATGAATGGGACTACCTGGTGTCTATCTATGGTATCTCCACCATAGGGGATACATCGAAACGAGCCCCCTGGGGCAAAAGAACAATAAACTTTTAACATTAAAAAGGAATGAAATAATGTCCATCAAATCTATTATCGCAATCATCGTAACCGTAGCTGTAGCTTACAGCTGCTCTTTCATCAAAGGCAAAGACGCGGCTGAAAAAGCTGGCTCTCAAAACACCACTGCATCGTGGTGTAAAAAGAACAAGAGCATTTGTGACAACATCTAAGTCACAAGTGTCCAGCTAGGTGAAAGTCCTAGCAAACAATAGAGGATTAAGAATAAACCCTTAGCCTCTTATTGTTATCTTATCTTCAAGAGCATTCCTTGTAAAGAGTGCTCTTCTGGATAGGATAATAGTGTCTTATCTTTTTGTTTTTATTTATTTATTTGCCAATAGGAGTTATATTATGAAAATCCGTCACATCTTAGCTATTGTTGCATTTATCATCATCGCTACTGTCGCTCTTGATAGAGCTATGAAACCCTCAGATTATCGTCACTGCCTAGCAACGACGAAACTATCCAAGTCTGAGTGTAGTGAATTAACAGGCTACATCCCAGAGTAAAATATTACGTCCTGAGCATGACTATAAACTGCTCCTGTCCAGAGATGTGTGTCTCTGCTGATGATGGATGAAAACATCCGAAACAGTTTATCTTTTTGTTTTTATTATACTTATTAAAGGAGTCATATCATGACAAACATCATTACTTTCAAATCTTTTAACACTACTGTAAACGCTAAAGTTGCTGCTGCTTACGAAGCTGCACAATCTGAGTTCCCTTACTATGCACATATTCGTGCTGGAATTCATCAAGTCCCAGGAGTTGAGGTCATTGCACTGAGCAATAGTAAAGCCGCAGCTATGAAACCTGAGGTAGTGGTCATCATTAAAGATGGGGCCGCTGTCAAAGTTTTTGAGGTGGGCTCTAGAACAGAGGCCCTTGTTAGAATCAATGCAGAATTGGAGGCAATTGCTTTGAGTAACAATAAAGAGAAAGAATCTTCTTACAGTTTTGAAACTCAGCAAGTACCGGCTATGGTGCAACGAATCGAGTCGGTTCAAGCTGGCAAAGAACCTAGCAAAGAAGAACTGGCAGACCTGAAAAACTGGGCTCGTCAAATCTGTACAGTTAAAGCTGGTGAAAGCCTGCCTATTATTGGTAAAGTGGATATCAATATCCGCCGAGTGAACAAAGGTAGCGTTCGTGTCGTTGCTCAACGTGGCACCTTGACCACTGCTTTAATTAACTCTCCAAACGGTCGTGAACTGGTAGCACGTCACGCCTTTGTTTCTTACAAGAGCGGCATTGTGTCTGTTACTGAAGCAATTGAGGTCTTAATCGATTGGTTAGCCGGTATCAATACAGAGGGTGTTAAACTGGTAGACGCTCTTAAACGTAAACAAGGTGGCGTTGTAGTAGTTAAAGCTGAGAAAAACGCACCTGCTGGTGTTAAAGTGCAGCATGGGGATTTGAATAACATTTCTCCTGACACTAGCTGGAAATTGGGTATGCCTGTTGGTGAGGCAATGTTCATTAGTCGTAAGTCTGCAGACACCATGGTTGCTGTAAACCACCCAGAAGAGTCTGGTAAATTCATTAGTGTCTACGATGTTAAGAAAGCCATTGCTCGCGGCATTCTGAACCCAGATTTGGACACTAAAGTCAGCATCGGTGTTCGTAAAGTAGCTGTTCTTTTGTCTGTTACTAACGAAGCTGGCGAGAAAGTTTCTACTTTGGAAGAAGCCAAATCTCATCCTCTGGCTATGAACCTCGCTGGCGGCGCTTGCTATGCCCGTAAAGAGTTGGTTCAACAGTACGGTGCAATGCGTATTGTTAGTTTTCACCACGCCAAGGGTGTTGTTACAAACGTGGCAGAAGTCGATGAACTGATTTCTCTTCTGGGCGTTGATATTATTAGCCCAATGCTAAAATCTAAAATGGTAGGCGTTGCCCATGCTTTAATGGGTGATGACCTGCCAACCTTTATGCAACGTTTGCTGGAAGATGAGGCCTTCCGTGACGAGGCTAATGCAGTTATCCGTATGAATACTAAACGCGTGGTAGTTGATGACTTAGTGTACAGCTTTGCCGTAATTGACGAAGAAATCTATGTATCAGACTTCTATAGCCTGCAAGGTCATCGTAGGGTTGGTCAAGAAATCACCGTTAATGACAAAATCAACGGCATTGAAGTTGAGTCTCCAGAGCAAACCTTGATGAATGAATTGCTTTCTGAGCTCAAAGCTGGTGATACTACTTATTCTCCTGTAGTTCGTTTGTTAGAAATGAAACGTGAGGGTTTAGTTGAGGCCGTTAGTCATTCTGCTGAAGGTGGCGTATTGTTAGCAGACCAAATGATTCGCCAATACGGTGAATCTTTGTTCAAAGAGTTTATTACCGGTCGTACTGGCAAAAACACAGCCAAGGCTATTGCTGCGGCTAAGTCTGTTGACTGGACTGTAACTGCTAATGAACTGCTTGCTATGACTAAATCTTGGTACTCAGATAAATTTGCCGTGATGTTTGCTGGTAATGGTAGCTTATCTGCTGAGCAAGTTAAACGTGTAGCTTTGGTTGGTGATGAAACTGCTGAGTCTGTTATGAAGCAGTTCTTAACTAATCTGTTCAATGGTAAAGGTGCATTCCCTGGCCTGTTAAATATGCCGCGCGGCTTTGAGGTTAAGGTTGGCGATTTGAGCTTTGTGTTCCCTGGTGCTGCCTATTGGGACAAACCAGAAACTATCTCTGGTGACCATATCTCGGGCTTGCAGTTTACTGGCGGCGATTTCTTTAAGTCATTCGCTTCAATATTGTTAATGGCCAAAACTCGTGGCACTAAAACCTGGGAAGCTGCTGGGGCAGTTAAGACCCACGCCAAACACATCTTGGCAATCGAGGAAAGCTTTGGTGCTCATCGTGGTCTGAAGTTTAATCTTCCTAAAGGCCGTTCTTTGCCTGTGTCTTACCACTTTGAACAAGGCTTTAAAGTCATCACTGCAGACCGTAGCTACAAAGAGGCTGCTAAACGTGGCGAAGTGGGCGCTATTAAATTCCCGATTCTGATGGAGAATAACTTCCGTCTGTATGAGACTCAGGTTAAAACTCTGATGTCCTTCGAATCTGAAGCTGAACTTGAATTGAACCGCTTCATTTGCGAGTCTGTAGTGTTCGTAGATGCTCTGTCCCATATGGCCAACCGTGATGATGCGGATGGCGACCGTATGACCCTGTTCTGGGCTAAAGGTTATGGCGAGGAAGAGAAATGGAGTGAGGATAAACTGTTGGCCTGCAATAGTGCTAAGCAACAGTTGTCCTATGTAGAGGATGAGCTGTCTTCTCTGAACACTAAAGAAATCAATGAACGTTCTGTATTGGTGTGGAGCAAAGAAGATGTTCAGCCTGCAGTAGAAGAAATCGTAGCCGCCAAGACCGGTGTAGGCTCTGAGACCAACAATCTCATCACTTTAACCCACCTGATTCGTAATAAATTGGGTTATTCTGATATGGGCAATCTGGCTATTGATGCTATGGGTATCTTATTGCAGAAAGAGGTAGTTGAAAATATGAAGCACAGTAATGGCCGTGTCCGTTTCTGCGAGTACCTGAACTTGCGGAATAAAGAGACTAATCTGGACTACATTACAGAAGCCTTTGAGAAAGCTTTCGAATTGATGTTTGTCGAAGATGACCAAATGGCTTACGAAATCGCCAAGGTCTTTGTGTCTCTGTTCGAGGAAGACAAGCGTAGTCATAACACAGAAGGCTACCGTTGGAATAAATCCAATATTGTCCGTGTGGCTCATACAGCGACCTGGAAGAACATTCACTTTGATGTCTTCTTCAGGAATGCTGAAGCTATCTACAATACAACCACATTCTTTGGCATGGATAACCGTGATGCTGTTATGAGTGTGATTGACAGGAATGGTGTGTCTCCTGTTAGCTTCTTGCTGATGTCTCTGCATCGTGAAGTCTTGGTTCAGGTTCAAACCCTGGCCGAGGTGAAAGCTGCTGAGGCTGAAGCTTTGGCAAATGGCGAGGCTGTTGAGCCTGTGGTTTATCACGAAGTGGATGTAGACGCGGCAATTGATATGCTGTGAGTTTAACTCCGCATCCAAATAACAGGTGCATAAAACTCCGTACACCATAACCCAACCAATGCAGGATAGACTTCCCGTTGGATGCAGCTCCGTGGTAACATAGGGCTGTGTCCTCGGGTTTCTGTTTTGTGTCGGTTCCCTTGTGGCAGTCCATTTCTTAAAATTCTAAACATTTAGGAGGATGTTATGAAGCAATATGAAGCGCACTATCAGAATGATGAAGGTTATGATTGGATTGAGGTCATAACTGTTGGTGAAGATGAAGACCCTTTTACTCGGGCTTATATTGAATGTCCTGATGGGTACTCTTTGGTGCATCTTACTGAAATTAAATAAATTTTTAAACAATACAGGGCCGGCCCGTCCATTAATGGTGTCGGCTCTTTTATGAAAGCGGCTATAGTGCTGCGTTCTGAATCTTAATAAAACTGGAGGATGTTATGAAGACTTATCTCATTACTAAAGAATTCATTGATGGTAATACAGAGACTGATACTGTTTATCTTGAGGATGGTCTTGACCCATGGAAAGAAATTGAAGATGGGTTTGATTGGATTCTTACTAATGTTGAGGAACTTGAAGAATTTGAAGATTGAAATATTTAAGGGCCGGCGCGATTGATGTCGGTCCTTCATTGGTGTCCGTAATTCTTTTCTATTGGAGGTTGTTATGATTCCTTCTGTTTATGCTTTATTGTCTGAGCTTCCTGAAGTTGAAGCTGTTTCTTTATTAACTTTAGGCGGCCGGGTTGAGTTCCAGGCTTCCCTATTGGAAGTGTCTTTGAGTGACCCTTGCTTAGACAATGACTTTAGTTGCAGATATAGGGATTGTTCTGAAGTTAAGGTTAAGTTTCTTAGTGGTTGTTCAGGTGTTTATGTTCCTGATTCTAACTCTTGGAAATTTAAAGGTTTTTGCTCCTGAATTAATAAAAAAGGGCCGCCCGTCAGTGAACATGTCCATGAACCGGAAGACTCTTGTCTCCGTGGATGTGTTTTCTGATGGTGTCGGTTCTTTTGTGGTGAACTGTAACGGTTTGCTATGATATCCTCCTTTGTGATTGTAACTTTGTGGATTAGTGCTCTTTTTGGAGTGCTAATCCATTCTTTTTTGTTGGGCGGGTATATTTTCCGGCGTCTCTGAGCATTGCAGTCCATCAACCGTTTGTGTCGGTTGTTTTATGAAGGGACGAATGGGTTCGTCCACCTTGTTTTTTGTTTTGTTTGTTTCTCTTGGAGGATTTTATTATGAAGATTAAAATCGAATTTAACCAGAAAGAATTTGATGCTTTCAAAGGTTTCCATGATATGATTGAAGGCAAAGTCAACATGATTTCTAAACTGTTTGGCGGCCGGGCAGTTGAAAAGGCCCAAGCTGTAGCAGGTGCAGCAGTTGAAAGTTTTGAAAAGACTGCTCAAGATGGCCAATACAGCATTGCCGTTTCTGTTCGTGAAGACTGGGTTTGTAAAGTCACCGGCCTTGTTAAAGATGTCTATGAAGACACTTTTGATTTGATTGCTTCTATTGTTCCGGCCTGTATGGTTTGGGGTTATCGGATTAAGAAATCCCATGTCCAGTTGGAAGAGGCTATGGATGAGCTTTGTACTTATCAAATTGAAGATAAATCAAAGACTTCCGGCGCGACCAGTGAACAGCAGGTCCAAGCTACTTCTGTTGTAACCGAATAAAGTCCATAAGGGTTGACTGTAATCTTACTACAGTTAACCTTTTTGTTGTTGCCCAATTAATTTTATTTATCAAAGGTTTCTTACTATGTCCAAGAAAGCAGCTTCTATTCGTTCCCTGTTGCGGTCTGTACAACACTTTGCGGCGGGCCGTAATGTAGCCCTTGTTGCAGACATTCATCGCGTAGAAGGCGAGTTTGTTGATGTCTACAACCACGTTTCTAAAGGCTCTAATGATAAGGCTTTGTTGAAGCTTGGTGTTAATGAAGTCCGTATCTTTGCTCTTGATTGGCGTCAGGGTCAAACAGTGACTATTTACCATTTGGTTGATGGTAAATGGGTGTTGTCTGGGACTGTTTATGACCCTTGTTTTGAATTGAATTGACCAATACGGAAAAAGAAAGAATCGGCCGGCCGCCAGTTTTGGTTGTGTCGGTCTTTTCTTTGGCCATAGAACGTCACAGAAGCCATTTGTAGGGTCTGATAGTACTAACCCCTTACCTAGGACCTAAACCTCGTTAAAACGCAAGTATGGACGTATTTGGACACTTACCAATTTACAACTGTTCTATTGTAAAGTTTTGTAAATAGGGATTGATGGGGCTTGAACTTTTATATTAAAGTCTATATAATAGACCCTGTTAATTCCGGCTGGTACATACATCTGTTTTATGTCGGACAGATAGTGTCAGACCTCGATAGTTAAGTCGCTACCGAAGTGAAATAAATGATGGAAAGACTCTAACATACGGAATTGCCCTTATTGTTATTGCGGCCTTTTAGACCGGGCCATCTTGAAGAAGATATAAACAGGGTTTGTGGTGCTCGACTCCGATTGATGTAAATCTTACCGGTTTCCTTGGTAACCTAACCGAACCAAGCTCTGCCACCGTATTCGTCCCGACGTTACAGGAGACCCCTGATAAAGCAGTAACAAAATTGTAGTATGCAGCCTTCCTTCTTCGTAACTTGTTTATGAAGGTACACCAATAGGGAAGGGACATATCCTAGGAATGCTTCAGATATCATTGTAGCAAATGGAAGATAGCCTAGAACCCGTTAGTCCGGATACAGCTTACCTTGTTTGTTGTATTGATTGCTGATAGATACAACTAGACTATAGTTTAGGTACTCACTATAGTTTAAGATATCAATAGCTGTTGTCTTAGTTAATGACTGTGACCCCTGTAAGAAGTAGAATCTAGTTTAGGAATCTTAAATAGGATTCCAACCTTTTTATTCTTGTTGTAGAAAATATTCTTTAGTTCTGTCTTTGTTGTAGTTCTGATTGTATTTAACACTGGCGGCGGGAAATAAAAGGTTTCACATATCTCTTTCTAACTTCTTTAGCAATAGTACCACATAGGGTCTAATGACAACTTGCGTCCAAAAGAAACGTAACAGTCAATAACCCAAACATTCCCTAATATCAACCATTCAATCTTCAACCTTTTTATTGTTGAAGGAAAGTATGAAGGCCAAACAAATCCCAACAAACAAACAAATCAAAAGGCCAAACAAAAAGGGGAAGCAAACGCTTCACCCTTAAATCAACATCACCTAACATCAACCCTTCAATTCATCCATACATTGTTGAAGTAAACCAACCATTACTTCAAGTTCAAACAATGCAGTCTCCGCGTCATAGTCCTCGAATCCTATGCACTCTTTAATTCCCTCAATTATTCCTCTTACTTCTTCTATTGAATTACCCATTTGTTTAATCCTTTTCTTATTGTTATTAATCTTATCTAGGGTTCAATAGGACGAAGTCTACTCCTATCCGGCCCGGGATGTCAAGCAAAGTGTCGGTTCTTTTATGGAAACATTCCATTGAAAGGAATCGTCCTATGGAAATCAGAAGTCAAAAACAAGCAAAGAAAGTTTTGCTTCAGATGCAAAGAAAACTCTATGGTATGGAACAACAATACAAAGGTCTTCATGGTCTGCATAAAGAGGCCATGGAAAAGGCAATAGCAGAAGCCGCCGCCCTTTGGTTGTTCGTATTGGACCAAAGCAAACACAAAGGCTACATCTCCGATAACATGACCATAGACAATATTCAATTAAAGAGCCCTGAAGAAATCGGGGAAGTCACCACAGCTACCTTTAATAGGGTAGCAGAACTTAGCCAACAGGAGGCAAACAAAATGAACGAATCTTTACAAGAAACTTTAGCCCAAACCCAAGGTCTGATTGACCAAGCAATCGCATCCTTTGAACATAAAGGATACAAAGAGGCCGTAGAGGACTCTAAACAGACGATTGTGGACTTCCAAGGGGAAGAGGTCACCCCAGAGCTGTATCGCGCTGTAGCACGCTATTTGACGGCCCAAATGCACTATGCACGCAAAACAGACAGCACCAACCTGTCAACTGCCACTTCGGACAACAAAGTTCTGAATGAAGCAGCCAACCTGTTTTATCAGGAACTTCAGAATTGCTCTGAAGAAACATCCGTGAAGTTTGCTAAGTTTGCATCTGCCGTAGCGGAACACTTGGACCCTGAAGAGAAAGAGGGTCTAACAAGCAAGCTCTGGATTGGTGCTAAAGAAGGTGGCGCAATCGTTATTGATGTAGCCCTGGGTGTAGTTAAATACGTCTATAATGGTGTTACACGTATCTTGTGCACTGCTAAGGACATTGCTTCCTATACAATAGGCAAAGTGCTGTCTTTGATTGATGCTGCTACTACTGCTGATTTTGGCAAGTCCGGCAAACATGGCGTTCTGTTAGAAAATGCCAAATAAGGTTTATGCAGACGCGCGGAGAATTACACATAACAGATGGCAAATAGGCTGTTGTGATGTAACTATGCAACACTCCGCGCATAAACAAATTAAAGCTGAAGACAACAATGTAGCCGAACTGGAGGCAATTAAGTTCGCTAAAGAACAATTTCCCGGCTGTATTGTATTATCTGATAGCTTAAATAATGTTACTGGACTTAATGACCCTACTGTTGTTTATGTAGATAGGGAATTAAACATTGCGGATTCATTTCTTCGTTGTGTTAAAGTCAGGTAACAATGATACCGGCGCGGCCCTTATGGTTGTGTCGGTATTTTTATGGAGACAAATAAAGCTGACTCCGAAATAAAACAGCTTGATGGCTAAACTCTAAGCCGAAAGACTCTTTTAATCAAATCAACCGTAAAGGAAAAATCATGAACGAAATCGAAACCGGTAACCTGAATGTAGGCCGTAATAAATTCCACAGCATCAATGGCCAAGTGGCACTGCCCATGGAAGCAAACCGCCGCACATTCTTCGTATTGGATGCAAAACCAGACGAAGGCCAAGCACTGGGATTCCGTATTGCAGTCTACAAGCTGGTGCACATGGTAGCCAATATCCCTATGAGCCGAAGCAATGGCCGGGCATGTTGGGTAGCCACAAACGCCGATGACGGTGTTGAATACACTGAAGGTATGACTACCAATCAAATCGTAGCTGCCGTCCGCAATAGCAATGCCAATGCAACCGAATTCCTCAATGCAGGCTTTAACGGTCTGTCCATTAGCAATGGTAAGCTGGCCCACTTCCCTGTTCCTGTAGGCCCCAAATACGGCCAAGAATGGTATGCCAAAGCAAATGGCTTAGCAATGAAAGCATTAAGCCTCTACAAAGGCTTTGATGCCCTGTTAAGCGGCTCTGCCTTCATCAGCCATGACAAGAACATCGTAACCGCCAATGAAGACGAAAACGGAACTCGTGTCCCGATGTCTGAAGACCACCTGTGCGAAATGATGAAGAAAATCGTTGTTGCATACAATACCGAAGTTAAAGGCCTGATTGAAAAAGGTGCATTAGCGACTTCAACCGCAATCTACGTCGGTGCAAATAGTATCAGCCCTTGTATTGTTCCGATTGCCAATGCAGTCTACAAAGCAAACGGCGGGAAAGATGTCCGCACAACACCACGTGCATACGGCCGTATCAAGCCTAACTACCATCTGTCCATTACAGGCGAAGCAGACATCACAGACCTCGAACAAGACCAATTGCATGAAGGTTACTTAGCTGGTGTCCAAATGACCACCGGTGACAATGCTACACAGTATTGCCGCAAGTTTGTGAACTTCACAGACAGCCGGGGCAATGCTATCACCGTACGTGCAGTAATGTACAGTAACAGCAATAATGGACGTGGTCAGACCCGCGCAGAAGCATTTGAAAATGTCAGTGCCAATGCAAGTGATATCTTCTTTACTGAAGGCAACGTGCTCGGTTTTGAAAGCCGCACACCTCTGGAAGACGAAGAAGACGGTCAGCCTTGGATTGTAACTGCCCGTATTAACATGGACGGTTATCGTGTATCCAATGGCGACACTGCTGTTAGTGCAACTGTAGTTGAAGTTGACCTGGACAGCATTGGTGAAGGCGAATTGGACCTGGGTGAAGTTGATATCTTTGCAGACACTGCCAGAGCACCGGTTGTGGAACAGCAAGAAGAAACGAAACCTAAAGGCCGTCGTCGTGGTCAAGCCAAACATGTTGTTGAAGGTGAAGGCAAAGAGCAAGAACCGTTCTGATAGATAGAAGATACTGGTGTACATGTAATAGTGTGCACTGGTATCTTTTTTATTTATTTTAAGAGTTGTTGAGATGTTCTTGGTGAAGCGAATGGAACAATAGGAGAATGAGGGAATTGTGCATGAGAAGACTGGCGCGGCGGGAAGTGAATATATCCTAGCCCCTATTGGTAAACAATATCCTACGGCTATTAGATAAGACCCTAGATAATAATACTAAAAGACACTAACAAAGGAAAAGAACAGATAACAGACTCGTATATGATTAAGGGTTCTTAACAATAGACATAGGCTATATAGACACTTACTCAGTTATGGCCCTAATGGACGATAACAAGGTCCGGCGCGACTAATAAATAATAGACGCAGACTATAACTAAGTATAATAATAAATGTAACTTAATAATAGGCCCTAATAATAGACTATAACCAATAAAGGATTATAGACACGGATAATAAGGGCGCGGCTAATAAAAGGTATATCCGTAAGCAATAAAATATCAAATTCCCTATTGTATTAAAAATAAACTGCTAATATCCCCTATATACAAATTAGCATAAACAATAACCAATAGATGATAAACGAGCAATAAAATTGCTTAAGGACATATCTCGGCAATAGGATATATCCCTATAGACAAAAACAATAAGCATTGTCCTCTATAAACAAGAGCACAATAAGGCGCGGGCCATTAATATGCTAGAGACACTAGTAATATACATTAGCTCGTAAACTCACTAATAAAGAGCTCTAGTAACAATAGACGTGCATATAGGCTACAATCTAATATAGCCATAATAAAGAGCTACAATAACAAGGGCGCGGGCCATTAATAAGCCTTATAGCCCACAATTAATAAAAAACATACTCCTAATATAGAACACATTCCCCTATTGGATATATCTCCCATATTAGGTATATTCCTATACAAGTCTATACAAGAGTAATAGACACCAAACAGGCCAAAGTGTCGGTTATTCTATGGCCCAAAACAGCAATTCTAGACTGTTTTCAGAGCTATTTTATACATCAAAAAGAAGTGTAAGCAATTCACTTCGTGAATGTAAAGATTTCTTAACAATTGATTTCTGGGTGTCGACGTTTCCTTAGGAGCGATTTAAACTAAGTTATTGATTTATATACATTTCCTATTTTGTTAATTTTTGTTAAGATAACACTATTTCTGCTTAATAAATAAGCAATCAGTGCCTATAATTTGAGCAAATTTACACTGATTTAAAGACAAAAATAAGAGTTTTAGTTCTCTTAAAGGACCTAAAAACATAAGTCATTGATTTTAAAGGAATCTGTATTTTAAGAAAATGAGCAAAAAAGCACTGATTTGGAGACCGAAACACTTGTCTCCGGATAGGGAGCAAAGTATACTAAGTTGTTGATTTTAAAGGACTTCATAAAAAGGTAACTTTTGTGATTATAGGCCTATTTTTGCCTAAGAAATAAGCAGATTTTACGGTCCCAAAACAGAGGACTTCAAAAAGGCGTGAAAAAAGACACAAACAAGGGCCGGCGCAATGAAAAACATGTCCTAAAACAGAGAAAAAGGATATTTCCCTATTGATTAAGAAAGCCCCTAATATATATAAACGTCCTTAATAAACATTAGTACGTAAACTCTCTAATAAAGAGCCTATAGCTATAGACAATAGTAACGGCGCCTAAGAGAAAATGGTCCTCATGGACCTATATAGACCGGCGCCGAAGAAAGAATATGGACAACAATAACATAAACTAAGTCCTTAATAATAAAGGACATTCTCCTATTGGACATTAAGAACAATAGCTATAGACTACAGTAATAATAAAGCACATTCCTATGGTAATAAACGTATACTAAAGTCCATAAACTAGAGTCTAAGTACAGTATACAATAGGCCAAGAAAGCCTATAAGTGCCTTAGATTATAGTCCAAAAGCCTTATAGACTGTAGTGAACTCCTATACAAGTCCCTGTAATAGAGTCCTGGATACAGTCCGTAAGTGTAGTCCTAAAAGCAGTGAACTAAGGCTCAAACCCTTATAAATAAAGGCTTTGCTTAAAATCCTAGGAAGTGAACAAAAGTCCTAGGAAAGTCCAAAATTGAAGTCCGTATATTATTAGTGCTTTTATTAGTAGTGGTGTATATACGTATTATAGTGTCTATTGGAGTACATTTATTACTTAAGTTTTTGTTTTTTATAGACTTTTGTGTCGGTTATTATTTGATAGGTGTTTTAATTTTTGTTGGAGTGAACTATGATTTCTATGATTTTATTTGGCTCGGTGATTACGTCCCTGGCTATCTTATCTATCCTGGCAAAGACAAATTTATCCTTATTATTCAAGGTGTTAGGCTATGAAGCGTATGTTGATTTGGTGTTTTCTTTGCTGATTGGACTTGCTTGTGGTGTATCTGGGACTATGTCTGGCTTTGTAATAGGTGCGGCGACTGGTCTTATCTTTGGTACATCGTTGTTTTTATTGAAGAAATTCATTGGCTATTCTAAATTAGTCAATGGAAAATGGGTTTATTTTGCGCCGAAATGGCCTTTGGTTGCTTTGTATAAAAAATATGAATATTTATAAGGCCTTATATCGCAATGGTATTTATACATGAATTTAATTCATTTTAAAGGATATTTTATATGAATTCTGTTTTTAAGTCTGTTCTTGGACGTTTGTTTTATGATTCTAATGGTAGGTTATCTTTGTTTAAGGTATCTGCTGTTTTAGGTATTTCTATTATTTGTTTTGTTAATAATCAGGCTTTTGCTTCGTTTATTACTGGGTTAATTGTTTTTGGTTTTGTTTTGTATATTATTAGTCCTATTGTTAGTGGGATTGTTTCTTCAATTGTTGGTTCTGGTGGTTCTGAATCAATAGAGGGTTGATGGCCTTAATGTAAGCGTATAAGAAGGCGGCGTTTCTTGTTGTGTGTGAATCACAAGGTCCGGCCGCCCTTGTCCTTTTGTTTCTGTTCTCTTCTTTTTCTAAGGATATTGGCTGTAAAGTCAATGTAGATTTGATATGTTCTCTATTGATTTCTTTGTTCGTTTGTTTTCTAAAGGCAACACATTCAGATGGAACGTATCTGATATTCGTTCTATTGAAGCTTTTGTTCTTAAATTAACTTCTGTTTCTAATTTAAATGATTTGGTTTCTGAACCTGTATTTAATGCGGCGGTTCGGTATATCGATTTAAGTGAACCTGAAGCTAGTTTGTACATTAAGCTTAATTGGTTTTTAGCTTATATGGAATCTAGTTTTAATATTCCTGTTTTGTCTGATTTTATTAGAGACGAAGAAGGGATTCCGTATACTAGGTTTACTATTATGAGTGCTGCTTCTAATATGGTTGTTTCTTGGGTTCGTAATTTTAATGGCTGTAAGACATTGTGTAATGGTGTTTTGTATGTGCAAATCTACACTCCCGCGCGGCCCGATGGTGTTGAAATTAACATCCATAAAAACGGAGACATCATCCATGATTAGGTATCTTTCTCCTATTGGCAAAGGAATAATATCCATTCCAGTAATATTTATCTCTGCAATAGTAGTTATATACTGCATAGTCTTAATCTGTTTTGTTTCTCTCCCTATTGTTATTTTTGCTTTATTAACTTTTCTATTGTCTAAGATTAAATATTTCTTTAAACAATATTGGCTGAAAGGCAATGTGTAAGAGGCGCCGCTACCTTAGATTGAGGTGTCGGCTTTTTTACGGATGATTGATGGGTGTTATGAGCCCCAAAAACCATTCGCAGGGCAACTCCTGCTCCCAAAGACCAAAGCACAAAACTCTAGCCTGCAGAGTCTAAATGTAGGCACTAATTCTAAATATAAGGGAATAATCATGGATTTAATAGAACAAATAAAAAGAATGAACGAAGAAATGGATAGAAAATTTCCTTATATAAATGCCGGAGGTTGTGCAAAATCATCTTTTACCATATCCAAATCTCTTTCTTCGTAAATGCCCGATAAAATGGAATAAAACATGGACCTCTTTAAATAAAGATAACGAGGCGCGCCTTGTAATAAAAAGATATTTGTTAAATACACCTGAAATTTAAAGACAACTAAATTTAATCAAAAGAAAGAAAGGTTTAATATGCTACCATTTGCTGTAGAAGAAGCACTGAAAGGCAAGCTTTGTCAATTACGCAACGGGATGTTTGCCCAGATTTACATGGATATGAGGACGAATCCTTATATTGATACAGAGAATAAAGAATATGTTCTGGTTGGAATTGTATTCCCTAATGGTCCAACACCAGATAAAAATACATGGAAAATAGATGGCCTTACTCATTTTTCTCCCGGCCCGTATGACATTATAGGTATTTTGGAACCTCATGAACTATCGGTCTCTGAAAATTATAAGATGTTATATCATGCCTGGTATCATAATAACTATTGCCTAGTATCTGCATCTGGCTTTAAGAATCCAATTAAAGTCGTTGCAAAGAATAAAAACGGTACATTTACTCTAGATTTTGGTGAGCATACCAAGGATATGTACCCATACGAATTTGAAGACCTAAAAGTTACTAACAAATTCCTATAAGGACAATAAGATGCTTCCATTTAACCATAATGAAGCCCTAAAAGGCAAAGTCTGTAAGACTCAGAGCGGCGATTTCGTAATTATCGTTGCAGACGTAACCAAAAACGAGCATTATAAATTCTCTGAAGATTATCCTTTATTGGGATTCCGATGAATACGGAGAAAACTCCGTTTGGGATGTTAAAAAATGTATTTTAGAGACACCTTTATGCTGTATAATGGCCCCTGGAAATTCGAAACAGATGGAAGTAACCTTCCGAATTTGCGTATCGTAGAAGAATAAGTGTCGGTAATCTATCGGCAAATAAACAAAGGGATTGAATCATGGAACAGATTTACATCATTGGAATGCCGATATATCTCGTAGTTTATCTTATATTAGCAGCATTCTTTATTAGATACGAAAGTATAGAAAAGCCGAATGAAGCTATAGACAAGCTATATGTTTCTTATATAATTACAGTTGGCATACTTTCTGCATTTGTATGGCCTATAGCTATAATTAGCGCCGCGATATTCTTTGCAATAATAGGCTCCTCAACATTCCTTTCAAAATTCATTTAGAGGGCTTAATTATGGCTTATTTATATTTCGTTGGTATGACAATTTACCTTGCTATTCATATTGCTTTTGTAGTGGCTTTTATTCGCCAAGGAACCTTGAGAAAATCAAGCCTCGAAACACAGGAATCATTTTTATCGTTCCATATCTTAATAGGGATAATGTCTTCATGTGTTTGGCCGCTAAGTCTATTTGTAGGACTTCTCTATTGGCTGTCTTTAATGCTATCAAAAGTTCTTGTGAAATTTATTAAAGATTAACAAAAAGGAAATTAAAATGAAAATGAAGGTTGGAATTATATTAGGTATTCTCGCAGCCGCTTCTATTGGTGTGGGCATCAACTACGCCATTCATACAAGAAGTGAATCTGATAAACGTATTTACATTAACTCTGCCCATTGGCTCGAAGTTCACACCGCAAGAGATGGTACAAACACTTACCAAGAATGTGTTAAAAACACTGTCCCCGGTCAAGAAGTGACATCCCTTTGTAGAGTTATCCATAAAAACCACTACGAGGAGATGGTTCACCAATACATCAATAAGATTATTGAGACCTCAGAGAAGACAGAACCTCAGGCAGTTCCTGCATTGGAGCAGCTTCCTGATAAAGAACCATCAAAATGAAAACTCAAATTCAAAGGTTCAATGAGAGGTTCTTAGATAATGTCTTTTCTTTTGAAGACCTACTAAGGACCTTAAAGTTTAATCAAATCCGACTAAACAATAAACGGGCGGCCGGTATTAATGAAAAGATTACAGTCTGGGAACTTATTCGGCCAGAAGGTGTCTATGTTCACAATGTTAAATTGCAGGATATGAAACGCATGAATGAGCGTATTCTGCTGCGTTATTACTACGAAGCAGACAAACATCGCTTAAAGTTCCACGAAACCGTAGAAGACGTCATTTTAAACGTCTATAAGGACTGCAGGCGAACAAAACGCTTCATGGGCCGCATTACCTATTACATTAACCTTCTTCGTCGTATTGGAAAAATCCTAGATACAATCGAAGACTAAATAACATAAAGCGGAGGCACTTATGCTTATTCTTCTAACCTTAGTAATTCGGAAACTAATAAGAAAAGTACTTTCCGTAAAGAATAAAATAACTAAACCATTGCAAAAGGAGCAATATGAAATCAAAGCTATTCATTTTGGCTATTAGCATTATTTCTACTAATGCTATTGCTGCAAATCATAGTAAACATGATGCACATGAAATTAGAGCACTTGCTACGGCCATTCATCATGAAGCTCGCGGCGAATCATTAGCAGGTAAGAAAGCAGTTGCTAATGTAATCATGAATCGTGTTAAACATAAAGAATTCCCCAATACGGTAAACGGTGTAATATCCCAGCGCGGCCAATTTCAGTGGTATTATAACAAAAAGCTAAGAGCTAATAGCCCATATACCAAAGAAACAGAAGAGCTCGCAGAAGCCGTCTACAAGGCTCACAGAGCGAATAGCAGAGCCGATAATACCAAAGGTTCAATCTTCTTCTCATCTAACGGGAGAAAGCCTGCAGGACGCGCTATTCACCCAATCCGTATTGGTGGACATGTATTCTATAAGCTTAAACCTAAAAAGACCTAAATGCATAAGAAAGAAAAAGTCATGAAAACTTCACCGAATGCACTGTATAAAGCATACGCCAAGTTCGGCATGAGCGTAGCAAAAGAAACAATCTTCAGCGGCGGCAATGATAAAGAATTCCGCCGTATTGTTGAAGAAGAACTCAAAAAGACACAAGCTATCACACTTACCAAAGAAGACATTCAAAACATTGCCAATATGTCAGATGAAGACCTCTATGACCTCGAATGCATCATTACCCTCACCAAAGAAGGTAAGCGTATCGTAGAGATTCCACCATATATCCAAAAGATGCTCAAAGAAGACATCGAATGGGATGAAGGCACAATCGAAATCAATGATGAAGATTACGGTAAGCGTGAAATGAAAGTCAAAGGCATCTTTCTTAACGGCGAACCTGCCTTTTGAGTAACAAAACAAGGCAAATGTAGCAATTGATTCGCTACGTTTACCCCAATTAGGTCTAAAATAACAGTTGGTTTCTGATGCCATTGACCAGGCTAAAGCATATTCATATCTTAAGCAGCACTTTTATTCATTTTTGGCGGCCGAATTGGATGCGTCTGATGCTTCAACCATTGGCTGTAAGGGTTTCCTCCTTGCCTTTGCAGCCCCCTATGCCACATCGTGGTCTGAATCAAACACAGACGGCGTGTTCAGCGGTTTCTAGGGTCATCCGCTCTCCTGAAAAACCTTAGAATCATATTACGACCTTTCTTGACGGCTTGGTTCCACCAATTGACGAAGGACAACGGAAAGACGGCTCCTTCAAAAAGTTATGGCTCGACACTTTTGTGTCGGGCCTAACACTTTCTATGTTTTAAAACTACAAAAAGGTATATAATATGGTGATTTGTATCTGTAATAATATTAATGATAAAATAATCAAGCAGTTAGCTTCAGAAGGCAACACTGTTAATTGCATTGCAAACAAGACTGGAGCAACAACATGCTGCGGATGTTGTAAGGAGATGGTTTGTCTAATAATAGAAGAAGAGCAAGGTAAAGAATTAAATGAGAATGTAATTAAAGGTATTTAAAATGACTATTATTCGAGGACATACCATAGAGCTAAAACCAAACAATAGACAAATAACCTACTTCAAAAAGGCTTGTGGCGTTGCTAGATTTGCTTATAATTGGGCATTAGCAGAATGGGAAAAGCAATACGAAACCGATAAAAATTATCGTGACAATTGTGAAAAATTAGGCTTTGAGGTTGATGAACTTGAACTTAACAAACCCAACGAAGGTAAACTGAGAAAATATTTTAATTCAATTAAATATGAACAATTCCCTTTTGTTTTAGATGTTACTAAATGCGCTCAGCAAATTGCCATTATGCAATTAGGAGATGCATTTAAACGATTTTTTAAAGGTGAAAGAAAATATCCAAAGTTTAGAAAGAAAGGTGTAAATGAACGATTTGGCCTGACTAATGACCAATTTAAATTAATTGACGTTAATAACAGACCTTTCATTAGAATTCCTAAATTAGGTCTGGTAAGAATGCGTGAAAAGCCTAGATTTGATGGAAAAGTTTTGTCCGCCAAGATATTCACCAAGGGAGATAAATGGTTTGTAAGTATTAATGTCGAATTGCCGGGAAATGAAAGAAATTCATTTAATACTAATCAATCTGTTGGTATAGATTTAGGAGTTAAAGATTTAGCGACATTGTCTAATGGAGAAAAAATTCAAGCTCCAAACCCTTTAAAAGCAAACCTTAAGAAACTTCGGAGACTAAGCAAGTCTCTTAGCCGAAAACAAAAAGGCTCAAATAACCGCGCTAAAGCGAAAACCAAACTATCGCGGTTACACTATAAAATCAGCTGCATTCGTAAAGACTTTCTTCACAAATTAACAAGCAACTTAATAAGTAAATTTGATACAATTTGTATAGAAGACCTAAGTGTTAAAGATATGATGAAGGATAAACGCTTAAGTCGGGCTATTAGCGATTTAGGCTTTTACGAATTTAAAAGGCAGCTGATTTACAAAGCAGAAGCTCAAGGTAAGACTATAAAAGAATTAGATAAATTTTATCCAAGCAGTAAGACTTGTTCATGCTGCGGTTTTGAATTGAAAAATTTATCTTTATCCACTCGGGCGTGGACTTGTCCAAATTGTAAAATCAGTCACGACCGTGATGTTAATGCAAGTTTAAATATTTTAAACAATGCAAAAAGAGTTTTAATAACCCATTAATTATTTAATGGCGGTAGGTTCTACCGTGTCAGCCTATGGAGTTGATGTAAGACCAAATTCGAATGAATGAGGCAAACAACGTTGAAGTAGGAATAAAGCACTAGATTTATTTTCAAATAGATTTAGATAAGTCTTTAAGAACAGATGGTTCATTCATTAGTTAAAGAAACACAAAATAAGGAAACAAAATGCGAACACAACGATTAAGACGAAACACTTTTGGTTTACAAAAAGTCAGGGCACAGGTTGCTGCTATTAATAAACCGAAAGAAGATAAAGATAAATAGGGCCGACACTTAGAAAAGTGTCGGCCTTTTCTTGGCTCAGTAAAGCCGTTAATTTAATTTAGTGCTCAGAAAGGCAGTAATATGAAATTAAGAATTTCCAATGGAGATATCCCTGTAATTCGTAAAGACTCTACGCCGTCAGAAACTTATGCAATCTTTCGTGAACGATTGACGACTGAAGGGCGGATTGAATTTGAGCTGAAAGAAAATACTTTTGGCTTTAAGATTATTAATAATATTGCAGGACAGAATGTTGAAACGGAGTTTATTATTCCTGAAGCGTTCTTTAATCCTAAGAATCATTGGCCTGATTTTTGCTTTTGTTCTAAACATATCAATAGGGCCGCGCCAATTGAAGTGATTAACCATCTCGAAATGCTATATTTCGTATTGGCAGAACGATTTGAGTATTCCCTTAAAAGCCAAGAAATATTCACTACATATATCCGCCGCGACATTAAACTGATTACAAACTTCGTTGAATATATCAACCCAAATGCATTTAATGCTAACATAAAGTCATCAAATCTTTTGGTTTTATGGGCCCCGTATAAAACCAATATGGGCACTTCTCTGGTTTATATAGACCAGAATCTCCCTATTGGAGATTTAATCCATAGAAGAGTCATTACCAATCCTACAAAAGAAGCAATCATTGCTGCATCAAACTGTTTTAATCTGATGCCCGGTTCTGAAACTATGTTATCCGAAAGCAACAAAATCGTTGTTACTAATGGAGAAGCGGAAATCTCTTGTACAGGCTTTGGTTTTGATTATAACCATAAAGACGAAATCACCGGTTTCTATTCAATATTTCCTCGTGCATCGGCGTTACCGGCGCGATTGAAAACTCATGTGAACGGAAATTACTTTGGCGTTCTGAATCCTGCTAGTCCTTTGTTTATTGAAGACGCAGCAATTGATGAGAACGGAGAGTTTCTATTTGATGAAAATGGTGAACATCTTCCTTTGGACAATGGCGGATTTAATGCTATTGTTGTTTATAACGATATTGACCTGGAAAGTTATCACCAAGTCGGCGGCGACTTAGAGGTTAATTCCCGTATTGGTAATCAAATCGTATATATGAATCGTCATAAAGAAACAGAGTTTGATGAAATTCTGGTTGAAGAAGGTAAAACATATACAGCCAATAAAGGCTCAATTCTTCTTGGCAAATACGATAACCGCCCGATTATCATTGACAATATCCTCAAGATTGAAGTCACCAAAATATCCCAAAATGGATATAACAATTCCGCCCGTATTGATTTTGTTGCCTATTACAAAGTAGGCAACTCTAGGATTACATCCCATACAGGATTAAAAGGTGTAACCAAAACAATGTCAACTTGCGGCAGATTGAAAACAGATGACTTCGATATTGACGTAGACATTATTACCGGTGTCAATAGCATTAAAGCCAAAGAAAACACTGTACGCTTGATGCAAGCAGCATTTGCATTGAAGTATGGTTATTACAAACCACAGTCGGGCGATAAACTGCTTTGTTCTATGGACGAAGAAGAAATCAATGCTGCAGCAGACTCTATCCCTGAAGCAACATTCTATATGGAGCGCGAAGGAAAAGTGATTGAAAGAAAGACCAAGCTCTATGGTTTAGTTCAAATCAATTATACCGAAATAGGTAGTCACTTTACGGTCATTCGCAATCAAAAACTCAGTTTCAATGCTTTAAGATATATTTCACAGACAAAAGATTCAGGTCTTGCGAAGTATATCATGGATAACTGTATAGACCCTGAAGAAAAGGATGCCGTTATTGAATTGATGAAATGTTTAAATGATACGGGCCGCCGTTTCGTACATGCAGAAAGCAAACCTGTATATACAATTAGCAGCCTAGGAAAACATTTCTCAGAAAAAGACTTAATCCTGGAACATAGTTCCATATTCCCATTGTACTCTAAACTAATAGACGAGGACTTTAACAAAGGCTTCTATATTAACCTAGGAGAGCAACGGTCTAACCTGATGGTACGCATCCCAGATGCAAAAACATTAGGACTATTTTGCAGCAAACAGACCAATGGCGAATATGTATATCCCGGCATTCTTATTGAAGTGTCAAAAATAATCCAAAATGCTTTATTGGGAAAGCAATACTATTATCGCATTGTACCTACAAGAACAGAAGCCAACCAAAATAGGCCAAGTGCATACGGCAACTACATGGCTGCACTGAAGTCTATGATTTACTCCTCAGAAATGATGGGACAAACACTTATCCAAACCATGATTACCCCAAAACTGCGCGGCGTGAACATGAAACAAATGCACGACATTTACGTCCCAGAAGGTGTAGTTGTAATCCTGAATAACCGCATCTACCAAGAGCTTCATGAATACGTATACCCTACAAAAGATATGTACATCACAGAAGCACTTGTACAGGCATTCAAACCGATGTATGCTTTCACACTGCGTTCTCCGTTCTTATGGAAGAACCAGATGATTATCAGCGAAATTTGGGACTACGACAAGTTTGACGCTCATCTTAAACAAAACTATGGCTTCAGCTTGGACAGCTATTTGGATGTAAAAGCAAACCTGCATTGTGCTTTAATTAGCAAAGACATTATCAAAGGAAGTCATTCCGATATCGACGGAGATTTACTACAAATCACCGTATTGCCGGAAGAAGCACAAGAAATGATGAAAGAGTTTAAACTGACAAACATCACCGAAAAAATGTATCAATGGGACGAAGATTTCCTGCAGTCAGAGTATGACAGCATTAAAAAGCTGGACTGGAGAAAGCCCTACAAATTGCATTACACGCCGACTCATTGTAAACGACCCGGTGATGAAAGTTATATAGATTTAATCACTAACTCTGCTAATGCCAAGAAAGCCGTTGGCCCAGGAACCAACAATAGCTGGCAATTCGGTATGCTTATCGAACTGTACCTTGCATTGTTGGAAGAGAATTCAGAGCTTGCAAACCGAGCAATATCAGGTAAAACAGGCAAAGAATTTGTTAAGATAAATCTAACAGAACAGTCCGCCCAAGAATGTGACCATGTATATACCGAAACCAATGAACGGTATGTAATCAATGCAATCAAACATATCAAGGGCGGCGCGACTCAACATCAAAAGTTTATGCTATCAACCTTAGGTGCAGACCAAAAAGCCCACAAAGAAGTGGTAGAAACAATCACTAAAGAAATGGGCTATAGTCGCCAAACAGCTATGAATATCGTAAACATAGCTATATGGGCAGAGCAGCACAATTTAATTAAGCTCAGCGGCGATTTCTTAAGGATGCACAATAAAGGACAGGTAGTAGACAACTCAGGCATTGCTATTGATTTAAAGGACCCTGAAATCTCCAAATGGTTCAATCTGATTGTAGAAAAGACATTCATCGGCAGTATGATTAAACCTGTTTTCGATATCTATAATCAATGTATTGGGCAATTAGCAATAGAAACCCAAGAAGAGATTAAAGAAGAAGAAAACAACGATTTGGATATATCAATCCTTTAGTTTAAATGCGGATAGGGTAAAACCTATCCGCTATAATTTTAATTCCATATTTATCTTTCCAAGGAGGAAATAATGATTATAAAAGAAGATTCAACTGTAACAAGTACAGGCGAAAATAAATACGAAATTGAAATTTCCGGCAAGACCTTTAAATCCCTATTTGGTGATTTGTATGCCAAACCATTCGAATCTATGATTCGTGAAATCGTAGCAAATGCACAAGATGCAAACAAGCGGGCGGGATATGACGGCCCTGTTGAAATATATGTGCACAGAGAGGGCCTATATTCGTCGTATATCGAGATTAAGGACTACGGCATAGGTATGTCCCTAGACGACATGAAAAGCGTCTATACAACGTTTTTTAAGTCAACAAAAGACACCAGCAATGCAGACATCGGCGGATTTGGCATCGGCTCTAAAAGTCCATTAACCTACGCGGATTTATTTACTGCAATTTCCGTTAAAAACGGCTTTAAGAACGTAATTGTAACTTCAAAGAACGATAACGTTCCAACTTATCAAATCTTGGCTCAGGACATACCTACAAGCGAAAGCAATGGTACAATCATTAAGATTCCAGTCCAAAATCAAGACCTAGACAAAATTCCATTTGCTTATAGCCAACAATTAATAGGGTTTGTACCTTTGCCAACATTGACTGCCAACTTTGAGCTTAAGTTTAGATATCCTAAAATCCTTCAATTGGCAGACAACATAAGAGTGGTTGCAGAAGAATGTAGTGATGACCGTTATTTTTCATATAGAAGGTCACTCGTATCAGTCGGTGGGCCGGTATATGAAATCAACAGGATGAAGAGATTCCTGGACAAAACAATTATCGTAGATGTTCCTATTGATAAAGCCGAAATATCTTTATCAAGAGAAAACCTATCTAACGAGCCGGATGTATTAGGATACACCTCAACGATTATAGATAAAGCAATACCTAAAATAATTGAAACCATCAAGGCTATGTCGAAACAAGAAATCTTTGAACATGATTTTGTTTCAAGTTTAATGTACTCAGATGGTTCGTTTTTAAGGGAAATTACCAATCACATCTATAAAACGATTGGACTTGAAAAGCTAAAAGACTTCTTCTTTGGATATTTCGACTATTTGCATTACAAAAGATGGTCCAAAAAGTATGCCAGTACACATGGTAACCCAAAGCTGGCATTTAGTCCTCATAACCTTAAACGTGTTTTAGAAACAAAAACATTGACTGTTTACAGCTCAGAGCTATTCGCTGCAGACGAATTTATTTATCCGTTATCCAAGTTAAGCAAAGAACTTATTCTTGTATCTGATAAAAGCAAAGAGGAGCTTGAGCCTATAGTTAATGAACTTGGACTCAGTCTAGTTTATATAGATGAAGATAATCCTATGTTTAAGGGTAGCTCTAAAACAAGGCGTGCTTTAAAAGTAGAAGAAGACGACCCGATTAAATTTTCTTCTGATTATTTGGTTACCAATACAGGAAGCGCCAAGTTGTCATATAAACCTGAAGATATAACAGACAAAGATTTGTTTGTTTTAGTTCAGGAAGGTGATAACCGTTTAATGTATGGTGAATTGTTTAGGTTTATTCTGCCATTGTTTAAGGACAGGAATCTCTATGTGGGAAGGCCAACGCCAAAGGGATTATTAGCGGCAAGACAAATCAAAAGAGACAACATCGTTATTATTGACTCTGGTCTTGTTAGATATGCTTCAAATCATCTGTTGTCCTGCCTGAATGAAGAAGAAAAGACTTTATGTGTTTCTCATGCCGCCGCTGTATTGTATGAACCAGACTTCAAAGATAAGGAACCTGAAAATAAAATCTTCGGAGGGAACTTATTTAATGGTGAATGCATTTACAGCAACAGAATCCTAAGTTCATATGAAAATGCACTTAAGGACTATATAGACGAAACAATTCAAAAAATATCAAAAGAGTATCGCACCTCTGAAAGCGTAGATAGAAATAGCTTTATTACCTATATGGGAGTCTTGCTAATTAGGCAAATGGTCACTGAAGAATTAAACCAAAACTTCCCGTTATGGAACAATATCAAAGAGGTCTATACTCAATACATAGAAAGGATTAAGAATGAGCTGTCATCTGGCAGTAGATGAAAATAAATTCATTATGGCCACAAAGTATGAGAATGATGAATTAAAAACTGTAAAGCTGATTCGAAATCAGATTACGCAAAACCAATTCGATTCCATTATTTTTAAGTGGTATCAAAATAAAAGTTCGGAAGAAATCTTCAATGCAATCAATGATGTAGACATTGTTCTTTTTGGAGGAATGCGAATTAGCCTTAAAAGGGCAACAATTGAAGGCTCGCCGCTTCCTGAAAAATTGGCAATGGAAGTGGTTAAATTTGTTGAAAACGAATGCACAATCGGCAAAAACAACTCGATTTCAATTCAGAGCATGATTGCATTTCTCTCGCATTTGAAAGAAAACTCCTCAAGAAAAACCATCAACAACCTCTATTCGTTTATTGGTCATAACGATATCGAAATTGACGAAGAAGGTTTTGTTATCTGCTACAAGGTTGTTAAAAACAATTTCCTGGATGTATATACAGGCAAAATCAACAATGCCCCAGGCGTAACAGTCGAAATGGAACGCGGCAAAGTTGATGATGACGACAACCAAACCTGTTCGTACGGACTTCATGCAGCATCTTTAAGATATCTGATTGAAAGCGGTTACGGGCAAACAGGTGATGATTGGCGGCTGGTAAAAATCCGCATCAACCCTAAAGATTTTGTTTCTGTCCCTAGGGACTATGACGGGTCTAAGGCACGTGTTTGTAGGTATAAAGCTCTGGAAGAATGTAGTAAGTCATTGTTGCAGAAAGTTTTTTCTTAATGTAGTTAAAGAGGCCATCGTTTGTACGATGGCCTTGGATATCTTCTTGTGCATCAATATATGCCTAGTTGTGTTTAGCCAGTTGTTTATAATGAGCAAAATGGCAGATGAATTGGGCATTTCCGGCACGAAACAAAGGTTGTATCAACAACATGGAAAAACTAAATCAAATTAAAGAAGGATTGTTCCTTCTTTTTATATTCGCAGTATGTGTATCTATTCATTTAGTGTTTCAGACTGATTCTAAAACAATAGAAGAGCTGCCTGTAAGGGAAAAAATTAAAGTAGTTGACTCAAACGGACGGCCCGGCATTTGTATAAAATTAGCAGACCAAATATTTAGATGCACATTCCATTAACAAGAAAGTAAAACAAAATGCCTCAACTATTATTAGACATCCTATTGTTTGGAATATTCCCTATCGGACCATTTACAATAGCAATAGGATGTGCACTTCCATTAATATATCCTCACGACAAAAGAGTTATGACGATAGTAAATATATGCTTCTGGTATTCATTGCTATCGATAATTATCTTAGCAGTTTATTTAATATAATCATGTACTTAAGGAGGCAAAATGATTATCAACCCTACATTAGTCTTTGTAATCGGTTACTTGACAACAATGATAATAACAATATCAGCATTAGCTTATTTAATAATCAAAGGTTATAAACCGTTAGAATCGATTCTATGGTTAATTGCAATTTCAATGGTAGGGATGATAACGACAGGATACATCCAGTCAGCCGCAGAAGAAAAGATTAAATCAATTCCGTATTCCTCTATTGTTCAAAACAAATATGAAGAACAAACACAAACCGGGAAAATGTATTACGTAACAATAAGATATTCAAACAAATGCATTGCAAATATCCCAGTTCCAAGTCATAAATACGAATTAACTCAAATAGGAGCTACATATAACTCCTATATTGATTTATACGAAAACTATCTCAAATTTACTTCCAAGGAGTGTAAGTAATGTTCTATTTGTCTGCAGCATCAGTGGTATGTTGGATTATCTTCTTCGAAAACGAAGATGTCCCTGAATTTATTGCATATACTGTACTTGCATTCTTAATGCTTGTGCTTCTGTTTGTAAGTTATTTAACAATTCAAAACGCATAAAGGAAGTCGAAAATGAAAGACAAAACATTCTTCATCTTGTTAACAGCCATCTGGTTAACAATGGGCGGCGTCTACCTATTGGCCATGAACGAGAAACAAGACAACAAAACACAATGCATCTGTAAATAATAAATACGGAAGAGACAATATGACTTATCGTCTTTTCATAGATGATGAACGTTTTCCTATGACTCCTGATTGGTTCGTTGCTCGTAATAGCTATCAAGCTATAAAAGCTTTAGAGTTATACGGAGTACCACGAGAAATTGCATTCGACCATGACTTGGGAGGACAAGACACAGCAATTAACTTCATTAATCATCTTGAGAATAAATTAATTGACAATGACCTAAAGCTCCCGAAAGGCTTTAAGTATACCGTTCATAGCCAAAATCCAATAGGCGCAATGAACATTGCCTCTAAGATGGACGGGCTTATTGATTACTTCGGATTTAAAGAATAGTTTAGAAGGATAGTAAAAATGAAATTAAAAGATATTAAAGTAGGCATGGAAGTTGTTGACAAATATGGTAATGAGTATGAAATTAAGGAAATCACTGAAAATAAACTGAAGAAGTTCTATTCTCAGACGGTCTGAATATTGTTACTGGAGACCTTCGGTCAAAAATACATTTGCATGCTTCATATCTTTCAGGATTAGACCAAAATAATGAAATTTGTATTTGGTCCGATTCGTATGCGTACAGTATGCATCCAGAACAATTAAAAATGGAAGCCGCGTACCTAACAGAGGATGTTTCCCGAGGCTTACAAGGAATTGTGTTTACTGATTCTTTGTTCATGTTGCGAGAACTGCATATATTAGCCCATGGAAATAATATGCCTATCAGACATATCAATTTCTACTTTGATAAAAATGAATTAAAAGTCGAGCAGGCAAATAGTATTGAAGATATAAATCATCTGTCTATTTTAGATGAAAGTCTTGAGCAGGCTGATAAATATCTGAGAATTCAATAAAAGTATTAGGAGGACATATGCACTATCTTAACTGTGAGTATGCAAATGTTACAGATAATCGAACAGGCGAAATAAAATTCCCTCGTGACGATAAATTTCGAAGGCTGTCTCCTTGTATTAATATAATTACCAGCGATTATATGTATGACTTAGATAATGTTGCTGATAGTCTTAAAATTCTTGATGAGTCCCATATTACATATATATGGACTGACTCCAAAAACAGAATGCACCCGACGAATCTAAAAGAAGAGGGAGAACGTATAATTACATTTGCAGAAAAACAATATCAATGGCTTGTTTTTACTGATTCATTATTTCTAGTTAAAGAACTCAGATTATTGGCTAAGCAGAAGAAATTGGAAATAAAATACTTCAATCTCTATTTTAAAGATAATGCATTAGAGATTGAAGAGTCGAATGATTTATATTCTTTAAATGATTTAAGCATATTAAACGAATCGATTTCTCAATTTACGAGGAGTATTGATTTATATGACCCACCTTTTATTGAAAAGGACAGCAAGTGAGTCCAGAAATAATCCTATTAATCGGCAAAGCCATCGCCGCACTAATTGCAGGCATTATATTTGGCTATTACCGCAATAAACCATACAAGGCCGTATTGTACAGTCTCGCATCTTTTATTTTAATAACAGTTATCTCAATAGACGTGGCAGACAAGCAAACAAAGAAAATTGAACAACAGCAAATTCAACAGCAGCCTAAGTCTTTGGAATAAAAAATAAAAGGAATTAAAATGAATGAAACTGAAATACTGAAAAACATTGCAAGTTTTATCAAAGACAACCCTAATTCTGGTATCAAAGAAAAGATTGAAATCCTTTTGAGTGGAAAAGATGAAATTAGCTATATAGAAGCAACAGATATAATAAATCATATCAGAAATGTTTTGGGCATTCCATCCGAACCTGTCCCTGTTTCTGATTTCTACAAAGTGTTTATAAAGAATTTTAATGAAACGATAAAAATTAATATCGGCGATTGCTTTATACATACTCCCGTACTATTTGATTTAAAAATAATAGAGATGCTTAATGAAATACTTGAAGAAATTTCATTTGAAAAATACTACATTTTGAAAAAGTATTTAGCATCACAGGGTTGTGCGCTTATAGATATAGAGGCTATTATCAGGGCTGCAAACAAAAGATTAAAAGATTACAATAGGAGATAATATGTATATCTCCGATATTCCGCGTCCAGTTAAATTGAATTAGAAAGGTAATAATATGCAGAACGTATATCAAGTTGCTCAAGGCATTGTTAAATTTGGTAAAGATATCGACCCGAATTTGTTCAAAAAGAATTTGCCCGCCGGTTTCTATACAACAGCAATTTCTCAAGGTCAAATTTTCCTGAATCAAGCCAACCCTTTAACAATTCCTAGCAAAATCTACGGTGATTCCACAGACCGCATGAATCGTATCATAACTTCTTTCAAAGCAACCGATAAGAATCTCGGTGTATTGCTTTACGGCGAATCCGGCTCAGGAAAATCTCTGCTGGCTAAGCAGGTTTGTGTTGAACTGTCCAAAGAGCATCCAGTTATCATCGTATTGCCGGAACATATCGACATTATTGACAAATACATTGAAAGTATTGACGACCGCTGTGTGTTCTTTATTGACGAATTTGAAAAGATGTTTGAAAAACCATCGGAACAAAGCTGCCTTTTAAGTGTTGTTGACGGAACAAGTTCGAAAAAGAACCTGTTTTTGTTTACAGCTAATGATAAAGCAATGGTAAATAAGTTTTTCTTCAACCGCCCCGGCCGCATTCGTTATGCATACGAATATGAAACACTGCCAGATTCTATTGTTCTGGAAGTTTTAAAAGACATCCTGGACAACAAAGAGCGTGTCCAAGAAATTGCCTCTGTTATTTCTTATTTAAAAGAACCATCGTTTGATGTGGTTTGCAGTATTGCCCAAGAAGCAAATTTATATCCTCATTTCACAGTACAACAATTAATGGATGGATATAATTCTGAAATCTATTCAAATGGGTTGGACAATTCTGACTGTATGTTGTTTATAAATGGACAAGATTTCTATTCGGTTTTAAAAGACCTGTTCTCGAAATATGATATCAATCTGCAGTATTGCATTCCTTCCGGCATAACAGACGACTCAGCAATTCAATTGAAAGAAATTTCATTAAAACCTGGTGCCCCTAAAGTATCATTGAATTTAATGGACTTCTCGTTGCGTGCATGTCGAAACGGAATGTATCAAGGCACCTATGTGTATATGTATTTTGACATTTCCGAAATCGAGTTAGAAGTTCAGGGTAGATGTTCAACAATTCATAATATTCGAGCTGCCGACTCTGAAATTAATGACATGACAGAATCAATCTTCTCGCTGATGATGCGGTCAAATAAAGAAATTCCGGAATCGGCAAGAGAAGAAGTGCTCAAACTTCTGTCTTCAAATGATATAAAATTGGTAAGCAAACCGATTAAAATGACGAAGTTCAAAACATTTAACGCCTTTTAAGGACTATATATGATTTGTATTGATTCAGCAGATTTAGAAAATCCATATTCATCAATGCCTATTATTAAAATGTTTCCAAATGGCGAAAAGAAATATATGATGCCTGAAATTCCAGCAGAAGGTATTTTAGATATCACAATGATGTATGAAGACGATTCCGAGTTCTTTGATTTACTTTGTGTAGTCGATTCAATTCGCCGTAATAATTCTAATATCGAATTAGTATTGAATTTGCCATATATCCCATACTCTCGCATGGACCGCGTTGAAAGCAAAATGGACTCGTTCTCTTTAAAATCTTTTGCCAATTTTGTAAACAACATGATTAAGCCTAAGCGTATTAAGTGCCTGGATGCACATTCTGATGTTGCATTGGCTGTATTTGACGCGCCGGTAACTAATCATGTGCCTCAAATTGATATGGTTAAAAAGAATTTTAGCCGTACGGACACACTTTTAATATTCCCAGATGCAACTGCTGTTAAGCGATACAAAAAGCTTTTCCCCGAATATCAAAGCGTATCAATAAACAAAGAACGTGATTTTCAAACTGGCAAGATAATCTCTTCGACACTGGTTAAAAGCGGTAACATCTCCGATGATTTCCTTTGGAATATTAAAAATGTCGTGATTGTTGATGACATTTGTTCTAAAGGCGGCACATTCCTATTGGCTTCCCAATTAATCAAAGAGAATATTAGTCACGAAGACTATATCATCAATTTAGTTGTTGCCCATTGTGAAGCAACTATTTTTGAAGGCGAGCTTTTTAAAGAAAATAGTGCTTTTAACGGTAAGGTCTATTGTACAAATAGTATGCCCGCAATGGTTAAAGCTATTAAAGAAGCAAAAGAAACGAACCCGGTCGCCGCTAATCGTATTGTTGTAACTAATTTTTAAAAAGGAATAAAATGTATTCAATCATTCCGTCATTGGTATGTGACTTTTACAAAGTCTCCCATCGTAACCAATATCCCAAAGATACAGAAAACGTCTATTCTATTATGACACCCCGCAGCAATAAGTATCTGAATAAAGTAGACCGTGTTGTATCTGCCGGTGTTTCTGGTTTTGTAACCAAATATTTGATTGACTTTTTCCAACAAGCATTTTTCGCTCGCGCCGAAGAAGATGTCATTCAGGAATACTCTGAATTTATCAAACGGACACTTGGTGTTGACGATGATGGTTCACATATCCGTGAGCTGCATCAATTGGGTTACTTGCCGCTTCGTGTAAAAGCAATTCCAGAAGGCCAATCTGTTCCTATTGGTGTACCAGTCCTGTCAATCGAAAATACACATCATCAATTTGCATGGCTGACTAACTATTTGGAAACCCTAATTTCATGCAGTTTGTGGCAACCAATGACTTCTGCCTCTATTAGCCGCAAATACTATCAACTGGGCTACAAGTTTGCAGAAATTACTTGCGACAACAAAGACCATCTGCAATTTCAATTCCACGACTTCTCTATGCGTGGTATGAGCAGCCTGGAATCAGCACAACTTTCAGGTCTCGGTCATTTAATGTACTTTAATGGCACCGATACGATTCCTGCAATTACCTACGTAGACGAATACTACAAAGGTCAAATTGCCAAGAATTTCCATCCGACATCTATTCCAGCATCAGAACACTCTGTAATGTGTGCATTGTTAGCCAAACAAGAAGCTTCCGGTGGTGGACGTGATGAAACTGAATCCTACCGATACCTGATTAAAGAGGTGTATCCTGAAGGGTTTGTGTCTATCGTATCCGACACCTATGACTTCTGGCATAATATCGAACATGTAATTCCTTTGCTGAAAGATGAAATCATGTCTCGCAACGGGCGCGTTGTGATTCGGCCTGATTCTGGCGACCCTGTCCAGGTCATTTGCGGCATCCCCGGAAGCGAAGGTTCGACTGCCGAAGAGAAAGGCCTCATTCAGGCCCTCTGGGAGACGTTTGGAGGCACTGTCAACGAAAAGGGATACAAAGTCCTTGGCCCGCATATCGGTGCAATCTACGGTGATTCTATCACCCTTGAACGGGCAGAACAAATCTTTGCCGGACTTGAATCAAAAGGTTTCGCTTCTTCGAACATAGTGTTTGGAGTGGGCAGCTTTTCGTACGGCAGCCCGACACGCGACTCACTGGGCTTTGCAATTAAAGCGACTTCGACCATTCAGGGCGGCCAAGAGTATCTGTTAATGAAAGACCCTAAAACAGATAGTGGTAAGAAATCACCTCGCGGCCGTGTTAAAATTGTTGGTGACATCTGCATTGATGGACTAACTGCAAATAGCGATTTTGAAGATGACCGTATGAAAGTTGTCTTTGAAAATGGCATTGCTTACCCCATAGGTATTGACGATATCCGTAATAATGCTTATCTTGATGCAATGTTCTAATTAAAACAATAAGCCCTGAGAGTTACATCTCAGGACTTGTGATATTTGGAGAAAAAATGAAAGATAAATCATTTTGGAGTAATTTTGATATTCTTTTAATGCCCGCTATAGGCCTTGTTGCTTTATTTATATTCTTTTACGTTCTTGCTACAGTTAGTCCCGGAAATGTGAAAAAGAATGAAGTTGTCACAAACAATGTCCCGGAAAGAAATAAATTAACAGGTAGAACCCAAGAGTTTTCTATTCGCGGCTATAATTTTAAAGCTACGACCGTATGTCTTGAAGGTAAAGAAATTATGTTTATCTTTCATGGTACCGAGCATCAGATTGTAAATTTAAACAAAGATTGCGAAAAACAAAATGACGCGAACCGAATTTGAAAACAAAATCGAAGAATTGGTTAAATCTGAAGAGCATCAAGAGTTTGCAAAAGTAGTTGCACAACTATATATGCTTTTCGATGAATATGTCTTATCGAAATTCGAGGACGAAGAAGAAGGATGGGAGAAACTTGTTTCTTCCCTAGTAAAATCTAAATAAGGAATTTAATCATGGCTGAGACTATTTATGTTTACACTGATGGTGCTTGTAGTGGTAATCCCGGCCCGGGCGGATGGGGCGTATTCATGAAGTACGGTGAAAAAACAAAAGAACTATACGGAAGTGAAAAAGAAACGACCAATAACAGAATGGAACTGACCGCCGCCATTAAAGCTTTACATGCAATCGCGCCAAAATCATCAGGCAAATGGAGAGTTCTGTTAACAACAGACTCTACTTATGTCAGAGATGGCATTACCAGATGGCTTTCTAAATGGAAGTCTAATAATTGGAAAACATCCAATAAAAAGGACGTTAAGAATGTCGACTTGTGGCAAGAGCTAGATGAAGCGATAAAACTTCATGATGTTAGATTTGCATGGGTCAAAGGGCACAGTGGACATCCCGGTAATGAACGTGCGGACACATTAGCTTGTATTGGCCGAGATGAAGCCATGTAGAAGAGTAACAAAACAATAGAAATGTGCATATTAGGTGTCTTAGCCATGAACACATGTCCTTTTAGGTAGAATGCACTGATAGCGGTTTCGTATTAGACGATTCCGCTATCTTTAATTTTAGGAGAATAACTCTCCCTATTAAACAAAGGTTAAAGTATGTTAGACGGCAACGATTATATGGACGACAAAGGCGGCTATTACGAACTGGTTTGTGTCGCTAAAATGGATTCCGATTCATCTCTAATGGCAGTCTATGTAAATAAGCAGACTTATGAATATTGTGTCTGTCCGGCCTCTGAATTTGAAAAGAAATTTAAACCTATTCCATGAAAATCTGGAAAATTAATAAAGAGCAAATTAAGAAAGTTCTTGAAAGAAAAGGATATTTCTTTTGCCATAAGTACAAGTATTCACACGATAAGGCCAGAACAATTATGCGCAAACTCTGCAAAGAGGGTTTAGCTGAAAGATGTCCTAGCCCTGTCGGGCAGGTGAATACTGTTTGTATCAGGCTTAAAAAGTCTGATAATATTTAGAATTTTTGTCTAAAAGGGAATAAAATGGCATCACCATTATTTAAAACTTCTCGTATCAGCGTTCCTACTGGTTCTACTGTTTCTACTCCGTCTGTTCGTGTCAATACAACAAACGAATCCGGCGGCGCTGCCTATGCTATGACCCATGAACATGCATTGGCTCAATACGCAACAACAGGAATGCTGGATGGCTATCTCCATGTTGACGGGAAGACACAACTTTCCCGTATTCTGGAATTGGCACGAAAATGTAGTGACGAATATGTTGCACAGGTTGCTATCTATGCCCACGAAAAAGGTTTCATGAAAGATGCTCCGGCTTTATTGTTGGGATATCTGATGAAGAAGAACCGGACGTTGTTTAATGCGATTTTTAAACGTATTATTACAAACGGCCGCATGTTAAGAACTTTTGTGCAAATCATTCGTTCGGGAACATTCGGCGCTCGAAGTTTTGGTACAAATGCCAAGCACCAAATTCAAGACTGGTTAAATTCTGCTTCTGACAAAACAATTGTCAATGCTTCTATTGGTAATGAGCCATCCCTTAAAGACATCATCAAGATGGTCCATCCAAAAGCACCAAACGAAAACCGCAACCAGCTTTATCGCTGGGTCTGCGATATGGACTACCAGGAAGACAAACTTCCGGAACAGCTTCAGTTGTATCTGAAGCTAAAACGTAATCCAGAATCTGCAGAATCGTTACCAGATGTACCATTCCAAATGTACACCTCTATGGGTCTAACAACAGAAGGCTGGAAGCATATTGCTAAAAATGCAACATGGAACCAGACCCGTATGAACTTGGCTACATTTGAACGTCATGGTGTGTTCCAAGACAAAACATTCGTGGATAAAATTTCTGAAAAACTGATGTCCGAACGCGACATTGTTCATAGCAAAGCAATGCCTTTTGGAATCTTCTCTGCATTCAAGAAGGCCGAAAGTATTGACTATAAAATCAGCGATGCTCTGAATGTAGCCGCAGAAATCTCTTTGCAGAACGTTCCAGAACTAAAGGGCAAAACAGTCGTTGCTATTGACCGTTCCGGCTCCATGACTTCGCTGATTAACTATCGTTCAAGCATTCGCGTAATGGATATTGCAGCAGTTCTTGTTGCCGCTTTAAAAAAGAAAAATCCAGACCTGGAAATTGTTTTATTTAATAGCTCTGCATCTATGTATGAGCCTAAGGATAAAACTTTGCTTGGCATTAGCAACGAGCTTTCCAGAATGGCAAATGGTGGAACAGACTGCGGCGCGGCCATGATGTTTATCAAACAGCGATACGCTGATAAAGGCATGCCAGATAATATCATTATGGTGTCTGACAATGAATCTTGGTTAGGTACAACAAGAAACTTCTGGAATACAAACACAGAGACCGTTGAGCAACTGGAAGAAATTCGACGTATCAATCCGAATACGCGGATGATAAATATCGACATAACTCCAGGTTCAAGTTCACAGACCATTCCGAAAGAATATGTACTGAACATTGGCGGATTCAATGATTCTGTATTTAATGTCATTTCAATGTTCTTTGAATCGGAAGGTTTCTCAGATTTCTGGGTAAACCAAATTAAGAGCATTAAGCTCTAAATATTTGATTCTAAAAACAAATTTGTATACATTAAAGTACAGTTACGATGGCATAAATTCTCCTTTGAGAAAGTATCTATCGAGTAGGTAGAGTGATGGGTATTACTTCTAGTGTACCCATTGCTGTAATTGCTCCAAATAGTCTAGGCGTAGCGCAGTCTGGTTAGCGTGCCTGCCTTGGAAGCAGGGGGTCAGAGGTTCAAATCCTCCCGTCTAGACCAAAAATTTATAGGCTGTTGGCGAAATTGGTAGACGCAAGGGTTATTTCAACTTGCTAAAAATTGTCCGCAAGGAATGCTGGTAAGTTTACACTTAATTGAAAACTAGGACACCCTCTTTTGCAGGTTCAACTCCTGCACAGCCTGCCCTCTTTAATGCGGAGATAGTTTAATTGGGAAAACCCTAAAAATAACTTTACGTTTTTGTCTGCAAAGAATGCTGTAAGGTTTACATTTCCACGGTTAGGAAGTGATGCAGGTTCGAGTCCTGCTCTCCGCTCCAAATTCAATAAAATGATATAAAATGAAAGAATATACATTTTCTTATAGATTCGACAATAAGTCGTGGGCTATTAGTATTTATGCCGATAGTAAAGAAGAGGCCATTAGAAAGTTTTGGGCCCTGAAAGAAAATGGCAAATATGAAGGAGAGATAGTCTCCCGTATAGATGTCACAAAAACATCAAATGTGGTTAAATTGTTGTTTTTAAAAACAAAAGAATTCTTATTGAATCTCAAGAAGGCAATTGCCAAATAAAGCATCTTAATCAGGCGATGATGGCAAAACGCCCAGAGGTTTAATGAATATTGAGTGAGGACGCCTATTAGCTCATTCTCTTACATCCAATAGGCACAATACACAATGGCCGCCTCGGCAGTTCTTGTGGTTTCCCGTATTGTTCTGGCACTCTAGATAAAAACTTTCGGTGATAAGCCAGTTAAACCGATGTTGCGCAATAATGGGCCGGTTTCGTGTACATGTCTCCGGCCTCACCTATTATTGTAGAACACGTCAAAACGAAATAGGCGTTCGTAGCTCAATCGGAAGAGCAAAAAATTTCTAATTTTTAGGCTGTAGGTTCGAGCCCTGCCGGACGCGCCAAGACTTAACATTTAGGGACACCGCATGAAATATTTCAACTGCTTCGTAAAATACAGAGGCACAAATAAGCATTCTATGTTTATTCAAATCCCAGAAAACGTCATGAATAGCTCCAGCCCAACCGTTATTGAAGACAAAATCAGAAAAGAAATCGCAGAAGAACACGGCTGGGATTCTGATTTTGCAAGAATTACACAAATAACCGTTCTCGGTTATTACGAAAGCACATTTTAATAACTCCTCTATCTTTACCCATCTGAGTGTTGGGAAGAATAAGGGTAGAGGCCGTCAAAGCATATCTATCGTTTAGTTGGTTAAGACACCTTCTGACGAGAAGGAAACTTAGGTTCAAACCCTAATGGATATGCTAAAAGTTTAAGCCCTGTTAACAATACAAATATACATGTAGATATATTCTAGACTCTTGTTTTGGTTGACAGGCAACTTAAAGCCCTTCTTCTTTGAGGAGAATAATAGCCTACATTAGTAGGGCAGTGAGGGTGCTCGCGCGTCTCAGGAAGAAGGCAATCTTAAGCCCTTTGTCTTTAGAATGGCAATAGTTCAGTGGTAGAGCGTTTGCCTTTTGTGCAGAATGTCCCAGGTTCGATTCCTGGTTGTCCGTTATTTAAAGCAAAGGCATAATTTAGGAAACCCTGATTCTGCAAGCCACTAACATTAAATTGGGTTTAGTTAGAATCATGGGTTTCTACTAGTATAGATTCATTTGGCCTAGTATTGGTGTGATGAAATCTCTAGGACTTTTCTAAGAGTATTCTTAATTCTGATACTGAAGTGTGCACCTCTTTATCGGATTCTGTCTTTACCTACAGATAAGGTTCGAAAGGTTGCGATAGTAATAAAAACAATAAGGTGTTGCACAGCCCTTATTTGGAGTATATTACGAATGCTTGCACGTGTGCCGTGGAGGTACAAAGTTTCTAGACGTTAGAAATGCTAGGCCAAATGAATTTTTATAGGTTTAAGCCCCATTGCCTTTAATAGGCAGTAACTCAGCTGGCATAACCGCGGGCCTGTATTTATTGGTAATGGGCATATACAACAGCGAATTGGTGTAAAGGCAACACACGAGGCTCATAACCTTGAGTTGCAGGTTCAAGTCCTGCGTTCGCTTCCAGAACCTCCCGACAATGAACATAAATGTCGGATAGGTTTAGCCTTTGACTATGAGAAGTGATGTTCTTGAAACGTAAAGGCATCTGCACTGTAAAAGTATGCAGAGTGGTGAATGCTCGAGAATTCACTGCTGTGTGTATTTTTAAAAATCCCGCGAGCCTTCGGTTAATGGCCAGCTTCCCAATAAGCCTGTATTGGGCGATTGGCACCGCGTAGAAGTGCTAGGTTATCAGTCAACCCCTGAGACTGTTGGGCTTTTTGTGTAGATTAGGCCGTGACTAAAATACAACGAACCACAAATGTGCTAAATGTGTGGCTGGAGTTTATCCTTCCAGGGGCTGATAACCTGAAAAGGATTACCAATGCGAGAGTGGCGAAATGAGGCAGCCGCGCAAGTGTTAGAGACTTGTTCCGAAAGGAGTGAGAGTTCGAATCTCTCCTCTCGTACCAAATTTAAAAGATGCTGGAATAGCTCAATTGGTAGAGCATCCGTTTTGTAAGCGGAAGGTTTTGTCAGTCCGACTCTGACTTCCAGCACCATACGGAGGGACGGCAACGACGGTGGTGTTGCGGCAGACTGTAAATCTGCTCCGAAAGGTTAACATTGTAGGTTCGACTCCTACTCCCTTCACCAAATTTATAGGAGACTTAGAACATGTCCAAGAAAAGATGCTTTGTCCTTTATGAGCGCGAAGGAAGAAGAAACTCGGCTTTTATTGAAGTTGACGATATGTATATTACTGGCTCCATGTTCAGTTCGCTATATAGCCATGTTTCAAATCTCATAGCAAATTTGTATTCAGACAAATATGGCTTCATAAAGATTTTAGACTTTAGAATCATTGCTTCTGTTTAGCTGATAAAGTAAATGAAAAGAACTATAATTGTAGCGCCTGCGACAGAAATCAAAGAAATTCCTTCGATTTATGGTCTTTTAAAAATAAAATTGATGGAGCTTTCAAAAGAATTGGAACAAAAATCCATAGAAATTCAAAAGCTTACTGATAAGTCGATTAATGCAGTTTCCAAGAATAGACACTCAAAATAATAAAGTGTATAAATTGGCCCAATAGTTTCAAGTGGTCAAAACATAGCCCTGTCACGGCTAAGTTGCGAGTTCGAGTCTCGCTTGAGTCGCCAAAAATGCTCCGGTGGTCTAATGGTTTAGGACACAGCCCTTTCAAGACTGAGATGCAGGGTTCAATTCCCGCTCGGAGTGCCAAATATTTTCACAGATAGTGGCTTTTAATTAAGAATCACCATCTGTGACAATAGCTTAATGGTAAAGCCCTGGATTGTGATTCCGGTCATCCGGGTTCAATTCCCGGTTGTCACCCCAGTTATATTTGCGGATTTAGTTTAATGGTAAAACCTCTGACCTCCACTCAGATGTCGGGAATTCGATTTTCCCAATCCGCTCCAAGTTAAATTTGGGCAGCAATAAAACCTTCTTGCACAGTTGTAAACTTCCTTTGGTTGTGTAATCTTTGCTGCCCAATCCCCTTTATGTCCTGAATGTAGGTACGATTACATCTTATTGGAAATTGGATATCGTGCTATCTTTTGTCGGGACTCCTTATTTAAAGGACAACAGAATGTCTTTCTGGGATTATTACTCTTTTATTGCAGAAGGTGATTCCTCCCCTACTTTTTGTTACCGTATTAAATATAATGGTAATACTATAGCTGTTCAGTTTGGTCCTGTTAAAAAATACAGCGGGCGGTTGGTTTATTCTGTCTGCTTATCCATTTTTAGGAAGCGCAAACGTGAAGATATCGAATTTCATGCCCGTGCTGTAACAGGTACTATTGGCGTATCAGGATTGCTATTAGCCAAAGAAAGCTTTGATTTATTTATTAAAGACTTCTTTAATGAATTAGATTTTGATAGCGTTATTTTATCAGTACAAGGTGCTGATGCCAGACGGTATAAAATTTATAAGCGAACCCTTAAAAGGATGGGATATACTGAAAGTAGGCTTTTAGGCCCTTTGTGTATGAGTAAAGTTTACCATCGAGAAGTTTAAAACGGAAAAGTGGCAGAGTTGGTCTATTGCAGCTGACTTGAAATCAGCCGACCGGTAACGGTCCGTGGGTTCGAATCCCACCTTTTCCTCCAATTGTTTTTTGATATGTTACTTCAGGCCTCTCTGCTCCGTTGTCCTGTTTGTTGCAGGTCAATGGAGCTTCTTTTTGTTTCTTTTGGAGATGTAAATGCAAAATAAAATGAATAAAGCAGATTTTGATGTATGGATTTGGCGGAATCAACGAAGAAATCACGATTTGCCGGCTGGTAAGCCATCAGAAAGAGACAAAAGAATTGCGGCCAAAAGAATAGAGTATAACCTGAATAAAAGGTTTAAATCTGATCAGGACATTTAAATGTTTGCAGGATTAAAATTGAATATGATTCTTGCAGTCGATAAAAAGACTCGTGGAATAGGATATAAAAATAAATTACCCTGGTATTGTCCAGATGATTTGAAGTTCTTTAAAGAAAAGACTTTAAATTCTTTTTGCCTGGTTGGTATGAAAACATATAAGGACTTGCCTACTTTGTATGAAAGAATGGTTATTCCTATAACTAGAGATGGTAGGAATGGTTCTTATACAATAGAGAGTGTAGAAGATTATTTGTCTTTATTTGCTGTTGATGATGAAGAAATCTTCTTAATCGGCGGCGCGAACTTGTATAAACACTTTCTCTCTATTGGGCTCATAGATAAAGTCTATTTATCAGAAATCGAATTCAAAAACAAAGAATATGAATATGATACATTCTTTGACTATTCTTTTGATGAATTTGATAAAAAAGAAATTCAGTCCGTATCAACAGACAGTTACAACTTAAAGATTTACGAATTGACCCTAAAACAAAGAGCTCCTCATGTTAGCTAAACTTAAAGCAATCTTCATGTCTTTCTTTCGCACTCAAACAAACGAAATGATTTTCACAGATTCAAATCGCGCCCAAGAATACATCAACCAAAAGGTTGCAGACGTCACAAAAGCCATCAATCAGGCTTGTGTAAATCGTGCCTCTGTCCAGCAGTCTATTGAAGACATGGAAAAAGAAATCAAAAACGAAGAACCGAAAATTCAAAAAGAAGAAGAAGCTCTCCGTGAAAATGTTGCATCAGGCAAAGCAGACCGAAATGCCGCCTATCGTGTGTTTATGCGCAAACAAATCCTCGAAGAAAAGAAAGCTTTGCTCTCGACTTACATCGAACAGGAATCCGAATTTGAACGGCTATGTTTCAACTTGAGCCTTCAGCGCGAAAAACTACAAATGAAGAAGGGCGAAGTTGCACTGAATGTTTCTCTGGGTAAAACATTCACTGTTGATATCGAAGCAGACGAATTCCTTCGTGAAATCAAAATCAACACCAAAGGTAAAGCCGAAGCTGCTAAAATCCTGTCTAATGGTAATACAAGTGTCTCGGACGCAGGGTTTGATGACTACTTCAAGTCTCTGGCCGGCGGTACTCAAGAGTAAAATAAATAGAGCCCTAGAAAATAATCTAGGGCTATTATTTTTGTGAGGTATGTATGAATTTTAGAACATTTTACTATTTAGCAATCTTAATTGTTATTGCTGCAAAATTGTTCGGTTATTTCTCTATTTCGTGGGCAGGTGTTATTATTCTTACATTATTGCCATTCTTCATTGCGGTAATAACACTTCTCGTAATATCTTTTATAGAGACATCTCCTTCGAAAACAAAATCTAATCGTAAATAGTATCCCGATAGAGGTAACATGGGCACATTCTTTATATATGAATCTAATAACAAATTTGAAATGTATCAGTATGGCCTTTCTAGGTGGATTGATATTGTAAAGACTGGTAATGCCAGAGTGAAAATGTATTCTCTTGGCGCCGCCTTTTTGATTGCAACCATTCTTGTTTTAATATTCTTCAAATCTTTTCCTGAATGGTTTAAAGGAATTGCCCTTATTCTTATGGTAATGAGCGCAACGTCTCTTATCTCTAAGCTCGCCTTGAGTGAAAATGTCCTAGTTATAAACAACGATTTAGAGCCTGACATTGCTGTTATTGACCAGCAAATTGAAGAGCAGAAGAAACGTTTGGAATTAGCTCGTCTGGAGGCAGAAACAAACAAACTGAAATCAGAAGGTATTACCAAACAGCTGCTCCAACAGCAATTCATTGAAAAATGGGATGGTAAAACACCTTTATATGGCACAACGCCGGTCACATTGTTCAAACAAACAAACTGATGAAAAACAACAACCGCCCTGTTAAATACGGGGCGGTTGTTTTACTAAACACAGAGGATGGATTTGATATGCCTAAATTAATAATTACTGCTGGTGTTTCTGCTTCTGGAAAGACCACATGCGTTAATAGTTTAAATGAAATAGAATTCTTCAATATGATTAATATCAATAAAGATGATATTCGCTTTAATATTATTAAGCCCGGCGGCAATTGGAAAACATATAATCCAAAAGGAAATGAAGTAAAAGTTATTCAATTACAAGTGGCTCTTGCTCAATCGGCAATATCATCTGGCGATGATATTATTATTTCTGATACAAATCTTAAGCCTAGAACTCGTGATTTTTGGGAAAAATTTGCTCATAAAAATGGATATAATTTTGAAATCAAAGAATTCCCCATCCCTCTAGAAGAAGCAATCGAAAGAGACTCAAAAAGAGAGAATAGTGTCGGTGAAGATGCTATTAGAAAACAATACAAGCTCTGGCTCGAATATTTAGAATCAAAAGAATCCAAGGAAACTTAATATGGGCGGAAATATATTTAAAATAGAAAGAATGAGCAGGCAAGAATATGAAGATGCCTGTCTATTTATTTCAAAATCCTTGAAACATGTAAGCTATGCATTCCCAGATTCTTTCCTAGATAAAGAAGATTTTGGCGATATTGATATTATTTGTTCCAATCCAGATACTGTCAGGGCACAGCTTTATAATACCGGATGTGTAACGAACTTTAATAACGGCTCCCTATTGATTAATCATAAAGGCAAAGAAATTCAGGTTGACCTCATTAAATCATGCAATGTTCCATATGCTACAAGCTATTATTCCTATGGAATGTTTGGAGCAATGATAGGAAAATTGTTTAAGTCACAAGGATTTAAGCTGAACGATATTGGTCTTTTCTACATCTATAATGGAAACGATGTATTTGTTACTTCCGATTGGATTAAAATTTTAAGTACACTCAGTATATTAAATCCTAAGATTTCAACAGAGGAAGAAGCCTTCAAGGCTATTACGCGTTCGCCGTTCTTTAAGAAAAGCATTTTTACAGACCTGCCTGAAAAGAAACTTGCTAAGGCAATGAAGCGGCCAATGTATTCTAGATTTTTGGATTATATAAAAGACATCGAAGACAGCGGCATTTCTTCAGATATTTTAATTTCTTTTTGCGAAGATAAAAAATTTATCCGGCGACTACAATGTGAAGATATTACAAGTAGAGCTAATGCGGCCTTAAGTGCACTGGTAAAGACTCATTATCCATATGAAGATTTTAAAGTCAGATGCCCAGACCTACAGCCAAGAGAAATCGCCCATGAGTACAATCTTCTCAAAGGTTATCTCAGAACGACCCTTATGTCTTATTTTAATGATAGAAGTTCACAGATTCAAAGAACTCTAAGTGACAACAAAGAGCTTGATATGCAGATTTGGTATTTCGGATATAAAGTTGACGGTGTTGATTTTAAATATCTACCATTCGAAAACTTGAGAACATATCAAGGCATTCAGCAATGCCGAGTGTATCAGGAACGGTATATGAATAACAAAAATGAAGGAGAATAATATGGTGAAACATCTACATGCCGAATTAATGATGCAGTACGCAGAAGATGCTGCAAAAACAGACGAACCATGGTTGCTTTGGGAATACCGATGTGAAAGCAAATGGAAGCAATGCACATCCCATCCATCATGGGCTAAAAGCGGCATATTCCGCCGCAAACCAGAGCTTATTAAAATTGGAAGCTATGAATTTCCAAAACCAGAAATTAATGAGCTTAAATTGAATGAAGAGTACTGGTATACCGAAATTGGGCAGTATGGTTTTTATGCACAATATGAAGTCTGGACAGGTTCCAATAAAGACCATCAGCTGTTGAATTCTCGTCTAATGCATACTAATGTGGAAGATGCGCGGCAACATGCAGACGTTTTAAATAAAATTCATAGGATTAAATAAAATGATTCCATATCTAGATTTGGTTAAAGATGTCCTTGACAACGGAACACCTAAACCGAACCGTACTGAAATCCCTACACCATACACTGTATTTGGACGTCAGATTCGATTTGATTTGTCAGAAGGACTGCCCGTACTGACTACCAAGAAAATGGCTACAAAGGCCTGTATCGCCGAGCTATTGTGGTTTATCGAAGGAAGTTCTGATGAACGTAGACTTGCAGAGATTCAATACGGAAAGCCTCGTGAAGAATTGAAGGATAAACGCACAATTTGGTCTGATAATTTCGAAGCCTGGAGAAAGCGAAAAGTATTTGAAATAAATCGTGCTGAACTTGGGTGCGTATATGGCCTTCAATGGCGTAGTTTTGCGGTTCCTGGACTTTATTGGTATATGGATGAGTTTGACCAATTGAAATGGCTGGTCAATGAATTGAAAACAAATCCCAATAGCCGTAAATTAATCATGTTGTCCTACAGCCCGGACCAGATTAAAAATGCCGCATTGACAGCTTGTCATACCCAGGTTCAATTCCAATTACAAAATGGAAAATTAAATTGCATGTGGACACAAGCAAGCGTCGATTTGTTCTTAGGTCTTCCGTTTAACATTTTGTCCTATGCTATCTTAACGCATATGTTGGCAAAAGAAGCAGGCCTGAAGGTTGGCGAATTGATTGGTTCTTTAGGGGATGTTCATGTCTATGAAAATGCGGTTGACAACCTTAAAGAACAATATCTTCGTCAATGCTTACCATTACCTAAGCTATGGTTAAATCCAGATAAGAATATTTTCTCTTATACAATGGATGATATCCGTATTGAAGGTTACGAACATCATGGTCCTTTAAAGGCCAAAATGGCTGTTTAATATGGATATAAGAGAATTCGCACATTCAAATGGCCTTTCTGTTAAAGACATATCTGATGGTTATCATACCTTTGATGAGCTTTATGAACACAGAAGAATATTGTTCTCAATTATATGTCATATAAATAAAGACCTGGCCTGGAAGTCATGGAAGCATAGTGACGGAACGATGTTTGACGACTCTTTTATTGTTGGAATAGAAACACCAGAAGGTCAATATACCTATCATTATAACTCTAAGTTTTGGAATGAGTTTAATGTAAAAGAATTGTCGAATGCGCCGGAATATGACGGCCACAAACCAAAGGACATTACCAGACTATTGTCCTTGCCTTTAACTTAAAAAGGAAACGAAATGAAAAGTTTAATTTCAAAACGTAAAGAAAAATCCGTATCTGTCAAAAGCCTATCTGTTAAGGTCTTAAAAGACATGTTGCCAAGTCTTTCTCCGAAACGCAAAGCCAAGGTTAAAAAAGAGCTTTTGCTGCGCGGTGTTGAGGTATAAAACAAGATAAATGCGGTTTTTGTAGACTGCACTCCTTTGTGTAAAATAAAAGATAAGAACCGGCATGTGTCAACATGTGCCGGTTTTCTAACAGAATTCTCAGAATAATAACAATAATAAGAGCAAATTGAAACACATGTCCAAGTATGATTTTCAAAAAATGTTGGAATTGGATTTAACTCCAAGCCAACGTGAAAAAATTCTAGCCATTATTGAGACAGGTAGTACCTGCGCAGCTGCTAGAAAATTAAATATTTCAACCGGAACAATCGGCAACCTTTTAATTAGGTTGAGTAAGAAGATTCATGACCGCATCGAATCGGAACAAAATGTTCAAATTGATACTGCTGCTAATGATGCACATGCTATTCTTACTCTTCCTACCTCTAATAAAGAGTCTGGTAAGGTAGAAACACCGGCTCAGATTTCTCCTTGTGACGGGACATCCACTCTGTATGATGCCGAAGGGAATGTTAAATTACAATGGGTTAAAAAAGATGGTAAAGGCAATTTAATTGCTGAAACAATAGCAAGGGCCATGGAGTCCTTTAAAGAAGTTGTGACTCCTGCTCCATTTGCAGTTGTGCCGCGCCCGATTAGTGGTCAAGGCCTATTGGCTCAGTATACTATTACGGACTACCATTTAGGTATGTTTGCATCTCAAAATGAATCTGGTGAAGAGTGGTCAACTAAAATTGCTACAGAAAAAATTTACCAAGTTATTGATTCTATGGTAGAAGCAACTCCTCATACGGAGCATGCAATTGTGAACATTCTGGGCGATTTCCTGCATAGTGACTCTGCTCTGCCAGTAACACCAGCATCGCGGCATGTCTTAGACCAGGATACGAAATACTCCGATTTGATTTCTATCGCCGTAAGAATCATTGCTTACTTTGTCCAAAAGGCACGAGTAAAAGCCACAAATGTAACACTGTTAATTGCACAAGGCAACCATGACCCTATTGGTTCGCTATGGCTACAAGAACTGTTCTCTTATTACTTCGAGAACGACCCGAATATTTCTGTAGTTAAGAGTGCGTTCCCATTCTATGCAATTGAATTTGGCAAAACAATGCTTGCCTACCATCATGGTGATAAAGTTCAATTCGCAAAAATGGGTTCAGTCGTTCCCTCTTTATTCCCTGAAATTTGGGGAAGAACAAAATATCGTTATGCACACATGGGTGACAAACATCATCGTCGTGTAGTTGAAAACCTCGGTATTATTGTAGAACAACATCAAACTTTGATTGCAAATGACAGTTACAGCAGCTCTCATGGCTGGACCTCAGAGGCCGGTGCAAATGTTATTATTTACTCCAGGGACACCGGAGAATTAAGCAGAATGACATTCCGATGAAAAACGAAATTCTTTCCACAAAAGAAATCATGTGTTTTGATGCCGAAGAAGTCCCGCCACCCGAAAACAAAATGGTGTGGTGTGTGAGTAAATATGGTGTAGGCAGAAAAGACATCTTTATTCATGGTTTCGACATTGCATGGTTTCCTCTGCCTGGTGTCCCTCAAAGTGCTAAAGACAGAGCCGAGAAAATGAAGTAAAAGTTTAGGGAACGGGCCGCTAAGATGGGCATCTTTTGCCAATGTCGTTTTAAAGCGGACCCAATCCCACCCATTCATTACCATAGAGGTCAAAATGTTTACAAAAAGAAAATGGCTCGAACGAATTGTTGGAAAATACTCTCTACCAGAAGTTTATTGCAAGATTGCAAACAAAGAGTGCGATAATTTCATTTCCTCTATAATTAAAAAATGCCATTCAGCCAATAGCTATGTAATTTATGTTTATAATAGGACATCTGAAAGTTCAATGCGAATCAAAGTTCTTAATCTCTGGTATAAGAATGGTTCGATAAAAATTCCATATAATTTGGAATTGAATAGATTTACCAAAGAATTTGTCGAAGAAATTGAAAGCAATTTGAACCCTGATTATCAATTTCAGGATAAAGCGGCATTGTTTCAAATGCTTTTTATTTTTAAGCTCTTAGAAAGAGACGAAAAAGAAGCCATAGATTATGTATTAAGATTGATGAGTTAATATGAATCCTATCTTTAAGAAAAGAAACTATATTAATGCTTCTAGGTATAGCCTTCCGGAATTGTATTTAAGCATTTTGGATAAGACTGCTCATCCGTTTATTATGAAATTGAATAATCTTGATTTCACTTTTTCTCTTGATGGTGGGTCAATGGGCGGTATCGGATTTCTTTATGTTTTCAAAGATGGAGAATCCTTTTATATTCCTTTTTATAAAAATGGAGAATTCATTTCTTCTAAAAGAATCTGGGAATTTATGTCGAATAGGAAAGGCAGTATTACAGCCGGTTCAGTAACTTATCACAGATTAAATTCGGTTTATGCAAAGGCAATCATGATTGAAAAATTCGGTATTGAGTTTACTTTAGATTACATTTTAAATGAATTTAATCAAGAACCTCAGCCTCTCTTTTGAAATAGGATATAAAATGACTCTATTCAATTTAGTAAACAAAGGAAGAGCTTTTTCTTTAATAGAGGATAAAAACAAAACATATGTCCTTAAAAAGATGCTATGGAGTAATGAACTAGTATATGAAGAAATAGAAAGCTCTTTCTGCTCTGGAATGCAAAAAGACAGGAATTCTTTTCCTGTTACCATGTCCTTAATTTCAAACGGCAAAGTTTTAATGGTTAGAACTGCCAACATTTATGTAAATAAAAATTTTTACGGAATGGTCAGCGAATTGGTCTATTGCATAGAAGAAATCTTAAATCATATTAAGGTTTGTTACCAATATGCGAACATATCCGGCATTTCTATTGATTCAGGTTCTGTTTATATAGACATTGACTCTCCTGTTGATATCTCAAATTGGATAGAACATAACGTACAATAGAGGTTAAACATGGTGTATGTAATAGTGTTAATTGCTCTCGGCTTTATTTTCTTCAGAATGTACAAAGAAGCCGTTGAGCACGATAAAAGATTCGCCGTAATTGAAGATGAAAAACTAAAATCTTTGATTGCAGAAATGCGGAGAAATATAGATTCTCCAGACCTTAAAAATAAGGTTAAAACATTTTTAAACGAGCTTGAAGCTTCAACTCTTTCCCATAAAGAAAGTGTAGAGCTTATGCTTAGACGCAAGGACTAAATGTCCATGCAAAGGAATGCCCTCTAGAATGCAAACTGTTTTATACAAAACAGAGGCGATGTGAGTGGATACCTTAAAAGGGCCAAGGCTCTTATATATTTTACGGAAGTATCCTAGCAATGGTCCATTGAGTGACCAGCCTTTATCGGCGTTTCCCTGAGGTATTATATGGAAATTTTCGATTATAATTTTGAGCTTTTATTTGAAAAGAGCCCGAATATTTATCTTGAGCACGGATATATAAAACGTTGCTCAGAATTTGTTTTATCTGAACTAAATATGTCTTGTGTTGGCTATTGCGACTATATCTTTGGAAATAAAGCAATGTCTACCGGCGTATTTTTGTTAAGCACAAGTCACTGGGCTTGGCATACATTTCCTGAACATAAAAAAGTCTCTATTTCATTTAGCACTTGTAAAATGGAGCTGAGCGTAGAGCAGTTCAAAGAGCTTTTAAAGAAAGCTTTCGATTGTACATCGGTTGTTTTTAAATAATACCTTGTTTCTATAACAATAATAATAAAAAAGAAACAAATGAAAAAACAAACTACAACAAAAAGAAAATCCGTTCTCATTGTGTCAATGTTGAACGACCAAACAACAAATCCTGAAAGCCCTAAGGTTATTGCAAATGCAGACAAAAGTCTTGAAAAGCTTCAATCTTCTTTGAAGGATAAAAAAGTTTCTCATGATTTTGTTGTTGCAGTCGACTATGTTGGCAGCACCAACAGCAAATGGTCTGGTAATGGACTTATTTTTGAAAAGAAAGTCATTAAGGCAACTCTCCAGTCTGATAATTGGTTTGGCAAAGAAAACCTGATTGCCGTTCCAGAATCAGAGGGGAATGGTGTTGTTCATGAAAGATTTGACAATATCGACTTCTTGATGCCGCCTTCCGAATATGACTTGACATTTGCAGGAATCGACTTCTTTGGAAGTATGAGCAATGCAATGAAAGAGTTGGCTAAACGAGGTTATCGTATCCGTTATTATGCTGATTGCTCTCATTTCTATGGAAGAAACAAAAAAGAAGAATTAGCCGAACAGAAAATTTATCGTCACTTTGCGAATTTCAAACCAAAGGGAGATAAATAATGGATATTCAGGTAACCCTTTGGGATAATTCTGCTTCTGGTAATGTTCTAGCAAAAGGCTTTGTTAGAATTGGCGGATTTGTTCAAATCAATATTGCTGTCCTTAATGGTAGAAATGGTCCGTTTGTATCTTATCCTTCCTATAAAAAACAGGATGGTAGCTATCAAGAAACAGCTGGCCCGGCCCATAAAGAAGCAAGAGAAGCTATCACTGCTGCAGTAATTCAGGCTTATAGCAAAGGTTCTAATTCTACTCCTAGCTACAATGTCCAAGAGCCTCCTGCGCCTCAATATAAAGGACAGGCAGCCAAACCTAAAGCGCAAAGCGAAGGCGAAGGCCAGGAAAAAGGCAGCAAAAACGAACTTGGAACACCTTGGTAAGGAATAGTAATGAGCACATTTAATCCAGCAGAATCCCCATTGGACTATGCAATCTACAAGTCCAAAGCGGCGGCACGGTTTCGTTTAGGAAACCCAAAAGTGAACAACGATTCAGGACGAGAAGTTTTAAATCGTGGATATATTTTCCTTGAAATTGCTCCAGTCCGTGAAGGCTCTGGAAGTGAAAAACAATATCAATGGGAAGATAAAAAGATTGGTGTTAAATTAGGAATTCCTGATTTATCCGAAATGCTTTACTCTCTGAAACGCGGCCAAAACGCTGAAATGTTTCACGAGTTTGGCGGCTCTACGAAAGTTATCAAGCTAACTAGAGCAGAGGGCGGAAATTCTCCTTATTTTCTTTCCGTTTCTCAAAACGCAGCCGGCGTAAAATCGCAATATTCAATTCCCGTTAGCGGTCCAGAATTGGAAACGCTAGTGGTATTGTTTGAGCACGCCATTCCTAAAATCCTAAATTGGTAAGGACAAAAGACATGTCACAAATCCAGATCACAATTACAGGCTCAGGTTTGACAACCGAACAGCTGTCTCGCGCCCTGACAGATGCATTTAGCGCCCAAGCAAATGCTCCTGCTCAGGTTGAGCGACCATTGCTTACTGCCGACGAATTGTTTTCGACTATGCAACAAGCTTCGAACCCTATGGATGCCGAAGAAGTTCTGCGAAGCATGAACGGTGAAGAGCCGTATACCCAAGAAGATGTAAATGCCCTGGTTCTCGGTATTGATAACCGCCTGGTATTTGAATCTCTGGAAAAATTCAAGCAGTACGCAACTGAATCAATCATCCCCGGTGACACTCTGGTTATTACCGACGTTCTGGGCCAAGTGATTGCGGTATACAACCGTCACTAACCCTATTTTTTAAACAATCCTAAAAAGGGAAAAGAAATGACTCAAGAAGTAAAAGGCTACATCTATCAAGGCGAAAATTTTGAACTGCCGGCTGGTCGCAAAACATCCAAAGAAGCAATGTTGGCTGCCCTGCAGCAAAAATTCCCTGCCCTGCGTGACAGCTCTTCTTTCACTGCCACTATCGACGCCGAAGGCTTTCTGGTAATCCAGAACAATACCGGCTCTAAAGCGTAAGTAAAATTCTGAAAGGACTCCGGTAAATTAAAATACCGAGAGTCCTTTTTCTCTTAGAAAGGAAGAATGTCGTGTCTTCTAATGATGATTTTTTGTCTATACTTAACGTAATTGAAACTCAAAAAGAGGAAGTTGAAAAAGAAATCAGCGTCCTTTTAAATGTTTCTTCGAATCCTATCGAAAACCTTAATGCTATTTTTGAGAAGGGTGAAACTGTTGATATTGCAATAGAGGATATCCAAAGAATTCGTAAAGCAAGGTCAACAGCATATATCACGCCCGACTTAATTCAACGGATATTTGATAACTTTAATCCGGCATTGTGGCTGCAAAGACCTTTGAATATTTCTAAACAAGAAAGAATATTTAAAGACGCCGCCGCCCTTATTGACGGATACATTTAAGGACTCAAAATGGAAGATATGGAATATCAGGATTTATTAAGATTGCTCTTTTTAAAAATGGCAAGTGAATCGGGAAGAAAAATAAAAATTCCTAAAAATATTACCCATTCTTCTTTTAATGTCTTTTTTAAGTCTGTTCGTATTAGAGGGATAGATATAGAAGATACTCTTCTGTCTAAGTCGATTACTATACACAGCGAAATGTCTGTCCAAAAGCCGCTATCTCAATTAATTAAACATTATGGATATTGGGATAAAAAATCAAAGCCATTCTTTTTGATAGAAGATAATCATAAGGACTTCATTTCTATTAGATTTAATCCTAATCCTGAAGCCCATGATATCAATGTTCTTTTTTATAACGAAAGGTTTAGACAAATTTGTAAAGCCTTGGTTTACGTTGATGTTAGATATTCTTGGGAAGATATTTTTGACGAATATATGGGGAGGAATAAGATTCGCGGAGAATATATCCTTAAGGTTAAAAAAGAAAGAATCGAAGATATCTTTATTAGAGCTGATGATACCTGGCGGACCAATATTCCTATTAAGTCCATATTATCTGAAAATCTGTTAGAGAGAATTGCCCCTAACGGTTATTAAATGAAAGGCCTGTATGTACAAAGAAGAGTTACAAAAAGCTTTTAAATGCGCAATGATAGCAAGGTCTGGATTTGAATTTACGTCTCCAATGGATATTGAAGAAGCATTCTCTATTGCTTTTCCATATGTCTATGCAACCAGAGTTTATAACTCTAGATTTAATATTTATTCGTGTGTTTATCTAGATAAGAATATATTTCAAAACCTTTCTTCAAGAGCTCTTCAATTTAGGATATATAAAGATTCAGAAGAGAAATATACCATTTTATCGAGGTATTATTCTGTAAATCCAAATCTTTTGGATAATTTTGGTTCAGGTCTTTATATAGGTAATGATGGAAACCTAATAGCAGGCATAGATACAGCCGGACTTTTTAGTTTTAACCCTCCGGGCATTAACGATGAGTTTGTACATGTTAATTCAGCTTTTAGACATAGAAAAGACACTGAAGACATTTTGGTTCCTGAAGAGGTAGCCAATAGGGGCATAAAATTTCTTATTAGGACACAGTCAATTTTAAGTCAATCGACTGTTAGCAATATGAACATTGTGAAATTCGCTAGAAATCCAGATTCATTTAGGGATGTTTTGATTGCAAAAATTGCCAGGTTTATTGAACTGGCTGGAAGGAATAATTAGATTATGAACGGCAAATATATTATTGAGGTTATCAATGAAGATAAAGCTATTCTGACACTGATTGATACGAGTGGAAGAAAGCAGTCTAAAATTGTAACCACTGCGGCGGCCTCTGCGGCTTTAGCCGGACCTTTACTGGAGGCTAAGGACACAGGCCTTCTTCCTCCGGGAATTTTAAGAATTTGGGAAACTCCAAAAACGAAAACTTACCTGACTTATCAGCCGTCTAAACCAGGTGTAATCCTGTATGAAGGACATGACCCTGTTAATGTTCATCTTCCTGGTATTGTTATGAAAATCGTAGCAAGCCATACGGGCCAATGTATTCGAAGTGCCTGCGAAATCTTTATTTGCAATGGCGACAACTTGCGTCCCGATACTAAGTTGTGGCGATTGAGAATGAACAACTACAGTAGTGGTTATGGTATTTGCTGGGGACAAAATGAAAGACTGGTTAATGATATCCTGGCTTCTGAAAATCTTTTTGATATTCAAGGACTTCCAAGTGTATTCTTCTCGTCTACATTCAACCGTGATTTGGAATACAGTTATGAATTCACAAATAGTCTTTTAGAACGAATGGTTTCTCCTTACCGTAATTCCAATAGAACCCTTCGGTACTTCTATACCAAACACGAAAAGAATGAACCGTTTTTGATGGAAGAAGAAATTCGAAACTCCTATACGTGCCTCCTGTCTGGTGTTCTGGGAAGCGAATAGTCTGTATTTTTAAAAGGAAAATATCATGTCAGATTTGAACGAACTTGACCTTCTGGGAATGATTGGCGTTGAAGTCCCTAAAGTTGTTACCTCTAAAGATGAAGCAAAGGATGGCGATTACATTATTGCCGAAGATGGAATGTATCGCCTTGTTAAAGCCGCTATTGGTGATTTCTGGGTTAAATCAGAAAGCTTCAAAAATAAACTGATTGGTTCTCCGTCTATCCAAGAATCATTTGAACAGGGCGGAGATATCCCCAAGATTCCTGGCGAACTGTTCTATGGAATCATCCGCTTTTACCGTGACATCTACAAGGTCAATAAAAACGAAGTAATGGCCCAGATTTGGTGGGATAAAGAACAACAGAAATATCTGGTTGAAGTTCCGGAGCAAACAGTCTCCGGTGCATCTATCAGTTATCAAAGAACAGGCGGTTGGTATGATGACCCCAATAAAGTGTTGGTGTTGACATCACACTCACATCATACAATGGGTAAACATGTGCCCATTTAAAACCTTGTGAACTGCTGGAAACCCTTAAGGATAAATTATCTAGGGCAATCAGCATCGAAGTCCTAACCAATGTAGCAAAGCTAATTGGAAGGAAACGACCAGAGACTATCGAAAGACTTTGTAATTAATTGCATAGAATCGAGTAGAGTAGGGATACGGCCCGAAGCGCAAGGCACTGATAATAATCAGTGATGATATAGTCCCACACCGCGAGATGACGTAACAATCTCAATACCGAAAGGGCGGATTTAGGTTAGTCGAGCCTAAACGTAAGAAGAATAGTAAAAAGGCATTCTATTCATCCACAGACAATTTAGATGAAAAAGGCAAACACGGAATTTATTCCTTCGTCTTCGGCAGTCTGGTCAACAATGAAGACGGAAGCTTTTCTTTTAAAACCGTACAGCGGGCGTGCTGTCTGGACGCATTGATTCCTTTGAATCTGGAAGACATCTTTGACCTTTATGAGGGATGCGAATTCCTTTATGATGTTCCTCAAGAAGAACATTCCAAAGTCAAAGAGCGTGTTTATGCGGCGCCTTATTCCTATCCCGCCGGGAAGAGTTATCCAGCCACTGGCCATTGGAACTCATCCAAAAGTAAGCCTTCCAATGTTAAGAAATATCCTACACCTTATTCGTGGGATTATGACTATTATCAAGACTATGACTACTCTGATACCGGTGTTCCTGCCAATGCTTATAATAGCGGCTATTGTAATACTGACAGTTTTCATAAGAATCAGATAGCCAAGATTTTTGGCAATGAGCCACATGAAATACGGAAATATGGCTCCTCTTTGAATAGCATGATTAGCATGTTATCGTCGAGAGATAGCGACTTATTGTACAGTGATGCAGAGCTGACTGAAATTGAAACGAATTTCGAAGTTTTGATGCAATCTTTGTCTGTACCAGAAGCCCATCCAAACTATATTTTCTGTTTGATGTTAGAAGAGTTTTTGCATTCTATGAAAGAAGCTCTTGGCAATGTGTGTGAAGTAAAAAACACCTCTATTAGACAGAATTTAATTGAATGCTCTAAAACGTTCGTGGGTCTGTTATCGGCTTCGATTATTGATGCTGATACAAATGTTTCCATATTCAGTTGTTCAGACACAGGAATTCTTCTGGATGAAATAGCGGGCCAGGCTGGCATTAACGACTTCTACCTGACAGAAAGGATTGCCGACGTTTTGTCTTACGGAGAGCAATAAAAGGAAAATCATGAATAATTTTAAACTTGGAAATAAAATCATTTCTCATTTCTCCGAACAAGCAGAAGTTGATGCTTTTCAAGAAGAAGTGAAACAATATGAAGAAGCAAAAGTCCTTGAAAGAATTGAAGGTACTTACCAGGAACAGTCCGTTTGTCCTATTAACAATATTATTGTTGTAGGATGCGGCGGTACTGGTTCCTGGCTGATTCCGAAACTTGCCAAAACCATTAATGATATGAAACGCAAAAATTTACTTGGTCGCAATTTCAATTTGTTTTTGGTTGATGGTGACACGGTTAACCTGAATTTTCTAACCGGCCGTGTATAAATTTGCCCTAATTGACTTGGACCTCTGGCATAACAGAAGACAAGGCGCAAGCAGAGAGCATTCTCGTGCAGCGTGAACGACTAATGCGGGTGAACACTTGATGTGAAGCGATAGTCTGTACTGTATCGGAAATATGCATATGAGAGATACAGAGCAAGGCGGAACAGAAACGACCTTGCCTTTTGCCAGCGAACAGAAAGTGTGAAAACTTTTTATTAATGGCAAAGAGTAACAATAAGCGAAGAAAAGAACCTGATTCGACAGAACTTTGTTGAATCGGACATCGGCAAAAACAAAGCCGAAATTATGGCTATGCGGTATGGCCCGACTATGCCTGATATCGAAGTCAATTACATTGATAAGTATTTGACATATAAGGATAAATTTGACACCAATTATTATGTCAAAGCTACTTCCTTACCGCATAATGGCCGTACAATTATTTTCAACCTGGTTGATAACCATAATGCAAGACGTGCAGTCCACAGCATTCCGATTAACGGATGGATTGTAGATATTGGTAATGAACTTGTTCATGGACAATTGTTTGCCACTCCGTATGGCAATGATAACATGGATAAACTTAGCTTTTTCACTATGTCTCCTGAAACAATCGAAACTGAAGAAGAAGTCAAAATCTTCAGTTGCGCAGAAGCGGATGTAGATGAAGCCCTGGAAGAACAGTTCCTTGTTGCCAATGATACTGCTGCCATGGTTGGACATAACTGGTTATGCTCTTTAATGAGCGGTCCTGATACGATTCCTGCACGAATTAACTTCTCGTGTATTCCAATGCCGACAGTAAGAGTTGTTCTGAAAACTGTTAGGTTTTAAAAATAACCGGCTGTCTTTAACGAGGCGGCCGGCCTTCAAATTTCTAAGGAAATTAAGAATATGTACTACCATATTGAAAAAAGTTTTTCTGGCTTTATGGCAGAATATGCCTCGCATTTTATCGAAATTTTAGACGGAATTTCTAATGACGAAATTTCTATCAACAAAGAATTTATAGGTAAAATTTATAATAAAACGCCGAAGAATCATGTTGAGTTGTCAATTAGGTTTTTTGAACAAGATGATTTCTTTTCGTTTGATTTGGGCACTGTATTACAGCACGGTAAAATCCTTTCAGACTTTATTGGCAATTGCAATAACACCATTTTATTCAGAAATTTTGTTACGGACAAAGGACGGGAAGTCTGTTATCTCAACAAGAGCATCCCTGAAGCTTTATTGGATAAAATAAAACACAGACATTCTATTGCATCAGAAATCCTAAAGACATTAAAGCCGCATAGAAGCTTTGCATCTAGACTGAGAAACGCACATCAACTTTCTTTTTGTGCTTTTGGTTATGAAGCTGAATGTGTTATCAAATCGGACATATCTGCATTTTTTAGGTCTGTTAAATTTGAAAATGTTATTCGTGAATCCTCTAAAGCATTTATGATAACCCATTCCGAACGCTTCTTTGCTACATCTTTAAGCGACGAAGAGGATGTGGACAAATTGCATTTAATGCATAACTTCTTTTTGAGCTGCCTATTCCACAATGGAGTTGTTCCTACTGGAGCCTCTTATGCTAACTCATTGGCAGACTTGCATCTTTTCTCGACATTACTTTGTCATTTCAGAGCTCCAAGAAATTCAGATAACATGGTTTATTTCTATGTTGATGATATTTTTATTTTCTCGAGAAAAGATGGTAAAACATTTTTTAAGAATTTTGAAAAGGCTCTGAATGCCGGCGGGCTTTATCTTAACTATAAGAAAACACAGTATTTTTATACCGACAAAGGAACCTTTTCTGGACTTGGTGTGACATTTAAAAGTGGAGCCGGAAGCATTTCCGTGTCTTCAAAAGTAAGGAAAGAAATCCTCGACCTTGTAAAAGAGCGAAAAGAATTTAATGACAAAGAATTAGGCCTTATCAATTATGGACTTACTGCCGGGAATCTTGTAAAAATGAATCTCGACATTTTGTTGCATACATTCTTTAATGACAAAAGTAAGGCATGGGACTTAATGCTAAAAGGCGAGCATCCTCTATTAAACTTTAAAGAAGAATCAAGGGAATTAATTTCTTCGAAATTTCCTACATATAAAGACTTTTGCGTTCATTGTAAATCAAACAATGGAGAATACATTAGGGAATCGAGTGATTACGAAGTAGACGTTAATGAAGAGGTAAAATTATTCTTTGACGTATTCGTTTCTGACTGTACTATTCCTTCTGAAAGAATTAATAGCCCTATTGCCCTATATTTTAAACCAAGCTTAAATAAATATTGCGCCGTGCAATGGGTTGCACCAAGGAATAATATACGTCATAGAAATAGCAATCCATTAAGAACAATAACCCTTCCTATTGATTCTTTTGTTTATGATGCCCTGGAATTAAAGGAACCAAATGAATAATGTAATTTATATTGTCAGTAAGAATGTTTCTCTTGCTGAAGAAGAAGCTATTAAGAAAGTGTTTGGATATGCCGGCATTGGGCCCGAACTGTTAAAGGTTGTAGACGTGAATTCCGACTCCTTTAATGTCTCTGGGAAATCTATTTTCCTTTGTTTCAATGAGACGTCTACAAAAGTCACTATGCCTTTATCGAAAGAGCGTGGATATCCGGGGCATGTCTTTATTAAAGACCTTGTTGATGATGAAAATAAGGTTGCTGTTTACATTTTAACAGAGCCTATTTCTCATTATGCCATGCCGCATTGTTTGTCTTCTGATAAAGCTATGCTTTGGCGTTGTGTTCTGACCCTTTCGAATAAGTTGAAAGAATGGTATCCAAGTCTTGTTCAATACAGCTCGGCAGGTCAAGCTCAAGAAGCTGCTGAAGAGCCTAAAACAGAAGCCCCTCAGGAAGGCCCTAAAAACGAAGAAATAGAGCCACAGGAAGAGCAGATAGCACAAACATATACCAGAGCTCCTGATGCCCCTACAGCATTCTCTGTAGCCCAGGAAACAGAGGTTCCTAGTATTATCTCGTTCAGCGTTGACGAAATGATTGACCGAATGATTGATTCGATGAAATTGAGTGACCCTGGACTGGGCAAATCATTAAAATTGATTGATTCTGTTGTGCTGGAATCTGTCAATGGACATAGGATTACGGTTCATCCGAATAATGTGGTTAAGGAACCTAGCGATGGGATGCATATTTCCTTTAAAGATATGTGTTCTTTGGTTAAGCTTGCTCTGATTTCTGATTCGAAGAAAATACAATTTATCCTTAGAAGGGATTAGCAATGAATTATGTTGAAGTGAATGATAATGGTGATGCTCCAATGCAGACTAGCGGCCCGATTATGAATGACGATAAACCTGGACCTAGTCTTGAGAAAAAACTGGCCCAAAAAGAAATTACAATTATTGCTACAGATGGTTCAATTTCATATGGCATGCAAGGTGCTTGGGCTTCACACGAAATCATCGGTGCATTAGAAATGATTAAAGCCTCTATCCTTATGAAAGCGAATCCTCCTCCATTGGGAATCATGGATAAAATTCTGATAAATGCCGGTGTTGAATAAATAAAAGCAAGGAAAATATTATGACGGCAATCAATAAAACGGATATTTATCGTGCTGTAATATCTCAGATTGCAACTCTTAGAGGCACAAAGGTTAAATTCGCAGGGTTTACAGACCAAAGTTATTTAAGGTCTTTGACTTCACAACTGAAAAGATGTACTGATTTAGACATATTAATTCATTCTGGTGCAAGAAGAATGAACTTCGACGGTACTATTGACATGGATTATATCTATGTTGAAGACCAAGGAGTTAATCTTGTCCATCCAGAAATAAGAAGCGAAAAATCAGAGCAACTGAATTCTGACTTGCTTTATGCTTATTCTGTACACCAATCGAGCAGGTGCATTAGGCCGCTCTATCATTGTTATAAACCTGACCCAAAAATCAGGGCAATGCATCTTCTCTATGACTATTTCTTGCTCAAAGAAGACATTTATGCATCAGGCATAAACGAAAGCTTTAAAGATAATCTTATCTCAGAAATTGCCCTTAGAAGATATGAACCCGATAGGGAAAGATTAAGTCCGTCTAGCTTATTTTTGTTAGATATGGCTGATGGCGGATTTATTCCAAATTTAAAGGCAGAGCCTAGACGTAATGACAGTTTTCATTATTTAGACATAAATGAATATACCTATTTCTATTCCTATAGGGATGATGTAGTTTGGGTAAATGATAGTAACGATAGGAGACCATTCCGCGATAGTTTCAGAGTTAGTTTTAAAATCCCTGTTTATTATTTAATGGATAGCTATGCTATGTCATTGATTGCAGATTTGTTTGAACTTAATTTCGATAAAAAAGAAGATGTTCAATCATGAGTATTTATTACTGCGGTATTGACTTGTCTATCACCAATACAGGGCTGGCAGTTGTTGAATATTTAGGTGAAAGTAAATTCTCTTTGATTGATGTTAAATCAATTAAGCCAAATGCTCAGACAAGGGGCTTTCAAAAGAAACTTGAGTCCCTTGATTTGTTTATATTTGCATCTGATTCTTTTACTTCTATTAAAAACTCTAAGTTCTTTGTTTTAGAGAACTATAGTTTTGGTTCTTCTGGAAGGCTCACAGATTTAGCAGAACTGGCCGGGCTTTATAAAGGGCATATTATCAGAGGTTTGAATAAGACCTATGATTTGATTGCTCCGCAGTCTGTTAAAAAGATTGTTGCAGGGTCCGGCCGGGCCGATAAGCAGGCTGTTCGAGATGGACTTAGAAACTTTATCGTTAATATAGACGATTTTGTTTTTAACAATTACGATGAGTCTGATGCTGCGGCTGTTGCGGTTGCCTATGGAATAAAAATGGAAGAATTCCAGAATAGCCCAAAAGAAGAAGAAAGCAAAGATTCTGAACAAGAGTCTAAAGTAAAAAGACCAGCCAGAAAAAACAATAAACGGAAATAAAGGAATAAGTATGGACGTGAAAAAGATAAAGACAATTCTTGAAAAATTTCAAAATGTAGTCGAGGAAGAATGTCCTAAAAATTCTGAATTTATTCTTTCCGTTGCAAATCTGTTAAGGGTATTTGCATTGGCACATATAGTTGCTGATGCAAACATTCCTAAGTTTAATTACAACGACAGTTTTGAAGTTGAAGCTATGTGTTTGAACTATCCAAATAATTTTGGTTTGCAGCTCATGCTCCAGGTTCATGTCTTAATCAAAATGTCAGAGGGCTTTTCTGATTCACCAGAAATAGAGAAATAAAATCATGAAAGATGATGTTGAAAAACTTGTGCTGATGAAATGCATTTCTGATTCTGGGGCAGAATTTCCTTATCCAATGGATTTAACGGCAGCAATGAGGGCTGTTTATCCTAGATTTATTCAGATGAATGATAATCCAGTAAATCTTGAGAATGACAATCCAATTAAGGTTCTTACCTTTAAGATAAAGGTTCAGATTACTCCAGCCCTCTTTAATTATCTTACCAGGTATGATAGTAGACCATCGGGCGTTTCATCTAGATTTTCTTTTTATACAAACGAAGGATTTGTATACATTCTTTTTGTTATTCCTATTCCGTTTCACGGAAATGAGAATTTTAAAGAGTCTTTACTAGAAAGAGTGAACAGAATTTACGCTTTGCTGCTTGATGGTCTTTCTTATGGGGGTGAGATATGAGTGAAACAATAGAAACGGCATTAGTCGGTTATAGAAACTACGATGAGTATGTTTCATCTTTTATGGATAATGTCCCATTCAGAGGAAAGCCTTTAACAGAATGGGAAAAAGAAGTTCAGCTTCCTTCGGTTTCAGAGCATTCCGATGTAGCAGAACTAAGGGCGGCGAATGCTTCTTTTGTAAACATTCTCCGTATTGTAAATTCAAATCTTGCCTATGCAAAGGCTTCTTTAAAAAGCTGCGAGGCTCATTACGAATCTGCAATGATGTCTGCCAAGAAATCAATCATTGAAGAATTTGAACAATCAGGAAGCAAAAGACTTCCTAGTATCGAAACATTAAATTCTATGGCTATGGAAAGATGCAAAGTTAAATACATTGCACTAACCATAGCTGAATCTTTTGTTGACTATTGGCATGTTCAAAATGAAAAGATTCGTATTTTTGACTCAAGACTAAGCGGTCTTGGGTATTTGGTATCTCTAGAAGAGAGGTACTCTACTAGAGGTCAATAATAACTCTAAAGAAAAGGACAACGCAGAAGTGTCTAAAATAGAAATGAACGTGTCGCCCGACGTTAAACGGGCAATGACAAGCTTTAAAACTGCCATGAATAAAAAGTACGGTGAAGACGGAGATATTTTTTCAAGTACAAAGTATCAAAACTTTGAATCTATATCTTCAGGCTCTGCTATTCTTGATGGCCTTCTTGGCAACGGAGGATGGGTCAAAGGACGTATTCACGAAATATTTGGAATCTCAGGGTCAGGAAAAAGCTCAATAGTTTCAATGACTTGCGCAAATGCTAGAAGGCAATATCCGGACAAATATATTCTATACGCGGATAGTGAACAATCGCAAAACTTTGAGTATATGAAGAAACTTGGGCTTGACTGTGAAAATGATGAAGGCGTTGTGTTTCTTCAAATGCAAGAAGCTGAAAATGTTTTTGAGATTATTGAAAATGCTGTTGCCACAGGTGCATTTAGCCTTGTAATTGTAGACAGTGTTCCTGCCCTGATTACAAAACGTGAATTAGAGGCAAACTATGACAAGGAAACAATGGCCGAGAAGGCAAGATTCCTATCTAAGTCTTTACCTAAACTGTTGGAATTATTGAAAAAGTCCGGCACTGCTTTGATTTTTGTGAACCAGGTAAGGGACAAGATGGACCTTTTTGGAGGAACGACTACTCCCGGAGGAAAAGCCATTCCATTCTACAGCTCAAGCCGTGTTAAAATCAATTCTACTCCTTCGATGAAAATCAAACAGCCTGGAGGAGAAGGATTTATCGGTCAGACTGTAGATTTCACAATCGTTAAAAATAAAGTTGGTAGTCCTTTTGGTGTCGGCCAATCAAATCTTTATTTCGGTGTCGGTTTTAATAAACTTGAAGAACTGATTGAAGAAGGCGTCTCTAAAGAGGTCTTTGAAAAAGGCGGCGCTTGGTTTACTCTGCCTTATTGTACAGAAGATGGTGAGGTCATTAAAGTTCAAGGTAAAAATGGATTAAAATCTTACTTTGAACAACATCCAGAAGAGTTAGAAAAAATTGAATCACTAATCAGGGAAAAAGATAATAATAATTTACATACCCATAGTGATGATACAATAGACGAAGAAGGATATTAAGATGGGATTCTATCAATCATGGATGGCCGCGAGTCATCTTGTAAATAAAATTCAAAAGTATGTGAATAATAAAAAGAATCATACTGAAAAAGTTAAAGAATTCATGACCATTGCTGGTCAAACTGTAAATAATGAACCAACTGTTCCTTCTGCTACTGATGCTCTTCTTCGTGTCCAATTGACTCTTGAGGAAACAATTGAAATGGCAGAGGCTGTTCTTAATGAAGAGTCTAAATCCAATAGAGAAGTTAAAACTCTTTTGAATGGCTTGAGAAGAAATCTTGAAAAAATGAAGTCTTTGTCTTCTTCTTTAAAAGACAAGGATTTGAAAGTTGATTTACTTGGTGTCTATGATGCTATTGTAGACATTGACTATGTTAATACGGGCGCGGCCGTTACCTTTGGTTTAGACTTAGAATCTGGATTTAATGAAGTCCATGCTTCCAATATGTCTAAATTTGTTGACGGTAAAGCTCTGAAAAACGAAAACGGTAAGGTTATTAAAGGTCCTAATTATTGGGCCCCGGACTTAGCCAAATTTATTAAATAATACTTTAAAAAGAAAGGACTATTAATGAGCTTTGTATCTACTCCCGAGAATCCAGACGGAGATATTAAACCCGAAGATGTCGGGATGTACACTAATTTACATGCACATAGTATATATAGTCCTTTAGATGGCTTTGGCAAACTGGACGAGTATTGTAAGAGGGCAAAGGCCTTAGGCATGAAAGGCCTTTGTCTTTCTGAGCATGGTAATATGCTTGGTCATCATGAACAAGCTGAGGCATGTAAGAAACATGGGATTAAGCCTATTTTTGCCAATGAAGGATATATGACTTTACATTCCGGCGCGATTAAAGAAAAGATAGAAGGTTATAAAGCCAACTATCACATCTTATTGATTGCTATGAATGAACAGGGTTATCGTAACCTTATGAAAGCTACCTCTATTGCCTGGACTAGGTATAAATACTATAAGCCTCGTTTTGATTTGGCTCTTCTTGAGGAGTGTAACGAGGGTTTGATTTGTACTTCTGCTTGTCTTGGCGGACCTATTAATCAATTGTACTTGGATGGCCGCCCGGAAGAAGCCGAACAGGTTGCATTAAAACTGAAGGAAATATTTGGCGACAGATTCTATCTGGAAAAGACCTATACTGGTCTTGAAGAGCAAGATATTGCCAATAAGAACTTAGTGGAAATCTCTAAGAAGCATAACATTCCTATGGTTATTACTTGTGATAGCCATTATGTTTACCCTTGGCAGTCTGATAATCATGCCAAACTTGTTCTTGTTAATACCGGCGGACAAATCAATAAGGCCGTTAAAAAAGAAGGATTAACAGACTCCAGTAAAGAAGATGCAGACGTAGACAATAACTCTATGTTTTATCAGCCAAGCCAGTATTATTTAAAACCTCATCATGTATTGGTAGAAGAATATTATTCACATCCCGAAGATGCGGAAGCATTTGCAAACACAAATAAGATTGCAGAGATGTGTAATGTAATCCTACCAAAAAATGAGGATATTATTTTCCCTGCCCCATATGAAGACCCTGATTCTGTATTAAGGGGCAGAGCTATGCAATGGTATTCCGAATATTCGGTTAATTTATCTGATGAACAGAAAAAGATTTACCTGGATAGACTTGAAGAAGAATTGGACATGTATTCCAAAATGGGCTTTAGTTCGTATCCTCTTGTTTTGCAAGAGATTATTGACGAAGCCAAATCTCGTGGAATCATGATTGGCCCGGGCAGAGGATGTCTTCTTGCCGGGACAAAGGTTCTTACTAAAAGAGATGGGAAAATTTTCTTCTCTCATATTGAAGATGTAGTCGTTGGCGACCTTGTTTGGACACATAATAACAGATGGAAGTCTGTTTACCATACAGTCAAATATACTGTAGATTTCAGAGATATGATTACATTGGAAACAGAGTTCGGAATGCTTCATTTGACAGATGACCATAAGGTTAAAACCAAACATCACGGATTTGTTCCTGCTTCTCAACTAGATATGCAGGTTCATATTATTGATAGAGGAACTCTTCCCAAGGACATCTTATCTATAGTTGATGACTATGAATACGATAGAATCGATAAATTTGAACTATCAAGCTTTTATGATGAAGATGAATTGGTTAAGGTTTATGACCTGATGGTTGATGAAGACTGTTCATTTAGGACTAATGTATGTATGGTTCACAATAGCGCCGCCGGTTCGCTTTTGTCTTATGCGTTAGGCATTACTGCTATTGACCCCATCCCATACGGTCTAATGTTCAGCCGCTATCTTAACGCCGGACGTGCCAAACTTCCGGTTATCGAAATAAAAGGCTACCCATTAAAAGAGTGGCTATAATAGAAAGAAAATAACAAATGTCTTTACAACACCTTCAGACCGAATTGCTCCCAAAATTAAATGCGGCTACATTTAGTTGTTATTCTGCATACACAAATCTCGACGTCAAGGAGAAATATCTTTTTATCAAAGACTTAGTGAAGACCGGACTTGATTACAATTGGAATTCCTTTATGGATACCTTTTGTATTCCATGCAATGAAGAGGAGCTTCTTTTAAGCTGTTTGCCGGAAGAAATCAATCCAGCACTTTACTTCGAGAAAAGGACTCCCCATAAACTCAATCTTGGGCAGTTTATCAATGTGTATGATTTGGCAGCAACAATTATGGACATGAAAAATGGAGAAGAAAGGCTTGATGATTTGATTCTGAACGATAAAATCTCTTCTCCTCATATTTGGAAAAACACACAAGAAGACCACTTGAAAGAACTTGCTTCTATTCTGTACTTCATGTTAATTTCCAACGCCGCATATTTAAAGATAGAGGGTAGTAAAGACCTACAGTCTGGTGTAAAATAAATCTTGCCGAATTAACAACGGTTAGACTATTTCACATGAAAGGATTTTATAATGCCTGAGACAAGTACACCTTCTGGTTTTTCTATTCCACAATGGACGAGTGGTAGCACTCAAGAAGCATTGCCCTTTGGTAGCGGTACGGCGAGACGTGTTACCACTGAAGACGACATTAGTGTCAGAGATATTAATGACTTACGAAGAGTTGTGGAAACACTTATGATTCATACACACTCGCATCAAGATGCCGTAGGCGGAGGAGGTTGCTAATGGCTATTAGTTTTTTTGAATTGAATAATACAATGACAGAGGCCGATGGCAATTATGATAAGGCCCGCGAGATTTTAGAGCTTTCTGAAGCAGGTTCAATGGACAGGGCGGAAAAGATTTTTTATTTTTCTTCAAACATTGAAGATGATGACTTCTCTTTATATGCATACAATATGTTGAAAGAGGTTGTTCAAAAAGAACTAGCCCTGGTGACTAAAGAACAAGAGCAGTACGCTCTGCTTAGACTGTCTGACTTCTATTGTGAGAAATATGCATTGCCTGATGATTTTGAATATCTTGAAGAAGCGAATGCTCAAGATGTGAAGATTTTTGTCGGACACCTGTATGATTGCTTTAAGGCGCTGGATGGTCTGGAGGAATCGGACTTTAAGTCATTGAAATATCAATTTGTTTTTGATTACGAAACCGATTGGCTTTGGGGATATATCAAGTCAATGTATGAAAAAGTTAAAGTCTATGAAACCAAATTTGGTGTGAACGATTTTATCTTGTCTTTCTTTGACGAAGACAATGCTGTTCGAACTTGCTTAGCTGCTCAAATTCTTGACTACTTCAAAGATACGAAAGTAAAAGAGCCGGAAGAACCTGAAGTCCCCAAAGAGCCTAAAGGAGAATAGAAGTGTATATTCTTAGTATTGTATTCAGTAATCATTGTGACCTTGATTGTTCTTATTGCTGTATACAGTCTAAGAATCAATCTCCTGTTCTTGCTGACTTGAAATCCGTCAAGGATTTCATTTCTAAATATGCTAGGAATGGTTCAGTCGTTGAATTTTATGGCGGCGAACCTACCTTGCATAAAAAAGAGATTTTTGAAATTATTGGTTTCTGTAAATCTCTTGATATAAAAGTTAAGACAAGGCTGTATACTAATGGCCTTTTCTTAGATTGGAGCAGGGAGGAAATATCTTCCCTTGCTTCTAAACTAGATGAAGTTTTGATTTCTTTGGATGGTTCTACATTTGAAGAAAACAAACAAAGATTTGAAGACCAGGCTCAATTTGATTGTGTCATTGAAAATATTAAAACAATGCGAGAATCCATTGAGCTTGATATTACTATCAGTTCCGTATTGTATGGTAAAGTAAAATACGAACGGATATTTGATAACTATAAGTTCTTTTCAGAGCTGGGTGTTGATACATTCAGCTATGAACCAGTTACAATTTACAGGACAGATAAAGCTGTTATTATCCCTAGGGATTTTCTGATACTTTTGTTTAAAGGTGTTATGAAAGTTTCTAGGGATATTTGTATTTCGGGTTCCGGCAAAAGTCTTTTTATTGCAAAAGAATTGATGGCCGCCTCTTGGTATCATCGTGGAGAAAAAGATTTATGCTCTAAAAATGTTAGAGCTATTTCTCCTAGAGGCAATATTTATATGTGCCGCGACCATGCTGCAAATGAAGAAGAAATGTTTTATTCTCCAAAAGTGATTAGATTCTTTAGTAAAAATAATCTTAAATCGGATAATGAATCTTTTCCTGTCGTTGAAGAAAACGAAAAAGAACTTACACATTGTCCTGTTAAAAATATCCAATACAAAGAAGCCGGTGTAGATAAGGACCTATATTGGTTAAAAGATTCTTGGCAGGACTTTATTATTAAACCCCTCTATATGACCATCATTGCAGTTAATTCTAATGATGATGAATCTATGGGGATTGTTGATTGTTTCTATTCTAGAATTGACGATTTTATTCGTGCTGCCATTTCTGGAGAGAAAGACAATGGTGAATAAATGATTTTAGTTAGGAAAGCTACAGAAGCTGATTTTGAATGGCTTGTAGAATGTGCCAATAAGGACTGGGTTATTAATGATTATTCAGATACCTTCGTTGGTTGGCTTAAAAGTTTTGGTATAGCAGATTCTGATATTGAGAAGTGCTATAATTTTGAATGGTTTAAAAAGTACATTTATCCAAAGGCGCCGCAAGACTTATTTGTTGTAAATAACGGCCAAAAGGATATTGGTTTCTTTTGCCAAGATTTCGACTCTACAAATATGATTGTCGGAGGAACAGTTTTTATTCATCCTCATTCTTGTAAGATGTCAATACTCAAAGCAATTAAAGCTATTTGCATTAGAGCTTGTTTAATCCAGGATGAATTTGATGCTTGTGAAGTTAATACATGGGCTCCTCTTATTGTTTCTACCGCTCAGTCTGTTGTTCCTTGTTTGAAAGAGTCTGTTATAACTGATAAGTATCGTATTCTTTATGGTGAAACAAAAGACTTTCCTTCTCGGAAAGATGTGATTTATAAATACAATGTCACCGATATTGATGCTGACAATTGTTTTTGTTTTGACGAGGTGAAAAGATATGGAACTTGAATTTAAAAAAGGGCCCGGCGGTTCTTTTGGATACTATATTGATGGAGCAATCCAATGGGCAACTGGGCGTGACTATGCCAAATACCCAAGAATGTTCCATAAAGTCTATCAGAAAATGTTTCCTGATAACAAAGCTCCTGAGGAATGGAACAATATCCTTGTTATCGGAGGTGGGGACTTCCAATTAATCAGTGAATGCACATTCTTGTCCTATGATAACAGGATTACAATTGTTGACCCCAGCATTAGTGAATACTTTGCTAAGTTTAAGCCTCATCACGGCAAAGCGTTGAATCAATACAAACGGCAATATGAAGCACTGACCACCAAAGCATTTTTGACCATTGTAGAAAAAGATATTCAGTCTTTCTTGTCTGAACTTCAAGAAGGGTACGAAACGTACGATTTGATTGTGTGCGATTTGACAGATGATTTGGGATATGACCCACATAATGTTTATTCTACACAGGTCTATGAAAATCTTTTAAGACCCGGCGGCACTATGATTGGTTATGGTGGACTGTCCTCTAAGCAATTCTTTGAAGAGTTTCCTCTGCTATTAATGAATCCGACTGAAGTCCATGTTCTTTCAGAGCGATTTGAAAGCTGGAACGGCGATACCGGAATCTTTTACGGCATTACAAAAGCAGGCCTAATTGAATGATTGCCATACCAGAATTGGTCTCTTCTTCAAAAGACAGATTATGGAAGAGAGGAGAACGATGGGCTATGTATATGTCAAGATATGAAGAGTTCATTGGGATAAAATGTAAGCCTATTGTTGACAGCATAGTGGAAGAATATGGCAGTCCGTATGAAGAGTCAACTGCAGCGATAGTTTTTGCTGTTCTAGATAAAAATTTTCTGGATTTAAATTTCACTTTCTTGACCCCTTGCAGCAAGTCATTGGGCGAATATTTTTATATTGTGGCTCTCAATGATTTTGATGCCCTTTTAAACGATGAGCATATCCATTTGTCTACAGGTGAACTTCTTCCTATAAAAAGATACTCCAAATTTGAATGTCTTGATAATATTGCCATGATATCTGGAATTGAAATTCTTCCTTCAGGCTTTAATCTTGCAAGAATAATTGATTCGGACAGTCTTCCATATATGACATATGAACAAATGATAAAGGAAATAGAGAGATGAAAGAATCATCCATATATATGCTTAGAGGGCTTTATGCCAATGAAAGATTCTCTGCTATTGGAGATAATGGATATGTTTGTAACATATCCGATGGCGACACTGAATTTGGCAGTAAAATAGTCCAAGAGATTTTCGAATCTTATCGTATGTGCCCTAAAGATAGTGACGCTATCTACGGCATTTGGATTCCTGATAGGTCTGGCGTTTTAAACGGATGTCCCTATGGAAGCCTTCCGAATAACGTAAAGGTGTTTTTAATTCCTTTGTTTCAGAGTTCAATTGAATACGAAGAAGAATTCTATGAGTCCAAACCAATAGAGTTCTGTTTTAATATTACCGAACACTCCAAGTTTAGACATATGGGCGGCGCTGGCATTTATGCGTTTATCACAGTCTTCAAAAAAGGCTCGAGTCTTGATTTAAAACTTCCAGAAAAAACAATAAGTTATTCTGAAATCATAGAAAAAGATTCAATCCTAAGTGACAAGTGCAATCTAGATAACGTAAAGATTCCTGAATTCAAAATCTTTAAGCACCCACAGTTGCTTCAATCCATTATTGATTCAATTGGAATGTATCCAAACACAATGGACAAACTTTCCGGAATATGGAATACAAACTTTCTCTATGTAAATGGTCTTGTAAATTCTAAGGCCCATAGAAACCCTTTGTCCCATTTGACATCTGTTGGCCTTGAAATCGAAATCGAAAAGTTCAATGAAGACGGTAGCTATGTCATCTCCGGGATTGAACTTGAAGAATTTGAAGACTGCTCCGTTGCAGAACATACGGACACAATTAACTTTGATACAAGAAGAATAAGACTATTTGTTCCTATCGGCGAAGTTAATGAAGAGAGTTATGTTAAGATTGGAGACAATGTCATAAGGTTTGCTTCCGGCGTTCCTATTGGTTTTGATTGCACAAAACCACATTCTGCAGAAATCAAAGGTAAAATGAATGCACTCATTATAGATATGCTTCCAAAAGAATCTACAATAGCAGAAAGAATCAGCTATATGATTCAACCATTAGGATATTATATGGAGAAAGAAAATGAGTGACTATAAAACCTTAAGAGAACTTGTCCTTTCTCACTCTGATTCTGATTGGTTTAAAGAGCATAAGTCTAATATTATGTTTGAGTTAAACCATTGTGAATTACATCATATAGATTCCTATTATTTGAATTTGTACAATGCAGGAATTAAGGGCATTCAAGAAAATGAATCTAATTCTTCTATTGCCTATTTACTTGGCATTGTAACTGTTCCGCCGAATGGTAAAGTCCATACTGTCGGTGGTGGCTTCCCGGATATTGATACAGATTTCGAGAAAGACCGTAGACCAGAAGTGTTTGAAATGCTTCGAGATAAATATGGTGATGGATTTGCACATCTTGGAACTTTGACATACACCGGCGGTAAGAAAGCCTTTAAGGATGCAGCACGTATTCATGGAATGAGCTTTGACAAGGCCAACAAAATATCCGGAATGATGCCCGAAATTGGTTGTCCTCCTTTAGATGAACTTCTAGAAGAGAACAAAGAAATCAAACAGTTATATGACTCAGACCCCGAAGTTAAAGAGGTTTGGGATGATGCTATAAATCTAAGTGATTGTTTGTCAGCTAGCAGCGTTCATGCCTGCCTATTAGCAGGCACAAAAGTGTATGTCAAAAAGGATGGATATTCCAAATCAGAGCTAATGAATATCGAGGATATCAAACCTGGTTATCTTGTCTTGACCCATAAGTTAAGATGGAAACCTGTAGTTGAAGTCCAAGTTAGCAAGGCCAAGAGAAATGATATTTTACATATCTCTTATCAGTGTTCCGAATACGATGGCTTCGGCTATATTGAATGCACTTCTAACCATCCTATTGCACTTATAGACCCAGAAGAATCTGCTCCTGAAGGATACTTTAATGGTAGACTTGTTTGGGTTGATGCAGAGAATGTAAGCGTTGGCAATGGAATGATTGGCGTCAATGACAAGGATAGCATTAGATATTCTCGTAGGGTTCTTGATACTTCTAAGGCTTTTGATAAAGACCTTGAATCAGAGGTTGATGTATATAACTTCACCGTACTAGACGATTCTTCCTACATTGCTAATGGCGTAGTTGTTCACAACTGCGGCGTTGCATTGTCTGACCGTCCGCTTTGGGAAGATGTGCCATTGTGGGATAGCAAAGGTGCTCCTGTTATTCAATGGGAGGGAAATAGGATTGAAGAGACATCGAATGTAGTTAAATTGGACATCCTTGGATTAAAAACTCTTACAGTCCTTAACTTTGCTAGAGAGCTGATTAAGAAACGTCATGGAGTTGACGTAGATTGGTATAATTTGCCAATGGACAATGAGGCGGCATATAGAGTGCTTTGGAATGAAAGAAACTATGGCATCTTTCAATTTGAAGAGGCCGGTATGTCTGGATTTGTTAATGCTTGTAAACCTAAAACTATCCATGATATTGCAGTGATTGTAGCAACCTATCGCCCTAAAGAGGTCTGGGGCGCCAGATAGAAATGTCTGGATGAAAAATCGGGTGAACTCAGGGAAACCTAAGTCTTTTAAGATAAGGCAATCCTGAGCCAAGCTTGTAGTACACTACAAGAAGGTGCAGAGACTACTGGAGAACTATAGTGTTCTTAATTACCAGATACAGCGCCCGACACCTAAGTCATTTGATATGGTGATGAGATAGTCCAATCCTGATAGAAATATCAGATATCGTTGTATTGTATTTTCTGGGACCTCTTAACATTCCCGGGTTAGTACAACGAATTATAGGAAAGATTTCGGGAGAACTTCCTCCAACGAAATTTAGATTTCCTAAGTATGACCACATTTTTAAAAGTGCACATAACGAATTGATTTTTCAGGAAGGTTCTAAGAGGGACGTTTAAAGTGGAAACACTTTTTATTATGACTGGCCAATATCGGTGAAGGGGTTTTGCTTTTATCCTAATATGGATTGCTTCCCAATACCGAGATAACTCTGTATTTAAATGATGCGGGGCATCGTAGAGCATAGAATCTGAAACTCCAATGGAGAATATAATGATTCCACGAGTGGCCGGCACCTAAGTTGATTTTCAATATGGTGAAAATGTATGCCGAACTATATCGAGAGCAAAAGTAGATATAGAGCCAAAGGATAAAAAGCCTTTGGGATAACAAATTGTCCTCCGATTATCAAAAGAAATGTGCGGCTTCTCTGATATTAAAGCTGACGTCCTGAGAAAGGCTGTAGGTAGATTTTTATCTTTTATTTTTTATTAACACAATGCAGGATTTTATTACCCTTTATAACAATCATAATAGCATAGCGCAGATATCATCTATTACTGGCGAAAGTCCTTACAAAATTACAAGATTCTTAAAATCAAATGGAGTAAAGGTTAGCCGAAGTAGATGTAGATTTAATATAAATTCCGACTTCTTCAGTAATATAGATACCGAAGAAAAGGCTTATTTCCTCGGGCTAATAGGCGCCGATGGAAGCATCTCATATTTCAGGAACGGCAAAAGAGCGTTCTCAATAGAACTTCTAACATCTGATATAGATATTTTGAATCGACTATCTTTTCTTATTTCCGGTAATTATAATTTAGTAAAAACATATCACCGCGAAGGAAGGAACCCAACTTCAAAAATTTCATTTTCAGATGAGACTTTTATAAATATTCTAGAGTCTAATGGAATAAAAAGAAACAAGAGCTTAGATTATGGATTTCCAGAGATTGACCATAGCCTTTTACCTCATTTTATAAGGGGATATTTTGATGGCGACGGTTCAGTTTATTTGTCTGGGAATACAACCAAGATAAGCTTTACTGGTTCTAAAAATTTTATACCTGTTTTGAACTCTATGCTGTTTAGGGAAGGTGCAACCCTAAGGGAATATAAGATTGTCGACAGAGGAAATTTCTGCTCTATTCACCTTGGAGGAATCCTTCCTTCCAAAATGCTATACGATTATATGTATTCTAATGCTAATGTGTATTTAAAAAGAAAGAAGATAAAATTTGAATCTGCCCCTTGTTTTAGTAATAAGACAATGTGCATCGAGCAAAATCGGTGAAGGCTGAGATGCTAATACCGAGGTAAGTTTGCAGGGACTGCAAACCACCGTAGAGCGTAGAGATTGAAAAGATATAATATCTCCAAGAGTGTTCGACATCCTAATGGGATGAAAATGTACGCCGAACTTATACGAACATGAAGTATAAGAACTGTCGGATAAAAAGCCGGCAGGATAACATAATTGAAAAAAGATGCAGCCAAACTGGCATCACTCAGAGAAGACTTCATCAATGGTGCAGTGGCCAATGGTGAAAGTGAAAAAGAAGTAGCACAATTCTGGGAAGAGCTCCTGGAATTTGCGAGGTATGCGTCATTGGCGCCTTTATATAGAAATATACAAATGATAATCCCGTTAATTGCTGGAACCCGTTTAGGGAATCAGCAGCCACGTCCAAGGACAGGTTCAACGACTAGCTGAAAAGCGTAATGCACAAGCGTATGGTGCGTGAAAATGGGAATTCTACAGTGGATTTATTCCTCTATGTAGACACCTTATTGGTGCCTTACCGGGTAATGCCGGAGGATATGATATAGTCTGAACTTCATGGAAACATGAAGCAGTTAATAACGGGCCTCAACTTGCGAATGGGGCTGAACATAATGTCAACGCGAGTCATGCCTATTCCTATGGGCATTTGACTTATTACACTGCATGGCTTAAAGCCAATTATCCGGAAGAGTTTTATTGTTCTATTATTACTTGCGAAACTGATACTTCTATGCGTGAAGTTTATATGGAAGATGCTGTTTCTAAAGGAATTAATATTCTTCCGCCCGATTTGAATGAATCTGTCGGTACATTTGGTTTGAACCGTAACAATGATATCATTTATGGTTTTACTGGAATTAAAAGTATTGGTGATGGTGCAATTGAGAAATTGATTGAACTTCGTCCTTATGATAGTTTTGGTGATTTCTTATTGAGGAGTTATTTATTAACTACAAACATCAATAAGAAGGTGTATGATAACCTAATCATGTCCGGCGCGGTTGACTCTTTCGGATACAAACGAAGCGTCTTGATTCGCTCTTATGCGAAATTCATTTCTGACTTTGACCCTAAAGGTTTGCTTAAAAAAGAATGTAGGGCAGCAAAGGGAATTAGTAAAGAAACTGCTATTAAAATCAAAGAGTTCTGTAAACAAGAGCCGGCATATTTTGTTGACCCTCTGTTTAAAGAATTCACAATGTTAGAAATCCTTGAAGCAGAAAAAGAGCTGATTGGAGTTTATGTCTCTGGCAATCCTATGGAAATCATTTCCAGAGGTATTAAAGAGGTACATTACGACTCTTCCCAGATTGAGCAATCTGTAAGCGAAACAGGCGTCTTTAACGGAGCTATTCTTGCCTATATCTCTAAGGTTAGAGCTATAACTACCAAAACCGGGAAGCCTATGGCCTTTATTGAGGCCAAGGATAAAGACGGCAGAGACTTTGCCATGACCGTCTTTTCTGGTGTTTATGAGCCCAATAAGGAAACATTTAAAGCGGGCAAGTATTTGCTCTGCTATGTTTCTGCTAAAAAGAGCTATAGAGGCACTGGAATTGATTGTGTTATCAATTCTGTATTGGATTTATCTGAAGAAAGTAAAACCGAGAGTGAAGCTTCTTCGGTTTTCGAAGAAATAGGGATTGGCTTCTCAGGGTTTCCTTCTCCTGTTAGACTTAGGACTATTCTGAATAAAATACAGGGTTATGAGGGTTCTCAAGAAAGCACTAAGGTTTATCTTAGCTTTTATGACTTTGAGCCAGAAATAAGTCCCGGCGTCAAGATTGATAAAACAACAATACGGTTTGGGCCTTATTATATAAGACCAGCAGATATTGATGTCGTTAGGGATTTTAACAGCATTAAAGACGCTGTAATTACAACTCGTTGATTGTATCGGGCTGCATTAAAGCGGCCCGTCAATCTTTACCCCCGGAGGTATTATGCCTACCAATCTTTTTGATTTTGTTCCTAAGGGGAAAATCAGATTAGCTTTATTCTGTTTGTCTTCGTTTAATCAGACCATTTCATCTGGTACGAGTAAACCTAGGCACAGTTGTATCGTTAGAATGCTTTATTTGATGTCTGAATATCCTACGTCTGTTTCTATAGAGGTAAGGGACAAAGATAATGAACCTTTGGTGTTCTTCATTGAAGACATAACCAAGGATGACCTTAGGCTTGATGACGAAAGATATACTCTGAAAAACGAGACTGTAGACAGAATCATGTCTAAGCTTATAGAAAGTATGGAATGATAAAACAATTCTTCATTGACAGTGTTGATAACATTAACATGAAGACGACTTTCTTTCCTGATGAAAAGGTTGACTTTGATGGTGTCCTTTTCGATGGAGAAGGTGTCCCCGGTAAGGGAGTTAATCTTCATGTTTCAATTAAAAGGTCTGTTCTTTTGGCCTGTATTAAAGCAATGGCCGATAATAGGACAGCCATTTATGAATTGAGTCCTTATGCAGATGTGTCCCTAAGTGAAATTGGGGAACCTATTGGTGTTTTTATCCGTAGGGATGAAGATGCTATGATTCGTTTATATTATAAATGTAAGTTTACATTTGATGGGGTTTCTTACGAGCATTCTTTTGATATGCGTCCGTATATGCCTATGGATTTGATTCATTTTTTAACAGAGTTTAAATAAATGAAATTTTTTAAAACAATAGAGGATAACATCTTAGCCGCGCCGCCCTTAAAAGGCAGCAGGCTAAAAACGCTTTACCCCTCATCAGCCTCTTGTAGAGATATTGATAATCCCGAAGTTGTTCATGGAGGTTGTTTAAGAGCTACATGGTATAGATTATCCGGATACTCTGAATCTGACCCTTCTGGAGCTTACAGTCAATATATTTTTGCTGCAGGTAAGATGTGGGAAGAATGGATTATTGAGCAGTGTAAGCTTGGCGGATTCTTTGTGATGAACAACCTTAAGTTTTCTATCCCCGAGTATTATTTGTCCGGTGAAATTGATATTGCCATTAAAGACCCTAGCACTGGTGAAATTATCATTGTAGAGTCTAAGACCTATAGCTCTGGGAATTATCAAGCTAAGGCTGAATATGCTGGTATAGGAGGGCGTGTTCCTATGCCTAAGCATCAAAATGTTATGCAGGCCGCATTGTATTTGCATCATTTCAGCAATCCTGAAAATGGTGGAATTAAAAGAGTTCTATTGACTTATTTTGATAGAGCTTGTGGCGGACCTGAAAACAATAGGGAATTCTGGGTTACACTTCGCCCGGAAGGAGATAGGACATATATCCATATTGACACTGAAGATATCAAAGGTGTTCATCATTCTTATGATATGCCCGGTATTACATTGGATGGTGTTTTTGAAAGATATCAAGAGCAAATTGAGGTTGCTAAGAATTATAAAGATAACCCTCCGCCGCCTGATTATCAACATGTCTATTCAAAAGAAAAAGTGATTCGTCTTTGGGATGCAGGTGAGATTGCAAAGACAAAATATGAAAAATGGGCAAGAAATCCAGAAACCAATCCTATTGGAGACTGGCAATGCGCATATTGTAACTATAAGACTATTTGTAAACAACAAAAAGAAGAACAAGGATATACATAATGTCTAAACAAGAACAAAAGCAAACTGAACAAACACAACCTCAAATCAAAGTGGAAAACTTTGAAGATGTTTCAAAATGTCTTACTGAAATCTATTTTGGAATGGGTGCATTCCAAGCAAACTTTGCAAGAATTTCTCATGGGTTCTCTGAATTCGACGGCAAATGGATGTCTAACTTCTTGATTTGTGAAGCTATTTTGGCTTTACTTGAGAAGAAAGAAGTTGTCACTCGTGAAGAAATCGAAAACGAAATGGCTCGACTTGCCAAAGAAATTCAAGAACATCGTGATGCATTGGCCAAAGAAGCCGAAGCAGAAGCGCAAAAGCAGGCACAAGAACTGACAGAGTCTGCAGAAGCAGCAGTTAAAGCAGCAGCCGAAAAACAACAATAATAATAAATAGAGGCTAGATATGTCTTACAGAAAAATTAGTGACTTTGAAAACCAGCTTGACAGTATTCGAATGTTTCTTCCTGCCTATCTTCATGAGCATGGATTGAACGTTGAGAATGGCAAAAAGATTTGCTGTTTGAATCCTGACCATAATGACCATCATCCGTCTATGTCTATGTTTATGGCAGAGCAAGGATATCCTTTGGTCAAATGTCTAAGTTGTGGCTCTACTATGGATATCTTCAATGCGGCTCATGTGCTTGAGGATAAGCCTATCTCCGGGCCGGGATTTGTTGATAATACTGTTGCATATCTGGCCGATAAATACGGTATAGAGCTCGTATATCGTAAACTTTCTGAAGATGAGGTATACGAGCTGAATATGTATCAGGCTTATGAGGCTGCCTCCAATTACATTACGTCTCGCACTGACCTTAATGAAAAGCAGATTGCAGAAATGGAAAAGCGTCAGTTCTCTCCAGACTTCATGAAACGTTATCGTATTGGTGTTTGCAATGATGTTGGAGCTATGAGACATCACTTAAATACTCTTGGATTTAAGAACACCTTTATTGATGAAATTGATTTATGTAATCCGGCCTTATTTAGTCCTTCCAATTTTATCTATACCATTTGTGACGAATTTGGAAGACCTGTAGGATTCCAAGCAAGAAACCTTATTTATGATGGTGTTATCAATGAGGAAGGCAGACTTGTAAATGGGCCCAAGTTTATTGGTACTAAAAACGGCATCAAAAAGAATATCTACAAAAAAGGTGAACGACTATATCTCCTTGATAAAGCAAGGAAAACTACGGAAAGTATCTTTATTGTAGAGGGAAATTCCGATGCATTGAGCCTACATAACAATGGGATGTTCAATGCTGTTGGCATTTGTGGGTTAGAGTTTTCAGAGGCTCATCTGAATACATTGAGACGCAATGGCTTGTACGACATTACGATGTGTCTTGACAATGATGCAGCCGGTAGAAATAAAGCCGTAGAGATGCTGGATAAGGTTATCTCTAAAACCCACGATATTAAGTTTTCTTTTGTTTTCTTGCCCGACGAGTATGTTGATGGCGTTAGAACAAAAGTTGACCCTGATGAATTTATTCGCAAATACGGTATTGAGGAATTTAAGAAACTTCCTAGAGTCTCATCTTTTTCCTGGAGGCTGTCTTTGTTTGAAGACGAAGATATGGATGCCGCCGATATATGCGAAAAGATGGTTCCTATTATAACAAGTGAACCTAGTTCTATTCGCAGGGAAAAGATGATTTCCGAATTGTCTGTATTCACCGGTTATAGTGATAGGGTTATTCGTGATGAAGTTAATAAGTCTGAACGCGAAAAAGACCGTAGATGTGAAGACTCTAAACGTCTGATTATTGATAAGCTTGTTAAGGATTTATCTTCTGATTCTAAAGATGCAGAGTCTCTTTTGGGTGAAGCTTTGTCTAATATTGGTCAGATTAACCATATGAACAATACGGACATAATGGATACTTCTGCCCGGGTTAATAATATTCTTGGTATTAAAGAATATCAGGAAGACCCTACAAGTGGTAAATATACGGACTGGGGCGGCGATATGCCTATTCTGTCTGCTGCTACTGACGGTGATATCCAAGAGAAAGTTATCTTTATCGGCGGTTCATCTAACTCAGGTAAGACTTCTTGGCAAGTAAATTTGTCTTGGCGTATTGTAGAAAACAATCCTCATGCAATGGTAATCTTTTTGTCTATTGATGATAGTGCAAAAGAGTTATTGCCTAGGTTCATTTCTTATGATGCATCCAAACGTGCAAGAGATAATTCCAATATGGATGTCTTTGATACTATCAATATCAACAAATTTGCTAAGCCCGAATTATATAAGGATAGCCGAGAGTACCCTCTGATTCTGGAAGAACGTGAAATCTTTTTCCGCAAATTCCTAAGTTATGCCAGAGAAGATAGATTCATTATCTATGATAGTGTTGATGGACGTTCATTAGCGTTTATTAAAACCTTGATGGCTAATTATCGTGACAAATACCCCGGCCGACATATCTATTTCTTCATTGATAACTTCCACTTGATTCAAGTTCCTGCCGACTGGTCAGGACGTGAAAAGTTCCAACACATTTCACATGA